TCAAGCCAGGAATGTCCCCAAAGATCAAGTTGGGTTATAGTAGGTGGTGGTGGACCGTAAGATATATTACCACTTCCATCATTCTGAAATACCCCTGGAGTATTGGCTACTGATGTTAAATTATCAGCTAAGTTAATGACTTTTCCTGTTGATACCGTACTACCAAAATATTGAGTATTCCAGGTACCAGCTGAAGTTCCATTACTAGTTAATACTAACTCTAAAAATGCTCCAGCTCCTACAATCCATAAAGTAGTTCCACCATTCATATTTACAGTAACAGCTCCAGTTGAACTATTATCAATAAAGAATGACGCCCCATTAGAAAGTGTAGTGGCATTAGGTAGTACACAAATCTGAGTTAATGTACCAGTAAAAATTATATAATTAGTAGCTGATCCACTTAATGTAGTTGTACTTCCAGCTGTAGCTACTGAAGAAAACCCTAACACACCATAAGATGCTGTCGTTTGATAAGGTCCACCAGGCAAATCACCAGACGCTGCAATACTAGGAACACCAGTACCAGTAGTGTTTTTAAGTATACCGGTAGCAAGACCTGCTAATGAAGTACCGTTAATCTTTGCTACTGTAGGACCTGGATAACTACCTGATAAATCACCAGAAGCAGAGGCAGTAGCACCTAAATATGGCCCACCAGGCAAATCACCAGACGCTGCAATACTAGGAACACCAGTACCAGTAGTATTCTTTAATAACCCTGTAGCTAATCCTGCTAAAGAAGTGCCGTTAATCTTTGCTACTGTAGGACCTGGATAACTACCTGATAAATCACCGCTAGCAGAACCATTAGGAGGTAACGTAGTAGGAATTGCATTTTCAATATCTGTAACTACCTTTTTAGTAACAGTATTGGCTATTTGGTATCCTACAGCAATAGATACAGCAGATGTTCCTTCTTGTGCTCTAGTTATAGTAAATGTATCAGTGGCAACTGCAGTAACCCTAATAATCTCAGCATTAACTGTAGTAGGTATAACACCTGAAGGCCAGACAGTGCAATTAAATGGGGGAGTAGGAAATAATGCACCCTGACCAGTAGTTACAGTTAGTGAAGTACCAGAAGTAGGTGGTGATGGAGCAGTGGCTACTTGTGATATTGCTAGATTTGAATGGGCATCAAAAGCCATATATTACATGCTAGTACTATATGATACTTGAATTGTATCACCAGGGTTAACAATCTTATCACCACCTGAGAATAGACCAGCAGACCAAAGAGTACCTGAAGTATTAGCAATAGTGGACGAAGCACCAGAGCCAAAGATAATAAAACATCCTTTAACTGTACCACCAGTAGTGATAATAGGAAAACTTAGAGCTGCGGAAAGTGAAATCGAACCAGCAGAAGCAGCAGACCAGGCACAAGTTTTTCTAGGAGTAGTGTATAATGGATAATTAGTGCTGGAACCTGCTTCCTTCCAACCATTAGTACCATTAATTTGAGCAGCTGTATCACCAGCAGCTACGGTAGAATAAGATACTGAACTAATTAAACCCATATAAGGCCCAGTAACAGTATAAGCAGAGCCGTTTAAAAATGTATTAAAAGCCAGGTTTTTACCTTCAGTATTAACTACATTATCTATAGTATCTTCCCAAATTAAATTATTATTAGAGTCTATACATCTAGCAGTATAAACACCATGAGCTTCACAAGTTTCAGTGTGTTGGGCTCCTCTTAAAACAGTACAAGAATTATAATCAATCGCATTAGATGTTTCCATAATTCCAACTCTAACACAAACTTGATATACCAGTCAATTCAATTAAGTTATTAGCGATATTAAAGCTGAAGTATCGGTAACAAATGCTGCACATATAGGAGATTGTACTACTTGACCTTGAGATACACTATTAGTAGAAGCAATAGCTAATGCTTGAACATCAACTCTTTCACTACATTGATATACTAAGGCATCACTTGTAAATATGGGCCAAAGAACTTGATTAGTTGTACCAGTATTATAAGTTGCAAATGGACTAAATACACTACTTCTAATACATCCTAAAGTTACAGCTACGGTTCCAGCAGTACTAGCTATTCTATTAATAGATACACTATATATCCACCAACCATAAGCTTTTCCTTTAGCTGGTGTATCAGTAGGACCTACTTGATGCCAACCTTGATCAAAGCTAGGAGAATTATAAGTATTATATTGCCACTGATCATAAGCTCCCCAAATAGTATTACCGCTAGTAAGTGTAGGGGGCATCATTCTAGGAATTGTCTCACTATACCAATAAACAGGGTATCTAGGAAGTGGTGGGATTCTATGTTGGCCTGGTTGGAAAGCTTGATAACGAGAAGTAAATTTCCAGGTTATAGTATTATCAGTTACTGTACCTCCTAAAGTTCCAGGCCAGGCAGGTGCTGATGAATTACTAGTACCGGTATTTTGAGCAGTTTCAATATTACCGTTAGAATCTATTATAGTTTGTCCTGATTGAAATACTGTACTAGCTATCCAAGTAGTAGCCGGTGCAGTAAATACTTTAGAACAATGCCATACCACTCCATTATCAGTAGTAGATCCACCAAATGCCCCAGACCAAACTGGATGTGAACCGCCAGATATACCACCTGTAAATACTGTTTGATAATTACCGTTAGAATCTATAATTGTAAATCCAGACGTAAAATATATAGAAGCAGCCCAACTAGGAGGCTCGGATTGACTTTCTACTGGACTGAGTTGATTATATGAGTTAGATACTTGAGCATAAGCACCAAACATACCTGAACCGTTAGGAGCCAAATCACCTTGTAGCATTGGATTTACTGTAGCATTACCGGCTACTGCATATTTAGTTCTAGTTAAATTCCAAGGCATTGAAGTTAAACTAGGAATAGCTAAACTACTAATAGCAGGTGACATTGAAGACCAAAATCCAGCCTTACTAGTACCAATACTCCAACCATTACCAAATATTTTTTCCGGATCATATGTAATAGCAGGAAATGTAGGGCCAGCTCCAGAATTCCAATTATTATTAGGTATATCCTGCACAAATAATAATCCTGGGCCGTGAGAAAGTCCATCACCAGGTAAGTTTATCTTTTTAATTGGCCATGCATTATCAATTCCATAAGCTGTAACTGCTGTACTATAACTAATACTGGCTGTGACAGGGCCAAATAATTTTCCATTGCCGCCGCTGCCATCATCTAGTGGGTTAGTGCCATTTGGGAAAAGGCGTGTATATGTGGTCTGTGTACCGGTTATAGGAACTGATGTGTCATCCGGTAATTGTGGTATGTCCACCTCAAGTTCATACCGCCCCGGTGCTAGAGTCGCGCTCACCGCTATTGAAATTTCGACAATCCCAATACTACAAAATCCTGTATCAGCCACCAATGTAGAATAAGAAACTGAACCAGGAAATGCATTATAACCACCACTAGGAGATAGATTTACAGACCAAAGCGTATTAGGGTCAACTGTATCGGGTGTAATGGTTGTGGTTGGTCCAGGGTATGTTATCACAGCAGTCCCTCCACGCACATACTCCGCAGTTATATGGAAGGTCCCACTAACAAAGAGAGAATCAACACCACCAACCACAAAGGCTTGTCGTTGCTTTGTTGTTACTGGATAATAGTATGGTGATGGTGGAAACGTTGACAAAAGCATACTGCAAACGGCATTAGTTCTTAAACCTGCAGAAAAAGGTGCACCACTACCAGGGAAATTACTACTAATTGTAACTGTTGCTCCACCACCAGTATCTTCAAAATAAAACCAGGTACTTGCATAATTATCATTTGGTCCACCTACAGGCCAGGGTCCAGAAACACACAATAATGAAGGTGAAGTAACATTCATAAATGTAAAAGAATCATCCAAATCCTTCAACCCCCAAATAGCACTACGAAGTCTATTTAGTTCAGCTAGCCAAGTAGGTCTTTGAGGAACTATAAACAAACCACCAAAAGTTGCCCCACTACCGGTTCCACCACTAGCAGCTAAATATTGTGGAGTATTAGATAAGTATTGAAGAAATCCTATATAAGTAGTATTAGGTAATGTGAATGTTAATATCTTGCCACTACCATCAACACTTACAACATGTACTGGAACTGGACTGCCACCAACTATCTTAGCTCCAGGCAAAGTTAAATTATCGCCAGCAGTATAACCAGTACCTCCAAAACAAAGATAAAAATCGGTAAAATAACCATTACCAGGATTATAGTCTGGAAATGAATAATTTTGAGAAGGGCCTACTTGACTAACAGTAAAAGTAATAGTAGCTCCAGTACCAGAACCAGTTACTGTATTAAGTGCGCCAGGAGTAGGGTCTGTATATGAAGGGAATGGAGGTGTGGTAGTCAGATCACCGGAAGGAGAAAAGGCAGAATTAGTATAAGTTACCAATCCTATAATAGCTCCAGTAATATCTACTGAACCAACTTCAAAATATGTAGTATAGCCTGGGGAAACTACTATATCTCCAACAGCATAACCACTTCCTCTAGCAGTTAAAGCAAAAGCACCACAAATACGATAACCATATGGATTACTACTTAAGTCATAAAACATTGGATACACATAATAAAATGTACTCAAGTCAAAACTAGTAGATGAGACTGCATTAGCTTGAGTTGCTAATGCTTGTAAATCAGTTAATTTAAAGTTATTACCAGGAGCTACAGACATAATTTATAACCAGGTAGCATAAGAACAGGCTTGAAACCAGCCAGTACCAGTATCAGGACTATTAGTATTAGAATTTATTAAACATATATACATACCAGACGAAGTACCTGCCCCTAATACTGCAACATCATTAAGATTATAAGTAGATAATGCACTCCAAACTCCTCGATAATTAAGCCCGGAACCAGCTGGACTTATTGTAATTGTAGCACTGGAAGTAGTACCACTTAAAGTACCACCTACAAAAGTAAGCATCTGTGCCCCATTTAATGTAGTAGTGCCATCAGTTAACTTAGTTCCAGTTACGGTAGCTGCCCCACTAGTACCTCCAACTGTCATTCCATTAAAAGTAATATTAGATACATTACTTAAACTTGTAGTACCATCAGTTATTCCTAAACTTGAAGCACTGCTAAATGAAAATGAACCAGAAGGAGTTATACCACAAGTAGTAGGAGTTACAGTTAAATAGCTGCTAGTAGTAGGAGAACCACTAGAAATAGATAATGTAGTAGTTCCACCTGAAGTAGAAGAATTTAAATACCAATTAACAAAATTACCAGGAGCACAACCAGGAACTATTAGATTACCTAGATTTGATAATCCTAAACAAGCTGAGGGGGTTATTTGAAAAGGTGTATTTCCTCCACCAGTCTGACTAACTGTATTTCCTAATACATCCTTTACACTAGTTACTGAAACTGCGTTTGCTGTATAACCTGAAGCACATTTTAAAGCCGGGAAACTTATATTAGTAATACCAAAATTTAAATTACAAGAACTAATAGATAACGCAATAGTTGGATCACCTACTGGAGCACTATAACCTATATCACCAGGGAATAAAAAGGTAGCTGTCCCACTACCTCCTACACTTAAACCTGATGGACAAACAATACCTAATTCAAGATTACCTAACAATACTGAACCGCAATCTTTGGTAGTAGGGGGAATTCCATGTATTAATCTATAATAATCATACTGACTTAAAACATCAACATAAGCATAGTTACTTATTGATGCTTGAGACATGGTCCAGGTAACATTATGATCTACAGTAGTACCAGATATAGCCCAGGTAGGAGCAGTTACACCGGATGTACCATCACCAGTAATAGCAGTGACTGTTTGTAGATTTCCATTAGTATCAATTATGCTCTGTCCTATAGAATAAACCCTTGAATATAAATATGTTATTACTGGTGGTAGAGCTGTACTATTATTTAGATTTACCGTTACATTGCTCTGAAATGAAATACCAGCTGCGCAATTAGGGGTTGGTAGATTTATTATAGTATCAATATTCCAGGTACAAGGCTGGGTTATATCTCCACTAATTCTAGTAGTGCTTAATGAAAAATCATCTGCAATTGGAGAACCATCACCAACCATCTTAAACTGTAAAACTCCACTAAATAAAGGACCAGTAGGATAGCAAGGTATAATTAGTGTAGGTGGGATGTCTAAATTAAAATGACAAACATCAACTCCTGGAGTTATACCTACAGTAATAGAAGTATAAGGAATCATTCCAGAAGTATTTAATATCCCTATAGCTTGAGTATTAGGAGTAAATGAAATACCTGAAGGGCAATTCTCAGGTAATGGAAAGGGTTCTGGTACTAATGGAAATTGTACGAATAAAGGTACACAAGCTTTTACATTAGATGGTGGTGTGACTGCTCCGATAGTAGGAGGTGTGAGCAATGCTGGTAAAGTACATCCAGAACTAGGAATACTACTAGACGGTTGTGGTATATACTGTGCTTGATGATTAGTAGAATTAGTTACCTCAATCAAGCTATCTATGAAACTATTACTCATTTATTCATTAGTTTAACCAAAATATAGTACATTAGCAAACTAAAGTAAGCTGCTATAAATATACTTACAGGAATAAATATTAAAGGAAAATCTATAAATACGATAATAGGAATATGTAATAGTATAGATAACCAGACTACTATACATTTGGGACAACTAATAATTTTTACAAGGAAGTTAGACCGATTAGCAGCTAAATATTCTAGATAAGACAAACTAGGGTCATCTACAGTAATATTATTGTATTCTTCTATATAAAAGAACTTAGTCAATCTTAGTAAATTCATATATTCAACAAAAGTATTATTAAACCATATAACTAAAAACATGGCTATACTTGCACTTAATAATAGGTATGAAATTAAAATATCAATCATATAAATAAAATGAGGCTAAACTACATTAAATAGCCTAGCCTCATATTACTTCAATCTATTTAATCGTCAATACTCTTTTGAGCATTCTTTACAACTTCTGCTTCTTCATTCAGAATATCCTTAATTTCAGATTTAATCCGTTTAATATTTTCTGAATGCATCTTACTAGTAGCTTTCTTTTCTTCCTCTGCTTCCAACTGTTCTATATAAAGGTTGTATATTCTAGTCTTGGTGTCATTTAGCGTTATAGCCATAATTTATTTAGTCTCTTCTTTAGGTGTGTCTACCGTCTTACTTAGTATATCTTGTATCAATTGTTTCTGTCCTACTATAATCAACTGCATTCTCTTCCATTCATTCAATTTATTTGTAGCATCATCTATATTAGATTGTAAACTAGTTAAACTAGTATCTGCTTGTGCCAAATAACCCTGCAATAACTTAACTATCTGCTCAGTCGACATCTTAAAATTAGGTATCACTGGTGTGTCTAACGTAGCTTGTTCATTCATGTTTAGTATCATTTCAAAATAGAGGAAAGTTGTCAAATAAAAAAGCAACCTAAGTAAATAGGTTGCTTTGTGATAAGATTAAATAGCTTACTGAGGTTGCAAGATAACAGTACCAGTCAACCCAGCCAAACCTGTGACAGTACCAGTAAATCTAAGGGCCAAAGCCTGTCCAGTAGTTATTTGAGTATTAGCAATAGTGGCATTCAAAGTACCAATTTGTACAATACCCGGACTTGCAGTGAGTGGGATGGTAGCAGTAAACACATTAGTACCATAAGCTGGCACACCAATAAACAAGGTGCTATATGACCAAGTTGTAGCAGCTGCATTAAAAGCAGCATTGGCGGTTAGAGTAAGAGATGTAGTACTATTAACGGAAGCAATCACACCAAGAGTTCTACCATATTGATCATACAAGTTACTACCAACTGTAACAGAACTAGCAAAACCAGCAGCAGTAACAGTCACAGCAGAAGTTGCAGTAGACGCAGTAAGGTTACCAGTACCAGTAAGATAAGGGCCGTAATTCCAGGCAGAACCAGTCAATACCTGAGTACCACCACCCCATGCATTAGAAGCAGCCACAGCCAATGTAAGAGAGGTTGTGCTACCTACAGCTGAGACTGTACCAATATAAGTACCTGAAGGACTGAAAATTGCGGAACCAATTAGTGCAGAAGTAAATGTAGTACTAACACCATTAACAGTAGCAGAAGAGTTAGTAGTAGTAATAGTACCAGCACCAGCTAATATACCTTGAGAGAAAGGACATACACCTAACTGAAGTGCACAAGAAGAGCCACCAGGAGTAGTATATACAAATGAACCACTCAATACGTTATAAGGACGGTCAGCTACATAAACATATTGATCAATAGCATTAGCGGCGAGGGGGACATTGATATCTAGTGGATTGTTACCAACTGGAGTCCACTGCGTGCCTGTATTAATGTAAGCCTGACCAGTTTCACGGAGTCTACTAATACCACTTGTATCAGTATAAGTGAAATAATACCCAGATGGATTTAAACAAAATCTGATACCACCAGCAAAAAATCCAGCTGCTGTGGCTTGAGCACCAGCAAAGCCAGTACCACCAGGGTTATTTTGTTGTGAACCAGGAGTCAAAACTCCAGGCAATGTACCAGGCTTAGGGTTAGCATTACCAGAAGTTGGAGCTAAAACTGCTGATGTCCTTCTAATACTAGAGGCGTCTGACATAGATTGTATAATTAGTTAAAATAAACATAATTGTTTATTCGTATATTTCTATATTAACTATTATTATAAGTTTAGTCAACAGATATATGCGCTATAATATTGACAGCGTGGTAGCTAATGTGTACTGTCATTATATGGATTTAACTAATATAACAGCAGAGACAGCATATACGTTAGGATTTATCTGGGCCGACGGGTCTATATCTAAAGAAAATAAAATTAAAATAGCTATAAAACAAGTTGATGCAGTAATTATTGAACCAACACTTATGAAAGCCTGGAATTGGAATATACGTAGAAATATACAAAAAACAAATCCACCAGGGCAATTACAAATGAGTTTTCAAAAAGGTAGTGTAGAATTAGCAACTAAATTAATTAGTTACAATTATAGAAGTAAAGATCAAGCTCCTACAATATTAAGCATTATACCTGAAAACCTAACTCATTACTGGTGGAGGGGTTACAGTGATGGGGATGGTTGTTTTTGTATATCCAGAGATGGTCATTGTTCTTATAGTATTTGTGGTCCCTACACTCAAGATTGGTCTGCTTTTGAGAAATTAGTATTACCTATGGAGATTCATTATAGAATAGGGAGGGAGATTAATAAAAAAACTGGACATAAGGGTTCTAGAATAGTTATACCTAGCATTTGTGGTGGTTATAAATTCGGTAACTATATTTATCAAGGCTTTCTAGAAGACAGAATTGGACTGACTAGAAAGTATGAGAAATATCTACAATTCAACTTACCAAGAAATGAAAGAAGAAGGCCTGCTTAACTATGATGTACAAGCAGTAAAGTCTGAATACACCAGCCCGCAAAAATTAATATCACATTTACGGCTACCAATACTCCAGTAGTTTTAGCTTTAGATAATTCAAGTTTTTCGACCTTTTCTCTCAGACTTTTTACTTCATCTGCTTGAGCACAACTTAGCTTAATATCAGTAATATCCTTAGCTAATTGTTTTTGACCAGTCCTGAGTTCTTCAAGATTATCTTTAATAGTTTTTCTCCATTCAGCATTCAATTGCTGTTCTAATTGTGTTTCGTTCGACATATATTTGAGTAGTTATTCTTCTTCATTACCTATGACTTTATTATACAATTTATCAAATTCTAGTCCAGTATATTGAGATTTATTTTTATTGAATATTTCAGAACCCCAAACTTTCTCCATCTCACTATCAGATACGCCCATTTCTTTAAGTAATCCATATAGCTTAATTTGAGTAGTTCCAACTTGATAAACGAATAATGCACGGTCAGGGTAAAAAATTACTTTGCCACCTACTCCAGTTCCAGGTAAGACATTGATGTGGGCTTCAGCTTCTCCAGATTCCTTAGTACGAGTATAGACACCTGGTAGTAAACGTTGTTGATGTGCAACTGAGTATTCCGCACCATGTAAGATTACTGTATTCCTTTCAGTAAGCCAGGGGATATGAGCGATAGTTGTAGTTTTGGTATCTAATACATTACCAGTTTTCTTATCTATCATCTGAAAAGTACCTCGTAATGGAGTGGACAAATCTCTTTTCTCCATTATAGCCTTATTTTGTTCTTTATAAGTTGGAGAATGTTCAGGAGCATTATAAGATAAGTCTGTTACTTTTAGTTTGTAGGCTGGACTTTCAATTGTATTAAGCTTCTTCTGAAAAGAATCCAAGGCTTTAGTATGTAACCATTCCCTAGTCTTCTCTGGATCGAAAAAACCACGCACATTCTTTGGAATAGGCAAACTATATAATGGATCTATATGATTGTTCACAATTATAATGATTGTGGAGCATTCAGCCTAGGTTGTAAACTATTTTGTTGAGTTTGTTGGGTAGCTTGGGCTGTGGCTGCGGTATTTTTCATAATACTATACACCAAACCTATCAAAGCTGTTCCACCTATCACACTAGCCAGAGTCTGCCAATTATTCTTTAACCACTGACCACTAAGTTCTCCAGCCCTCCCTAACATAGAATTAGTGACTAGAGACTTTATTTTAGGATCTTGCATCATCACACTAGATAATGTTTTATGATCTCCAGTTAGGCCTTGTTTAGCAGCACTACCTAAATCAGACCAGGAAGCATTACTAAAACTGGATTTAGCTCCTCTCTCTATCTGACTACTTAAGAATTTGGCTAAATCTGGATGATAAGTACCTATAGTATTTATTGCTACTGCTTGCTGTTCAGGAGGTAAATTTTGAAAACTAGTAAATACATCATTAAGTTTACCTTGATTATCAGCTAATGAAGCACTATTTATAGGATGTGCTAGTATCTGTGAAAATGAAGGAGTGACTGTATTTTTAAATTGCTCAGGAGTAGTGGAAGCTAATTGATTATCTGGTATACTACTAATAGATTTCTCTATATTAGGCAAAGCTGATTCTACTTTAGGATAAACACTTTCAAAATCATTTATTGTATGCTGAGTTTGAGAGAGAAGAGGTGCCTTAATACCTGAGATAACTGGACTAGGAGCTGAAGGTGTTATTTGAGGTGTAGGAGGAGTTACTTGAGCAAACTTATTTATCTCACTAAGTACTCCTCTATAAAAAGCATTATTTTGCATATTCAACACCTACAGGATATTGAGCTTTTTCTTCCTTCTCTTTTTTCTTTAGATGATTATTTAATAGTATACCGAATGTACCAGCTGTACCTAAACCAGCTAATGCCTTCCAAGTATCTTTAGTCTGTCCCCAATAATTACCAGTAAGCTTGTTTACAAATGCATTACCACCTTTAGAAGCTTTATTAGATAAACTATCTTCAGCACTTAACAAGCTAGCATCATCAGTAGGGAGATTCTTCATAATAGTACTACTATCAATACCAGGTACTGCTGAGGGAGCAAATCCCATAGCATTTGGTGCATTTTCTGTTAAAGATTTAGTAGTTGGTTCTACATAATTATCAGCCACACCTAATGCACCTAAACCTGCGATAGGGGTAACCCATTTATGTTGATTAGTGAAACCTTTTACAGCATTAAGACCTGGTACTTTATTTATCAGACCTTTTGTCAAACTAAGTAAAGAAGCAGCTTCTTTATCCAATTCTTCTGCAGCAGCTTTACAGAATGCATCTACTAATGGTGTTTCTTCACTCATTTTATTCATTTGTTGAGCTAGCATTAACTGCTTAGTATAATTCTTTTTAGCTTCGGCTATCTGAGCATTTCCTTGATTCTCCTGATATTTGTCATAAAGCGCTTTAGTTCCTAAGAATCCTATAGGCAAACCTACTAAGGCTGAGAGAGGAGAAACATACCAATCAGGCTGCATTGGTTCTGCTGATTTACCGAAACCTTGTAATGGACCAGCTTCCCCAGGAGTTACTGAAGCAATTCCATTATTTTCCGGTAATTGTAGCTTGATTTTATTTTGCTCTACTTTAGGTGGATTTAATTTACTCCCCATATCTGTGAGCAACCTTAGTCCGGCAAATACACTTCCGCCACCCAAAGCAGATAACAACATCAATTCTGGGGGAGTATAGCCTGAAGCTTTCTTTAAAATTTCATTCATATATTGTTTTCCTTCTCTTTCTCCAACTCTGCTTTAACATCCAGGTTTTCAACATATTCAACAAACATTACCAAATCTCCTTTATGGGTCCAATTATCAGACCGATTCAAAACTCTATATCTTCTAGAGTTATTATATAAATCTTGTAATAATTGAGCATGTTCATCATCACTACATGGTTTTAAAAATATACACTTATAGATCTCATTAGGAATAGGTACATTATTTGATTTTATACCTAGTTGAGTTTCAAAAGCATCAAGTATCTTATCCGGGTCACTACTTTTAAATAAATCTTTCTGAATCTGTTCTTCAGACTTTGGTTCCCAAGGTACCTCACTCAATGTTCCTTGCAGCATGAAGTCTTCACGATTCTTAATCTCAATATTTTTCTTAGGCATAATTATAGAGTTGAAGGGTTTTTAATATGTTCTATTAAAGATCTGGTAGCTTCTTCGTATTGTTGTTTTTCCCTGATTTTCTTTAATTGTTGATTAGTACTATCCTCATTAGCCTGCAACCCCATATAAGCACCAGTACCTCCTAATGCACCTACCGCTAATGCTGAGGCTCCGTAAAGATTTAATAGACCTTTACCTACATTAGTGAACGATTCTGGTGAAAAGAACAAGCCACCTCCACCAGCCTCTTTACTCAAGGCTCTCTCCAAGTCTAACAATGTCTTACCTTCTTTAGCTAATTCAGCAGAGATTGCTTCTTTTATCAATTCAGCTTTATTCATATATTAATATTTATCAGTATCAATCTTATAAGTTCTAGTCTTGTCATCGTAATTAGCAAACTTACTACGATGATAATAATCATAAATCACACTACCCAGACCAAAACCTAATAGTGTTAACAATACTTGGGTAGTCTTGCTTAAATCATTAAATTTAGCAACTACCAATCCTATAGCGGAACCAGCTACACTAGATAATAACTTTTCAAGTTTCTGTTTATTCTCTGCTTGATTCAATTCCTGTTTCTGCTCACTACTCAGGTTATTATCATTATTAACCAGATTCATTATAGTATCAATATCCATTTAATTAAGGAAATATGTTTAATTTAGGATCATTAATAGCGTTAGGTAGCATCTGTCTACCAGCTATATTTAAACCAGCCATACCTAGAGCTGGTAACATCACTCTTTTACCAAGTTTTCCACCTTCTGCATCTTCTTCAGCATTTTCTTGAGTCGTATTTAACAGATTACGTTTAGCTAAATGATATAATAAACCACTACCAGCACCTATCCCACTAGCTAGCAAGGCATTACCGGCTATAGTTCCTGCACCCTCAGTAGATATTGGACCGTTATCTGATTGTTGTACTGGTACTTCTCCACCAATTCTACCAGGTAATAGAGGAAGTTTAGTAATTCCATTAGCCAATCCTTGCACTCCTCTACCTATTACATGATTGGCATTATCAAAAAAACTTGGTCCATCACCTTCTTTAATGAATTCCTCCAACTCTTTTAACATACCTTCTTTTACTTTTTCCAAGTTTACATTAAGAGGAGTAACTGTTTCTTTTAGTTGGGCTTTGACTTTTCTAGGTTTAGGAATAGCTTTCCATTTACTATCTCCCTGATGTTTTAAAGTATAGGTTGGATTATTTCGTCCTTCTTGCAAAGTAAAATATATACTACCTGGATCTGATCTATGTACCTGAGCCCTACCCTTAATCTTAGCATTGGAAAATACATTAGGTAGTGGTGCTTCTGGCATCTTCTCCAATTCTGTATCATACTCACTTAGATCACCTTTAAAACTATAAGTATGAGTACCATCAGAGAAATGTATATTACCATTATCCTTGGCGAACTGCCAGGTAGATTGAGAAGTGTTGTGAGGGAATAAATCACCACTCTTCATTTCAAAGATATTGTTACCTTGTTTATATAGTGCCAGGATATCTTTAACACCTTCACTAAAATCATTAATATCTAGTTTCATATAGTTCTGGTAAACCCTGGGCTGTTTGTCTGTATATTAGGTGTCATACCGCCAATACTAGGAACAGGACTAGGTCGTGGGGCAGGATTAGGAGGAGGTAATGAAGCTGATTGTGGAGCTGGATTTGTATTACTAAAACTTGTATTTGGTTGATTAGCGAAACCAAACTCATTAGCTTCTTTAAGGATTTGTGTAAGATATAGAAACATATGATTATTTATGTGGTACTGTATTTGTTGCATTATTAACAGGACTAATAGGTTTAACATTAGGAATACTATTAGTAGGAGCTGAGGTAGGAGTTGGTTCTATAACACCATGACTCTGATTACTAGGAGCACTAGTAGGTAGATCGTCAGGACCATGATTCAGACTACTAGGAGCCCTGTCTGGAAGTTCTTGAGGAGGAGGAGTAGGTTTGGGAACTCCATCTCCAGAATTAAACATATCTCTAATACCTTGATTACCTAAGAATGCTCCTGAAGCTGCACCACCTAAACCACCCAGCATCAGACCAGACATTGGATGACCTAGCAATGCACCAATTAATAGTCCTCCTAAACCACCACCCATACTACCAGAGAGTAGACTAGATAATAGGTTTGGATTGTTATGTAATGCTTGCTGTATAAATTGAGGCATCCAGGATTGATGCTCCAGCCAATTTTGACCCTGGCTTAATCCTCCATTATTAAGTCCGCCTAGGAAGTTTTCATAACCTTTCTCAGTATCTTGTAAATCTGCTTGTTTATGTATTTGAGGTAGTAGTTGAGTAAATCTAATAATCTCATTAGCTAGCTTAACCTTGTATTGAGGGTCACCAGATTCTTTAGCTAGTACGTCAAAGGCTTGCGTCCAAATATCTACTATTTCATCAGCTTGCTTAATATAGCCTTTGAGGAAATCTACGTCACACTTCTCTTCTTCAGCCAGCTTTAAGAAACCGCTTACAAATTCATTATATAAGTTACTCATAATTATTTGGTTAACTCTGCCTCTCTACGTACTTGTTCTAGTAAATGTGCAATAGTCTGAAAATTCTCAGTATTTCCTTTATTAGACCAAGGAGTAGGGTTATAACCTATATTAGCTAATGTACCAGGACTTGTCACTAGATTATTTGATCCAGAACTAAAGAAACTATTTAATCTTTGTTTAGCATCATTGATTAAGGCCGGATCGCCAGACCTTAGTTCCTGTCTTATACCAGGGTTATTCTTAGTACCTACTAGACTATCTGCTACACTACCTAGCAAATCTGAATGTTGTTGAGCTTTATCTCCTCCTTCATTTAATAAAGCTTGAACTGCAGCCCCACCAGATAACGGTACAGCAGCTACACTACCAGCAGCAGCAGTCATGGCTCGAGGTGCAGCAAAACCTGGTAAGAAGCTTTGTATAGCTGGGGCAGTACTTCTAAGAGCTGATGGTAGTAGTTTGGAGGCAAGGTTGGTTATTGGTCTCATAGATACTGATCTACCTAGACTACCAAATCCACCCATAGGAACAGATTTACCAGCCAAACCTAAACCACCTAATACTGCTTGAGATGCACCACCTACACCTTGAACTGCTCTTAAACCAGGACTTAAGTTATCAGGATTTGAAACACTATCATATATATTATTAATTCCACTAAGAGCATCAACTCCACCAGATACTCCATTAAGGCCCCATTTCTTTACAGCCAAACCACCTAAACCTGCTCCAACTCCAGTAGCTATTCCATTATTCAAAGAGTTAAATGAGGTAGGGGCAGGAGTGGTAGGAGTGGTAGGAGTAGAGGTAGTAATTGATTGGGTTGGGCTTGTTGCAGGATTATCAAAATATCTATTCAATCCATAAGTACCTAGAGCGCCAGCACCAATACCTAATCCTCCTAATACATAAGGATTCTGATACCAATGTTTTTTAGATGGTTCTTTAGCTAGTTCAGATAGTTTGGTTAGTTTGGTTAACTCAGCTAGTAAACCTTTATAGAAGGATGTTTTATTCATTGAGAACGAAGTAAATGCAGGGCTACAGTTGACTTTAATTCATTATATTTGATTAATTCTAAAGAGTCTAAAGAATCTATATGTTTGATCAATTCATTAACACGATAATGCCAGGAATTACCTAGTACATCTCTTAAAACCATATTATAGGATTCACTAGTTAATTGCAAGCCTTCAGCAAATGACTTGAGCTTATTACGGTATGCTTTAGTATACTTATTTAATATCTGACATTTATCTACTACCGCCATACCCCAACTAAAGAAGAATCTAATGTATTTATCTCTCTTTTCTCTTTTATAAGGAACATTAGATACTAAATACCATTTATATGCAGTTAGATTCTTTCTAATAGGGGTTAGGAATATTCGACCTAAACCCAGCTTTTTACCTATACTCATTAGTTTACTATTAATAACTTGCCAGGTAGTAGGGAGGCTATTTCTATACTTCTTGGTATAATAGTTGTAGAATTTCAAGCTATCCTTATCTTTAAAATGCTTATATAGATTGTAGTATCTTTCACTCTGTTCAAAAGCTACCCAGTCAAAGTTAGTGACAGGACCAGGCATCTCCACACCTATATGAGCATGTAGTTTACCAGAATCAGACCTGGTTACGATAGAGACTCCTTTACTAAACAACTTCTTTAAGCAGGCATTCAGCTTATTTAACTTGTTAGGAAATTCACCGTCATACTGATCAGACCTTTTAGCCGTAACCAGTATATCTCCAACCAAGTTCTGAGCTGATAGTTGGTCAATACTATAGACTAATTTAGAGATGATCTGACTACGTGAATACATTTAGATAAATAAAGAGTTTAGAGGTATACGGATTATTGTCAATTACTATTAGCTAAAAAAAGGAAACACATGAGATATTTCCTTCTAAAAGAATGACCTAAGAGAGCCTTATTAGAAGAAATAAGAGGTCATATTTTATAGTTCAAGTTCTAGCCTTCTATCATTAATATTCAGTTCTGGTCTAGTATCATTTTGAATTATTTTAGGTCTGGGCGATGGTTCACAATCTATTAAATTAGTACAATTACTGCAACTACTACACTCACTACAAGTAATACAATTAATACACGCAATACAATCACTACAATCATCACAATAACTACAATCAATACAATCTCTACAATCAATACAATTACTACAATTATAACAATCTCTACAACCATTACAACCACTACAACCACTACAAGCATTACAATCTCTACAATTATAACAATTAGTTAAGGTAGGTGAATATGTAGTAGCTGATTCTTCTGTAGACCAACTATTATCGTTTTCGTCATACCATCTATCAGCTCTTTTTGTTAGTTTCATAAGTCATCAAAGCGTTTATTTTCAATGTCAGAATTAATATCCCTACGTCTTTTACTTTCACTTCTGATATAGGTGGACCAGAACCAATAGCTGAGCAGGGAGACTACCAGGATTAAAGGTATGAATAATCTCATAATTTAGGACAGATAGTATCAACGTAAATACAGTATATGCCAGGAATTGCAGCCACTACTTGATTATATAAGGATTTCAATTCATTTTCACAGTAAGTTCTATTACAGGTAATTATAGTATCGCCGTAGTGACTAGTATCAAATCCTATCCACCACAATGTTGTATCATATATATTATTAGGTAAATACGGGTTGGAATAAGTAAGCCCACCGTGAATGGAAACGTCAAGATTAGTATAATACTTACCGAACCAAGGATGTTCAGGAGGCATACCTACATAACCATTAGCATATCCACCACTTAAACTAAGAGGTAGCTCCATAATACTGCGTTCAATCAATACTTTCTTAATCTTATCTTTCATAATATCAGTTGTTTAAGTAGTTCGTATTCATGTTCAGTTAGCAGATTAATAACTCTGCTTCCTCGTTGATATGTAAGCGTCTCGGCCAAGTTCTGACTATTCTTTATATATACTAGTATTCTTACCCACTTAGTTCTTTTACTAGTAGGTAGAGTTCGCCAGTAATCACCTAGATTAACAGTATCCCGTTCCAGGTTATTTACTATACTATTAATAACTATAAAAGAATCAATTAATATAGTATGGCTGAAATTACTTATAGCTAGTTTACATAAGGCTTTAATTAGTAGTAGTTTGGCCTCACTACTTAAATTGAGGATAAATGGTTCATTAAAGATAGGATTGTTATTCATATAATTGATTTCAGTAGTTTTATATGTTTCTTAGTAAAATATATATTGATATTAGGATCAGCCTCTAGTTCATCTTCTTTAATGTAAGTTAGGAGCTTTTTATAATATCCTGTTATCGGATACCAGTCTGAGCTAGGAAAAGATAATGCATGTACTACGGTTAATAGTGATACTTTATCTTTATTACTTCTACCAGTATTAACTAGAATGGTATCAAAGAATATATTAGTTAAACTATAAATAAGGTCTAGTCTATCAGTTTTGGATATTAGCTTGATTTTGTTCGGTAGTAAGGTCATGGAATTCAATCAGGTTGGAGAGGATTTGCATGTCAGTTTCGGTTAAGTATTGGTTAGCATTAATATATACTCTATCTTCAACTTTATTATTCTTAATACATTTAAATAGTTTATAAAAGAATCTACCAATCTCATAATAGGTAATATTAGTGGTAGCGCTAGTTAAGGCATGTATAAGAACGATTAAATAATAGTGAGTAGTTGAAGAGAGGGGGTATAGGAGGGTTAGTTTATTTATCAGGGTTAGTTTGTATTCTGGAGGTAGGGAGTGGTGGTTTATTGTAATTCGAGTTGTATGTTTCATATAGATAAAATAATACTACAGTTTGATATAATGAGTAATGTTTATAGGGTAAAGGTGAGGGTTAGGGGATGCAGAGAGGGGTGGAGGGAGGTGGATAGGAGGGTAAATGTGGTATATAAGGTAAAACAGTTACTTATAGTTAAAAATAAGTTAAATTATTTATTTTTAAGGAATTGGTAGAATAGCCAGAGTTGAACTATTCTACCAATTCAAATTGCTTACTTAATAGCACCTGCCCTTGACCCTGACCATTACGATGACCCTGCCCTTGACCCTGACCCTGACCCTGACCATGACGATGACGATGACCCTGACCCTGACCCTGACCATGACCTTGTCCCTGACCATGACCTTGACCCTGACCATGACCTTGACCTTGACCCTGACCTTGACCTTGACACTGACTCTGACCCTGACCTTGACCATGACCTTGACCCTGACCCTGACCCTGACCCTGACCCTGACCCTGACCCTAACCTTGACCCTGACCCTGACCCTGACCCTGACCCTGACCCTAACCTTGACCTTGTCCCTGACCATGACCTTGACCCTGCGTTATCATATTGTGCTCGTAGTAAAGAAATGTTCATGTTGTTTGTTATTGTTAGCTGGCAAAAAAATTAGATGACAAAATAGTAAGTAAACTGCTTACTAAATATAATTAGGAGAGGCTGAAGACTATTCTTCTCCAACCCCTCCTATTAACTTCACTTACTTGGTCTGGGTAGGTAACACCGGAATCATTACTGCATCCAAAATCGCAGCCCTACCAATAATCACTTTCTGGCAAGCCGGGTACATCTCAACTTCATTGAAATTACCAGAACTGACCGCTGCTGAAAACTTACCATCATCTGCAACCCATGCGGCCTGGGAGAGGACCAACTCATGTTCCGATACCTGCTCTAACTGGCCGGTATAGTGATGGGTAACGGTCCGTACGAAATATTTATCACCGACTTGGTACGGATGGGAGTTATTTTCAGGAGCAGGTTTGGAACAGAGGTTTAACGACTGAGCAATTTTTGCCAGTTCCTTGACTTCCCCAATAGTTAGTTCATTAATGTTAATCATATTTTTGTTGTTGTTTGTTGTTTGTTGTTTGTTGTTTGTTGTTCGTTGGTAGAGTTGATCAGAACTTTATTATTTTTACCATGTCCCTGACCTTGACCCTGACCTTGACCTTGACCTTGACCCTGACCTTGACCTTGACCTTGACCTTGACTCTGACCATGACCTTGACCCTGACCTTGACCATGACCTTGACCCTGACCTTGACACTGACCATGACCCTGACCTTGACCCTGACCCTGCCCTTGACCTTGACACTGACTCTGACCCTGACCTTGACCCTGACCTTGTCCCTGACCATGACCTTGACCCTGCGTTATCATATTGTGCTCGTAGTAAAGAAATGTTCATGTTGTTTGTTGTTCGCTAGCAAAAAAAATTAGATGACAAAATAGTAAGTAAACTACCTATGAGTATCTAGGTAGTTTACTTACTACTGAATGTAACTGGAAGGATAGGGGCTGAAGACTACTCTTCTCCAGCCCCCTCCTACCGCAACCGTTGGCTTACTGCTGGGCGCGCCAGGGTTGAAACTTGTACTTACTTCTGGGCAGTAGGGGCCGGGGCTCTGCTCCCAGAGGGGGTGGTCTTGACAATGGCCCAGCCCAGTAAAACGACACAGGCCACGGATAAACAGATAACAGTGATCTTCATAATGTTTTGTAGTAACGTTTGTTGCGGTTTACTGAGAACATCTCTAAATATTTAAAGACGCTCTATCAGACTATTATACCTTTATTTAGGCAAAATAATTAGGAGGGGAGGGGTCGGGTACTATATTACACGATACATATGAATAACGACCCCTCCCCCCACCATCTATATTTACCATAATCAGGTATAATATATTGAACAGAGTTTGTTAACTTAATGAAAATCAAAATCGCAAAAATTCAATTGCTGGCTTTTGTTCCAGCAATAAAGATAAGGCAGGAGGGGGTTGTTAGAACTCCTGTAAAACTCACAATCAATAATAGGGACAAGATAAATTCCTTGTTCCTCCTTCAAACTAAAAACATATGCGCGTTCACGAATTAGCTAAGAAGTTGGGAATCTCTAGTAAGGAGATTCTCAAGTATGTCCCTCGGCTCAACTCAACCTCCTGCTCCTTAACAGAACTTGAGGTTGAGGAAGTTGTTAAACTCACTAAACTCACTAATATTCAACCAGAGATGAAGTCGGTCAAGGTCGAACAGGAGGTAATCGATCTGGTTATTGACATTACATTGGCGGGTGGGAAGTATGCCGGATTCATGCTCCGGAAACTGCAGGCTGGGAAAATTCAGCTTAATGTGGTAAAGCGTGATCCGGTTAGTGGCGAAACCAACTCCATTGCTACTTTGGTAGTGAAGGAGATCAAGCCGGAGGCATTCCCACCAATATCAGATGTAGTGAAGCAGCAAATCAAGGCTGCCTATTTAGCTACGATAAGGCAGTTGGGTGGGCCGAGTGCGAACTTAGCATCTGTAGGGGAGACTTTGAAAAAGCTCAACCCAGAGATAGACTACACTGAGTTCGGAGTTACATCGCTCTCCGAAATCATTGAAATGTTACCTGAGTTCGAGATGAAAACCGTTTCTTCAGTTGGTGGGCAGATTCGGTACATTGGGTTGAAGGAACTGACCTCATCTAATGAAAGGGTGGAGGGTACTGTCATCTCCATCTTCACTAATGGGTATGGATTTATTCTTCCCAATATCCCTGGGGCACAACGGCTATACTGGCACGTCACTAACTGGGAAGATGTAACATTTCCCATCGATAGCGGGAAACTATATGAAGGAGATACCGTCTCTTTCGTATATTCCACTAATAAGAAGGGGCCATGTGCAGATAAGATCAGGTTTGTTCGGGAAGGGTAAAATAATATAGTTGGTTGACTATAATAACACAACCTGGACTAGCTCCCATAAGAAGCTGTAGTTAATCTAAATGAAAACAAAAACTAACCGACTAGTAGGAGAGGTTTTAAAAACCCTCTTCACTGAATTGGAAAATATAGGGGTACATGGAGATCATACCCTACTATTACATCATCCTGATTACCAGGAGTTAATTCAGGAATTCGTTCCGATGTGCTATGCCTTCGGACTTAACCCGTTAGGAGCCTTGAGACTTCGGTTTCCAGGCTTTGTATTCACATATCACCTGTTCCAGCTAGATGATAGTTTGGAGCAACTACAAGGATTCAATAGACCGGTTGCATTAGTGCAGCACGGTCATGTAGTTAAAATAGAGCTAGTCAAAGCTCTCAAACTAGACCAACCAACGAAAGCTGGGTACATTCCGTATCTAGTAATAACCAAAAAACAATATTGATATGGCATCATTAGATAACTATAATAGGGCGAACCGTCTCTTTAAGAGGCGGACAGATCCGGGGAAAATTCCACTGCATACTGATATTGCAGTGAACTTAGGGCAGCAGAATAGTAGTGCTAATCCTCACAAGATTCTGAAGTTGGAAAGCATTACTTTTTGTGGCAAGACGATCAACGGTCACTTCACTGTGATCGTAGTAGGGCATTACCAGGGTGGTGTGCATATCGAGAAGCACTACTCTGATGATATGACGGCAACTGCTGGCGATCTACCAGCTTATGTTAATGTTCCGGTAGAGTCTCAGCCCGTTCACTGGTCTCAAATTTAAACTAGGAGTGGTGGATTCTAAATGAGTCCACCCTCTTTAATAAAATGATAAAATATGAAAAAACATAGAAGATTAATTGCAGCTTTGATGGCTGCAAAGGAAAATGGAATAAAAGAGGTTGCCCAAAAATGGGCAGAATCCATGACTAAATCCCAGCAAGACTGGGAACATGGGTATCTGGCAGGGACGGCGGAATGCCAATCTTATTGGATAAAAGAAATTCCGGAAAACTATCCGGACGAGTTGGTTTACACCCCATTCAGCCGGTGGGATGGTAGAAAGTTCATATCTACCGGCATTAATGCCGAATTCAGGGACACATCGGAATCGTACCGAGCCGGATATATTGCTGCTTTAAAGCAGTATATGGCTGATGAAACAGCCAAGCACCTTTGTTACCTCGAAATAGCAAGGCTAGGTCATTGGATAGGCCTAGCAAAAGAGGTGGCCCTATATCTATGGGCTAATAATCAGGACTTCACAGAAGTTCGCAAACTGAAAACAGAGTTTATCCGATGGGATGTCGGTGGTACATACCGCCATCAAGTGCTGCTAGTAGGTGCACATATATGTACCAGCCACCATGGGCATTATAGGCCAGGCATAGTGGGCTACCTGTTTGGTCGTGGTAGCAGTTCTAAATCTGGAGTGGTTGATACTCTAGAAGGGATCTTGGTCTATCAAGATCAATAACTACAATTAAACTAGGAGGGTGGATTCTAAATGAGTCCACCCTCTTTAATAAAATGATAAAATATGAAAAATTTTGCAAATGCAGTTTGTTGTGAATGCCAACGATTCGTAGTTAATGGAGCATTCTTGGATAATCCGGCTAATCAAGAATATGTAATGAAACGCCATCCAGCTAACAGTGTTTTTGTTGATGTATCGAAGGATGGATGGGAAGCCGAGTTCGATCCGGCAGTCCATACTTCTTGTTTAGGAGGTGGTTCTACTCCTCAACTAGTTGAAGGAATGGTACCTTTATTTGAACGAGGTACAGTTCTATGGTTGGAAAAAGAATAATATGAAAACTACTCAAGAAACAATTAACTGGCTGGTAGGAGTTGTTAAAACCTCTCCTACCCAAATCACAGTGAGAGACTTGATAAATTCTGCTCTCAACAACGGGGTGCGTTCAAAAGATATTAGTCACTCTGGTAATTTGTTCCAAGCAATCCAAGCCTTGATAGTATTAGGCTTCATTAAATCATCAGAAGAACTAGTCTTTATGAATGATGATACAATATTGACTCTTGGAGAAACAACGCTATTACAATCATGAACACTACAATTAAAACTATGAGGGCAGCAGGATTTTCCCTCCAAGATTTCCGGGGCAAGTCCAAATTCAAAAGGTACTTGCTCTGGTGTCTTGTAATTTCCTGCTCATTTCAAGAACCACTATGAAATACAAAACAGTAATAACCCTCTCTGTTGAAGAGGCACAGGAAGAACTTGCAAGGCAAAAAAAGGAATTGTCAATAAACCAAGAGTTGCCTATTACTACTGAGTATGTTATTGAATTGCCTACTACTAGACGGAAAGCTGGTGATCCTCTTCCTCTCCGTCTCCGTCTTTACAAAGACCAAAAATTAGAACTGGCAAAATTTCTGATAGAAGTTATGATAGCCCTGGAGTCTGGTGAACTTAAATATGAGGTTACCGATAATGGTTGTAGTGTTCCAGTTACAATCGAACGCGCAAAACTGTTTGTAGATAATTATCTTGCTAGTCAACCTTAAACAAGAAAGGAAAAATATGGAAGTAGACTTTGAGTTAGTCCAAACCTGCATTCTTGAAATTAACAAGATTGCAGGGAAAAATTTGCAGTTCACCAAAGTCCTGTGGCATAATGACTTGGACAATCCTGAAAATGAAGAAGCGGTTGTCTCGGTAGTGGTTAATGTCAAGGCGATGAAAAAGTTGCCAGGCATTGGTGATAAAAAAGTAGGTCAACTATTAGTCCAGCCTTTGAAAGATGCTGGATACCGGGTTTTCACTGAGCTTTAAATAATCAATAAAAGTTAGTAGAGTGCATGCTACTAACTATAATAAAAAGGAATTAAGATATGAATAAAGCAATCCATGCTATACATTATGTTGGTTTCGGGGACCGAAAACTTATTCAGGACGTGCTGGTAATCATTACGAGCGGACAGGAGCTCGACTTGCAACGGTTTGCCGGGGGTCGAGCAGGCCGGAGTCAAAATATTCAGAACTAAACCTAAGGACCTAGCTTTTCAGCTAGTTGACGGTATAGTGTATAACGCGAACGTACTCACTAATGGAGTTAACCATGGTGGGTATTCACGGACGTTATGGGTAGATGATTCCTTGGTTAGTATATGTCTAACTATAGATTCAGTATTAATAAGAGACAGTTACATCTGGGACATGACTGGTAACTTGATTGTTGAACCAAGACAATCAGTGTTAGCCCAATTTACTGACAAAGAGTTGACAGAATTCGCCAGGACTGGGCTTCTCATTAAGATGAAATGAAATTCACTTACCTACCCCACCCCTCTACCATGATTTCAAGTAATTGTGGTATAACATAATGAACAAGGATATTAGCCTTTGTTATAAGAACAATCAACAATTAATAAATATGAAAAAAGCATTGTGGTTTTCACGGCATACCCCAACCCCTGTCCAAACCGCTGAGGCGGTGGGGATGGGGTTCGAACTGGTGATATTGGAGGAGGCAACAAAGTATGCCTCCATGTCAATCCAGACTGATGACGATTTATTGGGGGTGGTGGCGTACTTGCAGTACGCGGAGCTTCCTGACTGTCCTCCTGACTGTCCTCCCTCCGAGAATATATTCTCGGCGGTGTTTGGTGTCTTTGCAGCACCGGTGCAGTCCCATTTGGTTAATGAAACTGCAAGATATGTAACTGGAGGTGGGACGGCAATTCCATGCTACTCTGCATGGAATGTGCAACGGACGGTGGAAGGTGGGAAACCTACTTTCGAACACAAGCAGTGGGTGTTTGTAGGGCGGATTTAGTATTTCATGAGGGATTAATCATCCCTCTTTTTTAACAATACAATCCCAGCATAACAAACTAAGCAAAAGGATGAAAGACAAAAAATATGAGAACGAGGCAGGAAATAAAAGAAATATTTGAGGGAAGGGGCTGCACCGTAATAGTGGCTTCTTGTGAGCGTTGTTGGCCTCAACTGCCGGCAAGCGATGGATCCGGTGAGATATGGATTTTGGCACCAGGCTTGCCAACAAAAGGACCATTTGAAATAACCAAAGCTCCTTTTGGGGCTTCTGATGCTGCAAATACTAATCATCCTGATACACAGGAAACCTATGATATATGGGTGTTTTCAAAACCTGATGAAACCGGCGATGGTTATGTTCCTTGTTCTGAGCAGGAATTTAATGAGGCAGCGGCAGATAAGAAAATGTTGTTTAAATACAACTTTTTACCAACAAGCAGAGGCGTTGGTTGGTTCTGTAGGGCCTCAGAAAAGAAGCGTCTCCAAGCTGACCTTACTAGTACCTTTAAAGTATTAGGAGTATAAGTTAAAACAACAGGTTGAGAGTGCAAACTCAACCTCTTTTTTAACTATCAATTTTGCCCAAAGTACTTCTGATACAATTCTTGAGCTAAAGGTGGATTAGTAGTGGCTAGATGTTTAACCATCTGCAATAGTTGACCCATACCTTGTTCATGAATTCCAGGATCACTATTCCACAATCTACCAGGCAGACCATTAGCAGCACTTTGTAATTGATCGAATAGACCGTTATTATTCGTCATATTGTGTTGCAGTCTTTGATATAACTCATTAGGATCAGGTTCAGGACTACCACCTCTAGTAACGCTATCTACTCTAGGAAGACCAACACTAGTATATGGATCACCTAATATATCGTTAGCAGATCTATTCAAATCCAGATCTGGTTTCCCTAAATTACTATAAGCTGAACGCAAAGCTTGGTTCTCTACTTCTGGAGTAATAGCTTGTCTAGCAATTGGTTTTTCATTAGATATACTATTATCGTTGTTAAAATCCTCCAAACTTTGAGCACCTTCACCTAATTCATGATTCATTAAATGATACTTACCAGCAGTATCTTGGTAATCATAAGTTCCACCATTATTAGATTTAGCATATCCCCTCAATTTCCAACCATCATATTGTGGCATAATACCATGATTTAGATTAGTAGGTGGTTGAGTAGGTAGAACTTGAGGTGGAGGAGTGTTGGCTAAAGGAGGAGGTGGAGCTGGGTTAGGTGAAGGAGCTGATTGAATAGGTGGAGAGCTGGGTTTAGGAGCTGGCTTAGGTTGACTAATATTGCCTGGATTAGTTAGAGCAGCCTTAATAAAACCATTAATAAAGTGTTCATTTAAATGCATAATGATATAATACCAAACAATAACAATTTTTACAATAACAACAATATGGCTTTAATAATTTATACAGATGGTGGAGCAAGTTCAAAAGATAAGGTTGGTGGGTGTAGCGCCATTATATGTAATGACGATATAGTAATAAAAAGATTAACTGCGGCTTACCCTGATGTTACTAATAACCAGATGGAAATTTATGGTGCTATTTTAGGATTATCATACATACTAGACAATCCCGAACTAGGTACTATAGTTAAAGTAATTGCTGATAGTGAGTATGTAGTATTGGGAGCTAGTCTATGGATAACTAATTGGAAGAGAAATGGTTGGAGGACAAAAGATAAAAAACCAGTAAAAAATAAAGTACTGTGGGAAACTATGGATTGTTTTATGGATAAATTAAAGATTACCTGGGAATGGACTAAGGGCCATGCCGGAAATCCTCTAAATGAAGAAGCAGATAGTTTGGCAGTACAGGCTTATAAAGACTTGTTGTAATGAGAGGGGAGACTGCAAATCCCTTTTTTTAGCTATCAGTAATTGACATAAGAAAATATTAAGCTATATTTACAGTTATGATAAATATTAATTCTTATATCGTTACAGAAAATTCAGTGGTTAGTGGAGTTACTTCTGGAGTTGAGGCATTACTTAAAGATGTGAATAACTTTAGCAAACCTGAGGTAGTTATAAATACAATCGCTAGTTCGGTAATGGATGAACTATGCAATGTATTTGATTTCGGAGATCAGCCGCTAAGATTCACCCCAGACTTGATGCGGAAAATACTGCAATTAGCTAAGGAGCAGGAAAAGGAAGAGAAAGCTTAATTGTAGTTAAGCCAAGATTTAGGTTCTTGATTCTTGGCTATTAAATTAGTTATTTCTTGATTAAGATTATCTTTTGGTTTACTGATTGAATTTCTAATATATGAATCTGTACCAGTAGGTTTGGGATTGAATGTAAGTTTATCCAATAAACTAGGTTTTGGTGTGGCAAAATAACGTTGCACTAAAACCTTTCTCTTTTCTGGAGGCAAACTATCATGACTATGGAAACGTACTGATCTTCCGATAACTTGTCTCTCTTTAGGAAGGTTCCAAAAAGGTTCCAAAAGTTGTGTCAAATTTGTAGCCTTCAAATCCAATCCTTCAGCCCCAGCTCCTGATACTAATAATGCTCTTAATTTATTAGCATTATAATCTTTAACTGCCTGGTCTCTTATAGTAGGTGTTACAGCTCCACTAAACTCTCCAAATGGTATATTATTCTTTCTTAATAATGATTCATAAGGTCTAAGACCATTATTAAGATAATTACTATATACTAGAGCTTTATAGTTTGGATCTTGTTTTAATTGTATTTGTAAAAACTTAAAAGCTGCATCTATTTTAGGGGATTCCACGTCTCTTAAATTTTTAGTAAATCCAGCAGTTGAATTGCTTACTTGTCTAGGTCCACTTAAAAATGCTCGCATACCTTCTAATTCACCACGTCCAGGAGGTAAATTATGTTTAATTCGATAACGTGTCCAAAATGGTGTCTTTCCGAGTATTGTATCATATATCTCTTGTTGTTTAGCACCCATAGGAACATTAACTTCTTGCTCCGTCACAGTAGGATATCCTTCTTGAGTAGGTTTATAGTAGTCAACATACTTATCCAGAATCTTAGATAGTTGAGCTTTATTCTGTAGCTTATATTGAATGCCTGGAGAAACTCCCATTAATCTACCAAAAAATCCAGGTTTAACTTCTTCCTGTTTAAAATATTGTTTTTTAAACTCAGATAAATTATTAGGTAATACTTGTTTCTTTGCTACTAAGTTAACAAGATTACTTAATTCAGTAGGATCATTTAGAATTGGAGTTCCTGAAAGGAGAAGGCGCTTGGCTGGATTCGTTTTAACCAATGCTTGATATAATTCACTATTACTATTTTTAGCTTTTTGAGCTTCATCTACTATCTGCAAACCAGTATTGTATATTGGAGTATTTAACTTAGAATTAGCAAATCTTTGTTGACTAATTAAGTTGATATTAGAAGGATTAGAATTGCCATACCATCTCTGCAACTCTTTACGATAGTTGGATTTTAATGAAGCTGGAACAATGATATCAGTCTTAGGTAATCCTAATGCTTTCCAGGATTCAATACTTTCGCGTGTATTGTGCGTAACTATACAATGTTCAGTAATATATAGATGAGAAGGGTCATCGATTGCAATACAGATTGTCTCTTTTTTTCCAACATATTCTATACTTTTTATATATCTAGTTGGTTTATATTTAGTCTTAGGAATTACTTGAATTGCTTTTCTGTGTAATCTAAATGGATTGATATTTGGTGGTAAACTTAACCAAACCCTATAACATAAAGCTCCTTTCTTTTTTTCTCCTTTATATGAATATGTTGGAATTCTAGTTGTTATCTTTGCTAAACCTCCTAGTGATTCAACAAGGAATTGCACACCATCTGCTAACTGTTTTGAGACGGACTCATAAACTATAGCCATACCATCTTTACTTACAGTACCATCAGTATCCATTAACCCTTGTAATAATGCTATGCGAGATTTCACTGTGTTAAACATATAAATATCAGGTATAAATTTTGTAAAACAATTCATACCTTGTAATTTTAATTCTTTAAATGCTTGAACAATGTAACTGTTATATCCTTTTGGTTTACCTAATCCATAAGTATATTTAGAATATTTTTTAAGAGTAAAATTTGGAAATAAAGACTTAATTGATTGCAGAATTTCGTCATCTGCTGTTGTTATCGCACAGCCACCTCCACAAATACTACCATCTCCTAAAATCAAACCAACAAAATACGGGTCTAGTGGAAGTTTTCTATATTTAAAATGAATAGGTTTCACAATAGGAATAGTATAATTTAAACTATTATCATTAGATAATACTGTATCTTTAATTTCGCTTGTACTCCTGACTTTACCTACCCACCTATATTTAAATTGATCCTTGCTTTTAACGTAATTTTTACGTTCACATCTAGATTGAGTGAACCATAAATGAGAATCATCACATTCTATAGTAGCACCATCCCTAAAAGTAATTTTATACACATCTTTATACCCTTGAGGATAGACTCCAGTCACATTAGCTTTCACACCATTAACAGAAATCACTTCTGTGTTTTGTTTTATATCTTCTATATTTATCCACCCTGTAGGTGTTAATATCTTTGAGCCTATAACCAATCCTTTTCCACTACCCATCCCATGATAAAGCACTAACCCTGAAGTATTCTTATCTTGAATCTTCTTAATTACTCTAGCTTGTTGAGGTTGTAACGCTTCTTCACCAGCCTCCTTCTTCAAAGGTACGGTTCTAGGATTCCCACCTACTACTGGATAACCCTCAGCCCTTAACTTCTTTGCCAACCATTCCTCGGTTCTTTCAGCTTTATGAAATGGCATGGGATTTAAATCTTTATAATGTTCAGGCCTAAGTCTAAGCCCATGATTCTTTACCCAGATATTGGCTTTTAGTCCAGTTTTATGTTTCTCGAATCTAGCTTCAGGACTCAAACCAGTCTCTCCTACATAAAGTGGAGGTAGTTCTGGATTGTAGTTAGGATTCAACTTTAAAAACTTTTTTTTAGCTAAGACCTCCTTATCCAATTCAACTACATATACATTGTGTCGGTCTGTCATATCAGTAATTATAGTAAGTCCCTTTATCCACCCAATTAGTACCACCTTGTAGATTATATTGATGAGGCAAGCTTGTAGTTATTGGATCATTAGGATTCCTATCTTTAATAATTCTATTTATTATATTCACTACGTCTGGGTATTCATTAGTCTTAAATTGACTTGGAATTAATGGACCATAATGCCTGGGAGGGATTTGAACAACGTTAGTAAGATTAGGGAATAATTTACGGTACATAGCTGGAGTAGCAAACCCTTTAAGCACTTCGTTTGGACTCACATTAGTATTGGAGCAATCCCCACCATTACAAGCAGTAGTATAAATATTATTGATATTGTTAGTAGCTGGACCAATAAGTTTAGCCAATGTTTGAGGAGTATAAGTTAGTGGTTCATTGTTATAAAGCAAGTTTTTAGAATTATTAGAATCACTTTGAAATGCATATTCTCCATTAATAGCACTATCAGGACCACCGTGAGCATTTATATTAAGGGTATTACCACCTTTATTAACAAAATTATGCATATTTGGAGGGAGACCACCAACAGTATAAGCATTGTGTGGTAATGAAATCATCGGAATTTTTGGAGGTGTAGGAGGTGTAGGAGGTGGAGGAGGTGGAGGGAGTGGGCCAGCAGCCTTGATAAAACCATTAATAAATGCATCTAACTTATTCATACTGTTTCATTATTAAAGATACATTCTTATACCAGTTATCATTTAAATGATTAGGGTCATTTTTAGCATTTATAGGACAATAGTGTTGTTGTAGATATCTTAAGAAATCTGTTTTAGAACTACTATTTAACCAGTTATTGTAATTATGTTTTATAGTATTGGCAGCTATAATTCTTGGACTCTTTTTAAAATCTCCAATCACTCCATAAGGATATTTAGTATTAGCCCCACCCTCAGCTAGATAAATAGCGTCTAATAAGTGATTTAGATAGACTTTATTTAATTGTTGTGCTTCAATACTAATACTAATCAAGCTAAATACAATAATAATCCAACTCTTCATAAATCTAACCTAGTTTAATGTATATTCCAGGTTAATTAAAGACTAAAGTTTGAGGTTGTGGAAATCAATAATAAGAGTATATAATCAAAATATGAGTTATACTGTACTTAATAAGGGAAATTTTGAGAAGGTGGACAAACTAAATGAAGATCATATATCCATGCCTTCGAGTAGGGATTTATTTGCTTTACCTACTAACATGATTACTGGGCTAAATTCAGTTTCCGGCGGGCGTGTGTTACTAGGAGCCAAGGCTTCTCTCCAAGCTATACCTTTAGTAAATCCTGAACGTCCGTTAGTAGAAAGTTCAGATGACACTAACAAAGAAAGTACTCAAGAACTATATGGTAAACATTATTTATCTGTAACTGCAACTAAACCTGGTACTGTTACTGAAGTTACTGAAAATCATATTAAAGTAGATAATACAGATAAAACCAAGTCTACCTATCAACTATATAATAACTTTCATTTAGGCAGGAAAAGCTTTATTACTCATACCCCTAAAGTGAAGGTTGGTGATAAAGTTAAAACTAATGAAGTAATAGCTTACAGTAATTATAATGATAAAGAAGGTAATATGGCGATGGGAACTAACCTTACTACTGCTATAATCCCGTACCGCTCAGACAACTTTGAGGATGCTTTTGCAGTGACTGAAAGTGGTGCTAAAAAGTTGGCAGCAGAACAAATGATCAATTTTAGTATTGAAGAGAAATTTGGAGTAGAGGCAGGCAAGGATAAATTTGTAGCACTATTTCCTAATAAATATACGAATAATCAAATTAAAAATATAGATTCAGATGGAGTGGTTATAGTAGGGTCTAGATTGAAAGCTGGAGACCCGGTAATCCTGGCTTACTCACCCAGAGCATTAAAGAGTACAGATTTGGCATTAGGTAAGCTGAGTAAAGTATTAAAACATGCATTCAAAGATAATTCAGAAGCCTGGGACTACGAACATGATGGAGAAGTAGTGGATGTAACCAAACATGGCCCACTTATTACAGTACATATCAAGACGGTAAGAAGTCTATTACCTGGTGATAAGATTTCTAATTACTTTGGAGCTAAGGGTGTAACGAAGATTGTATCAGACTCACAAGCTCCACTACTACCTAATGGGAAGCCAGTTGATATCATGCTTAACTCCATGTCCATCACGTCAAGAGTTGCACCAGCCTTAGCCATAACTCTAGGCCTTGGTAAATTAGCTGAGAAGACTGGTAAGACTATTAAAATGGATCAGTTTAGAAAGGATTCATCTATTAAGAATGTAATTAATGTATTAAAGAAGAATAATATAAATGATACTGAACAACTATATGATCCAATTACTGGTAGAAATATTGAAGCAGTTGTAGGTCCATTATTCTATAGTAGGTTAACTCATATTAGTGAAGATAAACTAAGTACTAGAAGTCAGGGGTCCGGATACAGTTTCGACCGGCAACCAAGTAAGTCAGCAGTGGAAGGTGGTTCATCAAAGAGAATAGGAAATTTAGGTACTACAGCTTTGCTAAGTCATGATGTCAGACATGTATTGGAGGATATAGGTACTGTTAAAGGTACTCAGAATGATGAATTCTGGCGTGCTATTAAATTGGGCCAAACCCCACCCAGCCCTAAAGTTCCATTCATCTTTAACAAGTTCATAGATAGTTTAAAAGCTGCCGGTATTAATGTAGATAGAGTTGGTAATACCTTTAATATCCTACCTTTAACAGATAAGGATACTACTGCTTTGAGTAATGGTGAAATTAAGAAACCTTCATTATTCAAGCCACATCAAGAAGAACTAATACATGAACCTGGCGGACTATTTGATCCTAATATAATAGGCATATTAGGTGACAAGTTTAATCACATAAATCTTAATCATCCCATACCTAATCCTATTAGTGAGGATTATCTCAGAAAGTTGTTAGGAGTTACCAAGTTTAAGTTTAATGATATGGTAGTGGATGGGGAAATGGAAAAAGCCCTTAATAATATAGATCTGGATAAGAAGATAGAAGAAATGAAGAAGTATATAGGTAGTGAGAAGAAGACTAGAAGAGATGATGCCGTTAAATTGTTAGAATTTCTCACTACACTAAAAGAACATAAGTTACATCCTAAAGATTTGATGTTGCATAAAGTACCTATTCTACCAGCCCAATACAGACCTGCTAGTAAGATGGGTGATGTAGTATTAACTAGTGATGTTAATAATCTATATAAAGACCTCATACTAAATAACAATGCACTTAAAAATACTGAGAATGTGCCGGACGAAGTAGTTAGGAAATTAAAACAAAATGAATATGATGGAGTAAAAGCTGCCTTTGGTTTGGGTGATCCAATTAATAAGAAACACCAGGATAAGAATGTTAAAGGTATATTAGCTACTATGTTTGGATTAAAGGGTGGAACGGCTAAAAGTACAATGTTTCAGAGTAAGGTGGTTAATAAGAGTCTGGATTTGGTGGGAAGAGCTGTGTTAACTCCAGATACTAGATTGGATGTAGACCAGGCTAGTGTACCTCAAGATATGCTGTGGCAGATATATAAACCTTTTGTTATTAGAAGGTTGGTTATGAAGGGTGTACCAGCTATTAGTGCGGTTGATTATGTTAAAAAACATAGTCCATTAGCAGTTATGGCATTAAAGGAAGAGATGGCAGTAAGACCTGGTATTATAACGCGAGATCCAGCCTGGCATAAATATAATCTATTAGGGTTTAATTTAATTGCTAATCCAAATTCTAAAGATAAAACTATTAAAATGAATCCATTAGTATTTAAGGGGTATGGTGCGGATAGTATTGTAGATTATATTATTTATAGAGAGAAAATTAATTGACAAGTTCAACTAGTCACCGTATTGTGTCTATATGATTAATTATAAATATACACTAGTACCTATTTCAGATTTCCCTAGAATAGAAAATTCAGCCACTACTACTATAAATGGTAATATCCTTTATGATGTACCTAGTAATGTAGAAGTAAAATCATTAAACCTTATAACTGGTGAAGTAGATTGGGTAAATCCAAAGACATTCTCGATTCATCCTAATGTACCTTTATATTTGGTACAATTTATAGATGGGGATTTTATATTTGCAGCCAAAGATCATAGTTTATTAGCTTATACTGATAGTGGTATTGAAGAAGTTGATACCGAAGAGGCAGTAGGTAGGTATTGTCCTAGTGATGTTACAACTATAGCACCCAATATTCAATCAAGTGTATTAGCTGAAGGTATGATGGGTACTAGAGGAATGAAAGGAATACGAGGAAAAGGATTTGTTAAAAATTCATTTAACTTGCAACTTAATTATAAAACCGGACTTTTTATAGGAATGGTTTTAGGTGATGGTTGGGTAGATAATGCTAATCAACTTTTCTTAGCCGGTTCTACCAAAGAAAAATTAATGAATAGAAAAGTATTTGCTGATTTATGTAATAGTGAATATCTTCCTTATGAAAATGGAGTTAAAGAAATAGATAGAGTTAGTGAGAATATGATGGGGCAATTTACTTCTAGAGGTAAAACTAGAGCTTCTTGTGCCTGGTTTAATAAGTGGTTAAAAGAGCAGATAGGGAGTGGAGCTTTTAATAAGAAAATACCTACTTTTAGTTTAAACGGTCCTGAAGAACATCTACTAGGTATATTAGATGGGTTAATCTCAACTGATGGAACAGTAAGTGTCAGTTCTTCTAATAAAACAGTTATAAATATAAGTATCTGCACATCATCAATTCATTTAATTAACGGTTTAAGATATATGAGTAAACGGTTAAATTTAAATTATGGAGTATATAAAGGGGCATCTAGGCTGAGTAGTAAAGATAATTTCTCCTTCAGATTTCATACTGGGACATTTAAAAAGTTAGTTGAAAGAACAAAATTTAGAATAAGTCATGAGTTGAAGAAGGAAAAATTAGAGAATAGCTTAAAAGATATAACAGGTATAGGTGATAACTTTAATGACTTAGTACCACTTCCTTCAGAAACTGTTAAAAAAAATATAATTACAGCTATTAATAATAAATATAAATTACAAAAGAATAAGGAACTTTATAATTTAAAATATAGATTAAGCCAGGAATTTAAAACAGATAGATTTCGTAAAAGCACTTTAAAAGAAATAATTGAAATACTTCTAGTTGAGTTAAAGAATAATGAACAATGGATATCATATTTAGGTAAGGTGTATAATGGTAGTTTAAAATGGAAGAAAGTTAAAAGAGTAACTAAGTTACAATCTAATACTGCTTACGATTTGGAAATACCAAACTACGGAAGTTTCTTAACTATAGGAGGATATACAAAAAATTCCGACGGAGACCAACTTAATGTCCATATTCCAGGCACTGAAGAAGCACGTAAAGAAGTTATAGCTAAAATGATGCCTAGCAAAAATTTATTATCTGTTAAATCTTTTCAACCTGTATTAATCCCTAGTAATGAAGCAGCTTTGGGCCTTTATGGACTAAGTACAGAAAACAAACATAACACTCCTAAAAAATATAAAACTGAACAAGAAGTAGTTGCTGCATATAACAGAGGTGATTTAGAGCCAGGAGACAACATAGAAATAGAGAAATGAAAGAAGAAGACCTTATATGATAACTAGAGATGTATGGTTAGTATTGAACGAACAACAGAAATTAGATAAGTTGATAGAAGCTCTAACTCAACTAAGAGATATTGATTTGCCTAAAAGTAAATTAAAGGGTAGAATAGACCAAGGTAGATTAGCTAATGTTAAAAAATCCTTGGAAGAATTTATTATTGATGAAGCTGTGGCCTGGGAAAGTGAGAAACTATTACAAAAGTATCATTAATATAACTACCATCAATCTCCATAATAGATAGAACTTTGAAATAGAGATAATACCAATTTTAATATGACTTACAGACAAATCTTAGAAGAAATAGGTAGTATGATGCATAAACAAGCATTTATACCATCACCTAATAGTACTGCTGCTCAACAACAAGGAGGTTTACCTGGGCAACAACCTCAACCTCCACAATCTTCACAATCTCCACAACCAAGTCAAGGTGGATCAGGTCAACAACCAGACCCACAACAGATGGCTCAATTAGCTCAACAAATGGGTCAAGGCCAAGGAATGCAACAAGAAGGCCAGGGTCAACCTCAGCAAGATCTGAGTCAGGGAGGTCAGCCACAACCAGGACAAAGTGATGATTTAGCCCCAAAACAACAGTCTAGAGGGTTAAAAGATACTACAGTTACATTAAGTGTAGCTGATCTATTAGATTTACATAGTGGCGGGAAGGCAACACAGAGTCATTTGAAGACTGAACAATTAAAAGAAAAGCATCAATATGAACGTGCTAAGATGCATAGGGAAGAGCAACAGAAGCAGAGAGAAGAACAGCAGAAGCAACAACAAGAACAAATGATGCAACAACAGCAACAACAAGGTATGATGGGTGGAGGTATTTATGGTAGTGGGCCGATGGATGGTAGTAATCCTGCACAACCAACCCAACCAGCACAATCAGCCCAACCCCAACAAGGTCTAGGTATATGAATCTAAATAACGCATTTATTAACGGATTTATTAAAGCTTCTGCAAATCCTATTAAGTCATTTGAAGAATTGGCTAATGTACTTAAACCTGAAGTTACTGGTGCTACTGAGGCTACTGGTGCTTCTATACCAGAGGCAGCTGTTTCTAATTTAGCTATACCTAAAGCTCCTTCTAGTTCTGACTTTCCATCTAGTAAACTTAATCTAGGTTCTATAAGTAATAAGATTAAATTAGATGGCTTTGGAGGAAATCAACTTAAATTAAATAGTAAACCAGAACCAGCTAATATTGATGCCAAATCCGTATTGAGTAAACTATTCAAAAGTAAATCAGTTGGTGACATGGGACTAGGTACTGCTGCCGGACTTGGAGTAGGTGGAGGCATAGGTGCTCATTATGCTGGTCAAGGATTAGGTAATGTATTTAATAATGTAAATGCTAATACTACTATTAAACCTAGTATACATGGAGCTATAACTGGAGCAGAACAAGCTTTACATAAGAATGATATTTCTCCCCAATCTTTATTTGAAGTATTATCCAATCATATTAGTAACAACAAAGTTCCTTATGAATTAGGTTTGGGCGCTGCAGGTTTAGGTGGTTTAGGGGCTTATCTATATAGCAAGCATAGAAAATCAGAAGATAGTGAATATGATAATGGTGAAGATGAACCAGGCGGAAATCCAGAAATCTAACAATGAACTTTAATGTTATCCAATCATTTCTTGAAAAGTCAGCAGAGTCCAAGGATGTAAAAGTAAAGAAGGCTGCTTCATCCTTACTAGACCAGCTAGTTAATGCTGAAGAAACAGAAGAAATCGAACAACCAGCTTTACATGCCCAGGAACAGAATCAGCCACTAACAAATCGTACTAAAGATGAGGTTGACCAAAAAATTGATAAATGGATGCCTGATATAGCTAAACCTGAACCGAATAAGTCTGAATTTGGCAAGGTTGCTTCTGCTTATGTAGCTGATATTACAGTAAATAGCCTACCCAAAGATACTCAAGCAGATGTATTAAAATTTGCTCCTGGAGCTGATAAAGATACCAAACTCGTACTTTATGGTATGACAACTAGTGAGCTATTACCTAAAGTAGATATACATAACTACGAATCTGCTAAATCTCATATAAAGAAAGAAATGACTAAACTAGGTAAGAAAGCTTTAGCCGATAAATTTCAAGCCAAGAATAATAATAAGTATATATTGTTACTCAATGATAGTATCCTTGACGGACATCATCACTTAGCTATGGCGGATATATTAGGTATTTCTTGCAGTCTTAAAGTATTAGATCTTACACCTGCTAGATTTCAAATAGTAAAGAAATCTTCTCTATTTGAACTATATAGCAATCACTAATTATGTCTGAGGTAACAACAGTAGGCAAAATCCTGCTTAAGCATTACTCTCCTGCTAACTCTCATTCATTTATAGAAAGCAAAGATTTGGATAAGAAGAATATAGGTGCTTTCTTCTCTAATTTAGCAGAGCATAATGAAGATAGTTATAAGAAAGTAGTATCAGATTTAACTAGACTTGGGTTTGAATCAGCTACTAGGTTGGGTAGTACTGTCAGACTAGGTGACTTGCTTCCACCCTCCTTTAAAGATGAGAGATTTAAAGAACTCAATAAAGAGATTAAGAGCATAAAGGATAAAAAGTTACCTAAAAAGAAAGAAGATGATGAACTAACAAATTTGCTCAACAAGTTTTCTGACACTGCAAATAAGGAAATAATAGAAGAAGGCCTTAAAGATAATAAGACTCTAGCCAAGGTAGTTAAAGCCGGAGCGAGAGGGAGTCCCGAACAATATCGTCAAACTATTTTCTCCCCAGTAGCCGTTAACGATAATAAAGGCGGTATTCTAACTGATTTTATTATTGATAGATCTTTTGCTGAAGGATTAACCTTGCCCCAATATTTGGCACATACTTTTGGTGCGAGACAAGCCAGCGCGGCCACAAAATTATCAGTGGCAGAAGGTGGGTTTTTAGGCAAGCAATTAGCTAGAGCAAACATGACAATGGTGATAGAAGAACATGATTGTGGTACTCATAATGGAATACCTGTAAAAACAAATGATAATGATTACATCGGTTCGTTCTTAGCTCATCCTATAGACAAATATCACTATAATAATGAAGTTACCTCTAGTATGCTGGGTATTCTAAAAAGCAAAGGCATAGAAGAGATTGTAGTTAGAAATCCTATAACTTGTGAAGCTAGTCATGATGGAACTTCTAGTGCTCTTTGTCAATTATGTGTGGGTATCAGAGGTAAAGGCTTGTCTGAACTTAATTCTTTTATTGGAGTTGTTGCCGGTACTTCAGCAGCAGAACCAGTAGCACAAGGGGCGTTAAACTGTTTAGCTGAAGGAACACTAGTAAGAATGGCAGATTATTCTATTAAAGCTATTCAAGATATAAAGGTCGGAGATATGGTGCTTGGCTCTGATAACGCTGGTCAAACCTCTCCAGTCAAAGTTCTAAGGTTATTCAATCAAGGATTACAACCTGTTAATAAATATATATTTATAGATAATAAAGATAAAGTAATTGAACTATATGCTACAGAGAATCATAAGATACTTTGTGAAACCCTGGAATGTAGTAATGTATTAACAGAAATGCCTCTAAAAGATATTGATGAAACTATAGATGTAGTTACTACAAATGATTATTGGGTAGTACTATACAATAAACCAGAGTATCTAGGATTAATACAATGTTGGGATATTGAAGTAGATAGTAAAGATGCTTTATTTGTATTAGCGAATGGCTTAATAGTACATAATAGTAAGCACAAGGGAGGTAGTGCAACTGGTTCTAATCAATTTGGTGGCTTTAAATACATCAATCAATTATTTAATATCCCGGATTCATTTGTCCATGAAGCCCCAATAGCTGACTCTGATGGTAAGATAGAAGAAGTAAGAGTAGCACCACAAGGAGGTCATTATATAGTTATTAAGCATGATAATGGAAAACTTGAAGAATATTATGTACACCCAGATTTGAAAGTATTGGTTAAATCAGGCCAGCTAGTTGAAGAAGGTGATGTGTTAAGTGATGGTATACCTAATCCAGCTAAAATAACAAAGCATAAAGGTATTGGAGAAGGTAGAAGGTATTTCTCCAAAGCTATTAAAGATACATTTGAAACTAGTCAATTAGGTGGAATAAATAAACGTAATTTTGATATTATAAGTAAAGGTTTAATTACTCATGTTAAAATAACCAATCCTAAAGGCTTAGGGAATAACTTGCCAGACAGTATAGTAAATTATCATACACTGGAGAAAGCCTATTCTCCTAGAACTAATAGTAAGAAGGTCAGAACTGATATGGCTCAAGGTTTATACTTGGAAATACCTGAATTACACTATACAATAGGAACTAGAATCACCAGTACTGTAATTAATGAGTTGAAGAAACATAATATCGATTATGTTACGGTAAATGAGACAAAACCTGAATTTGAACCAGAAATGCAAAGATTATTAGATGTCCCAGCACATGAACATGACTGGATGCATACCTTATATAGTACTAATCTGGAACGTAGATTAATAAAGGCTGTCAATACTGGAGCTTCTAGTAGTTTGGAGGGACCATCTCCAATACCAGGGCTTGCATATGCCAAAGGATTTGGGACCCATAAATTTGCAGAAGAACTGGAAGAGCAGTTATCATTTGAGTAATATGAATGCCAATACTAAAGCTTTGACTAATTTCATTGATAAGAAAGCTAACGTATTATCTCAATTAGGACGTATATTTGATTATAGTAGAGCTGGTTTGAAAGGTGCTGCCGGTCTAGGTTTGGGAGCAGGGTTAGCCTCAGCAACTCTAGAATCAGGTGGAAGGACTATTAATAATGCTTTACACGGTCATCTAGAAATGGGTGGTGCTCCTTGGACTGGTAGACAAGTAGGCCATCTAACTAGTGCAATACTTAATGCTACTGGTGCTGGTCCTGCTCTTGGTTCTGCTTCTGATAGTGTATTAAATAGTGTAGATAAAAATCCTAATGCTCAGAAAGTATTGGATTCACTATCTAATATAACTAATCCTACTACTAGAAATGAATTTGCTGAAGCATTAATAGACAAGGCTAATGAGAAAATGGGTCCTCTTTATAATGAGGCAGGCAAGGAATTTGGTAAAGGCATATTCTCTAGTACTATGCAAGATATGGCGAATCATCCAGTTAAAAGCATATTAGGGGCTACCGCTCTTTCTGCTGGCCCGGTTATGGCTTATGATGCCATTACTAGGAAGCATAGAAAAGAAGAAGCTGAAAGAACAAATGCTTTATTACAGATGCTTACTCATAAACAAGCATCAGTATTGGATAGAATAGTAGACAACCCTCTGTTTAAAAAATATATAAACCGACCATCTAATATTGGAGTTGATAAATTACAAGAACTGATAAGTAATGCTAAAGATAATGCAGTTCCTCTAAACATATTACAAAAGAATGTAAATCATCCTAATACTCTGTTAAACAATTTTATTACTAGGAATCCAGTCAAGAGTTTAATGATTCCTTCAGCTATATTAGGTAGTGCAGAGACTATAGCTGAAAGACAAAATGATAATAGTGGTAACTTTGATACTCTTCCAAAAGCATTAACACGATTAGGCAGTAATGTATTTAAGACTCCAGCTAATCTTATTGAAGGTATTGAAGGTGCTGGTGCTGAGAATATTAACTTTGACAAATCCAACTCAGTTCAAAAGATTAAGCAGATAGGACAGAATATTAATGATAGTTTTAAACCTGGCTTACCCGTAGCACCTTCTAAGCCTGCTACGGGATGGGAAGCTTTAAAACCATATCTAGTAGCTGGTGGTATTATTGGAGCCCCTACAGCTGCTATAGGTGCTTATAATCATTATCATAATAAAGACATAGACAACTTGAATAATGAGAATAAAATGATGCAAAATAAAGTTAGGAGTGAATTAGCTAATGTATAATAGACATTGCTTAACTATAACTTTCCTAATATGATAATAATAAGTGAAGATGAGTATATATAAGAAGCCTTCTTCTTTCAATTTATGAATAGTTCAACTAAATTAGCGAGTTCTGAGGATGATTTTGAGAAAGCGTTCTTTACTCTTGCATATGATAAGTTACAAGGCAAACTAAGTAACCTAGTACCATTCTTAGTAGGCTTCCAGCTAATTAAAAAGAGTGATAACGATACCAAAGCTGTGGGTGTTTTTGGATTTAAGAGTAATAATGGACAAATCATGTTTGTCCCTGCTTTCTTTGTTGATGGAAAAATTAAAGACTTGGACATACTATATAGTAAGAACAATCAACAAATGTACCCACTTACTGAAGATTTTGCAGAACTATTCTTAAAAGATGATGTAACTGGGATGGGAAGTGTAAGCAATCAACGTAAAGAGGATGTGCAAAAAGATATTGTTGCTCCTAGTATGCGTAATGTGATCTGGCCTCCTCGTACTGGACGTATTAGTTATGCTGAAGCTAAAGATTTGGAAGAAAAGAATTCAGAAGTATTTGATAAGGTTGCTGAGAGCTTGTTAGATAAAAAAGATTTTCTCCCTATCCCTTCTTTATTAGATTATATAAAAAACTCGGATAATTCAGTTAAAGAAGCATTTTGGGACGTTATGAATAAGAATGCTGAATTTACTGATGCTGTCAGGACATTCTATTCTGATAATGCAATTGCTGAAGCTTTGACTGTTCCAGCTATTGTAAAAGAAGCTAAACCTAAGAAATTAAAGGTAATAGACTTTGATACCGAAACTAACTTTAAAGATTTGTCTGAACATACTAAGAAAGAACTGGTTACTAAAGGAATTTCTATTGTAGATAATAGAATGAAGGAAGAGATATCTGAAGTTGGTATCTTTAAGTTTACTGAGCAGTTTAGCAACCCTGTACAAACTGGTTTTTATCCATATATAACTGAGTTAGGTACTATTAGATATGGGTTAGTATTAACTAGTGTTGAATCATTAATACCTGGTTATGGTCATGATAAAGCCTTGGTTATAGATTTACAAGCAGCTAGACCGGGACAGGCCTATGATTGCAATGTAAAGGATATATTTATTAAGGACCAAATAGTAGTTAAAGATATAAGTGAGGCTATGAAGAATTTGGAGGAATTAGCTGAAGCCTTGCCTAGCTATGATGACTATGTATTATTGAATGAGAATCTTAAAGCTACTGAACCTTTTAGAATCATTGAGAACTATAAAGATGGTTCTGGTATTAGAAGGCTTAAAATTGAACCTACCTGGTATAATGAAGCTAAAAAAGCTTATAACTGTGGTGAACCTAGGAAGAAAGACAATGGCGAAACAATATTGGTACTTACTAAAAAACCAGGGGATAAACTAGAACATCGTAATAAGGCTGTCTATGTTCCTAAAGGATTCAAATTGCTTAAAATACATTTAAGTTCTTATTATCGTCCTGACATAGATTATTCTGCTTCCAAGACACAACAAGATAAACAGAGAATGGAGGGTCAGAAACAGCAGTCTGAAATCAAGTCTGGCAAACCTGGTGGTCTATGTTATCTAACTAGTTTCCTTAGAGAGAACAATACTTTCCCGTTAACTTTACACACAAATGGTAGTGACTTCTTCCTTAATGTAGCTGGCGCAAAAGTAACTTATGCAAATCCACTTGAAGCTAAAATTGCAATGGTTACTGATATTGGATTGAGAGAAAAGGATGCAGAGGCAGTTTTGGCTGACCTAATTCCTAATAAGAAAAGAGAAGGAATGGTTAAAATATCTGTGTTAGGTGACCATACTTTAACTCTACAAGATGAAACTCCGGAAAGTAATGAAGCTGGGCAACCTACTTATTATGGCATTCCTTGGGTAGACCAGCATGATTGTAGTGATGGGTATACCAAAGATCCTACACAGCAAGGTTTGGGGGTTAAGCCTGATGAAGCACAATTAGACGGTACAATCAATCATGCAGTTCAATTAGCTCAACAAGGACAAAAAGAAATATTCGATACCCAGACTATTGGTGCATTGGCTAAATATACTAATTCTGGAGATAAAATACAGGAATACGTGCCTAACTTTGTATCGGCTCTAGATAAACTTGGTAAAATGTTGTTTTTAACTTATTGGAATACTGATGAATTTGATGAATTGTTCGGCAAAGATCAACTTCCAGAACTAATTGAATTAGTTAAAAATGTATTTAATAATTTAGGAGATCTGGTAATCTTCCTAAAAAAACAGATGCCAAATATGGATATCAATTCTAATGACCAATCTAAAAATGATATATAATATGACAATAGAAGATGCATATATTAATGGTTTTATAAAAGCAGCGTTAGGAGAAGGTGGTCAAATTCCGGCTTTAGGTGCAATGAGTAATATGTCACAACCTAACCCTGCAATGAATCAACCAGGACCTCAAGCTACTAGACCAGCTCAACCTTCACAACCACAAAATCAATCAGGAGCACAACAACTCCCTTTCTACCAATTACTCTCCCAGTTCAGACAACAAAATCCAATATCTCAAGTACCGGGAGTAGTTCCAAATCTAAATAATAAACCATTTAGTATTTAATTAGATGGAATCAGATAGTAATCATGCTTTTACCTATAGTTCCAATCAGCAAGATGGGGACTCAGTTTCAATCCCCTTCCTGGAGATATCAATTAGCTTTTTACCCTGAACGATTTGGATTTGAAAAGTTCTGTTCCCAGCCCGGTGTTAACTCAGGCAATTTAAAGCGTTTAATTTCTAATGGTATCGTTCCTGTAGATTCTTATGATCTACCTATATATATTAAACAATTATATAACAAGCTTCCAGCCTTACTTTATCAACAACTTATAAAAGTTTGGGATAAAAGATACTTTAATAATAGGGTTAGAAAAGTTACTTTCAATAATAACCGGGCAGGGATGATTAACTGGAACATTAATAAGGTTAAAAAGATTAATGACGATTATGTTCAAAAACTTATCTTTCATTGCTATAACTATGAAGCTAATGAGTATATTTCAGAAGCTATAAAGTTCTATAAAACCAAGACTAATGAGACTAATTGTAAATGGTTAAATTATAGTATATATGGTAATAAAACAGATATAGAACTAGCTAAACAATGGTATAAGCCAGTTAAATTCATAGAAGCTTTAAGATTAATATTCTTTGACTATTCTGGCTGGCCTAAAGATAAGTTAGTTCAATATAGTTGCTTAAGACAATTAGCCAATAATAAAGAGATAGATGATGCTGATTATCATGCATTTAAGCGTATTTATGATTTAGGAGAACTGGGTTTAAGAAGTATATTGGGACATCAAGTATTAACTGAAGATGAAAGGGATGAGGTTAAGTCTTATTTAGCTGGAGCAGGTGTGGATAACTTAATGGATCAGAGATTTGCCATAACTAGTCTTAAAGAATCAGTTATCTTTAATAATTCTGTAGTAGGTTATGTTAATGCTAATCTACACAGACTTGAACTTGAACAAAGGGCTGCAGTAATGAGGTTGAATGCTCAAAGAATAGAAAAAGAGTTGGGTATCAATGAAACTGTAAGTCTTACCGTAGAAGATAATACTTTAATGGAAAACTTAAGAGAAATGATGTTATTAGAGAATCCAGGCAAATATCCTTCATATGTAGATGTGTTGGAGGTAAAGCCTTAATGAATTGACTAGAATTATATAACATATTAATATAGATATAACAAACACTTTTATGCGCACACCTGAAGAATTGGTAAAATTTGCAGTCCATGAGATAGTTACTGAGATAAATACTGGTACTCCACCTCAAGAAGCAGCTACTAAGGTTGCTAAATCACTGGAACTTAATCATAACTTTATTAAGCGTAGTTGTGAAGCTATTAATGTAGCTTTGCACTATGATCACTTTAAGAAGCATCCAGACTCAAAAGCTGATGATTTTCCCATAGTTGATGCAGCCAAAGTTGCTGAAGATATATATAGCGGAAAAGAAAAGACTGCCTCAGAATTGGAATCAGAACTATTCTCTTCTTTTCAAATCCAAGAAACTGCTCCTAAATTTGCAAGATATTTGGAGCCAGGACCTTATAAAGAAGCTTATGCTAAACTAATACTTACTGAAGATGTAGGTAAAAATGAATTAAGTAAATCTGGTGCTTATGATAAGAGTGTAAAATATATTAGTAAATTACAAAAACAAGCCTATGATGCTGAAGCAGATAGATTAGATGCTGAATTTGAAGTAAATAAAAACTTCTGCAATATACTTAGAAAATTCGCTGAGAGTAATGATTGTAGATCTGCCTGGCATGAATTTGAAACTAGCGTATTTAGTAAGTATGGTAATGCTAGTAATGGATATTTGGATTTGTTATATAAAACCTCTAATCTAAAAGAAGAAAGAGGTGTTCATGATTCCAACATTAAATTAGCTGCACTATGTAATGAAACTGAACTATATGATAAGTTTATTAATAGTGTAACATATCTTAAAGAAGCTACCGTAAAGTCAGAAGATGCAGCCTATAACCTTAATTTTGAACAGAGTTATTTTAAAGGATTGTTTAAACAAGATATAGAAAAGATAGCAGATACTGATTCTTTGTTAGCCCAGGTCGATGCATCTATCAAGGCAGAAAGAAGTAAGATTGCCAAGGCTGACCCTGAAGATCCGGTTATGACTTGTATTGCTGAAAAGAAAGCTGCGGTAGAGGAGGAGTTTGATAGTAGAATTAAGTCTGCAATTGACCTCATGAATATAACTAAAAGCTTTTCAGGTTATAAGGATAAACAAGGTAAACCAGAATTGAGTGCCAGTACTAATACTCCTGAAGCGAACAGGGATAGAGCATTATTACTACAAGAACTTGTAGCTACTGATCCTATTATAAGTAAGTTTCCTACTCATCATGTAGTAGATGCTTACCAACAAATGCTTAGAATTGCTCCAGAATTAAGTAGTGAGAAGGAAATTACTAGAGCATTCCTTAGACAAGCTGGTGCGAGTCAGGCCATTTCACCATTTGAGGCAGCTGACTTAATTAAGGCGAATACAGGTTTATTTAAGCAACATCAACTACAAAGAGGACTACAACCGCCTCCTAATCCAGTAGCAGGGGAATAATGAAAGAAGAGTGCTTCTTAACTATATAACAAATTTATGGCTAAACTAAGAGTACAACAACAAATAGTAAATGATAACTTTAAGTTTCTATTCACTATTGATCCTGAAAGCATTAGTGATACAGATTATTTGTTAGTCAGGAAATTTGGGCAACCTAGTATAGATTTTGGTGGCTCTTTTACTAATGGAACTCAAATGTATACTATGCCTAGTAATTACTATGACTTCCCTAACGATTTCCCAGTCTGTATTTCATTCTCAGGAACTGTACCATTTGATGTTACTGTAGAGGCTAATCTAGACTTATATAGAACTACAATGGTTACTAGAATTACTAGTGCTATAACTACATTGAGATCTACCACAGATAACTTCAGCAATGAATTTATTACTGTAATTTAATTTTATGGACCAACAAACAATCGATTTACTTAAAGGTTTGGGTAGTAGTGCAGGTGTAGGTGCTGGAATTGGAGCAGTTGGTATGGGTGCTGCTAATCTACTATCTCCAGAAGAACACAAGAAAAGAAGTTTGTTAAAGAGTATGCTATTAGGTGGTGCTTTAGGTGGTGTTACTGGTGGAGGTATGCGCGCTGCCAAAGATTATTTAGATCCAGAAGCATCACATGATCCTTCTGCTGGGTTAGGTGATTTGCTTAACCCTGCTTCTACTCCTAAACCTACAGAACAGAAAGGCATGATACATAGTGGTTTAGATTGGGTGGCAGGACATCCAGGACTAAGTTCATTGGGTGGAGGGGCAGTGTTACCTGGACTATCACAATATGCTAGAAAACAAATAGATACAGAAAAATATCCAGATCATTGGTATGCCAAATATAAAGGTGCTCCTCCAGAACTCAAATTTGGCAAGTATCCTACAAAGACGTTATCATTTAAAGGTTTGTTAGGTGCAGGTTTAGGTTATGGATTATCTAGTGGGCTACATGAATATGGGCTGCAAGATGAAAGATATAACGATGTTAACAATCTTAATGCGGTAAGAGAGAATGCAGCTAATTTAAAGTAATATCATGATTCTTAAATTTACTGGTAATAATGACTTTGATTTTGATTGTGAAAGTGTGGTGCTTTTAAAAGACTCAGGCAAAGAGTTAAAGAAGAGGGCTTCTGCTAAATCATTATTGAAGTACGAAAAGACTCCAAATCAAGAGGATTTGCATATAATTGCTGTAGGATCATATGAAGGTACAGGATGTTTCTTTAAAGGAGCACCAGTACAAACTATCAATGGTATAAAACCTATAGAAGATATAAAAGTTGGAGATTTAGTACTTACACATAAAGGCAGATATAGAAAAGTGCTAAAAACCTACGAAAATGATTTTAGTGGAGTTAAAGTATCATTAGATATTGTTAGTCTGTGTGATAGAATAGAATGCACTGATAATCATCCTATACAAGTAATTAAAGCTGTAGATTTTAGAACTAAACATCGCTGTCCTTCATTATTAGATGATGGTGTGAATCCCAAAGATGTATTGGATGATATTATAAGCAAAGCCCCCTATATTCCAGCTAGTGAGATTAAACCTGGAGATTATGTATTAACTCCTATTAATATAGATAATGAAGATAAAAAAGAAGTATTTTCTGAAGATGATGCTTATTTGTTTGGTTATTACTTAGCTGAAGGATGTTTGGCGAAAGAATATAGAGAAGATAGAAGTCATTGTGGTGAGTATACAAAAATCCTGTTTACTATGGCGGTTGGGGATCAGCCTTGTATTGATAAGATCCAATCTATTATAAAGAAACTGAATGGGGCCGAAACTAGTATTCAAAAATCATTTACTAGTGAATATGGCAGAAGATTTTCGTTCCAAAATTATGAAAAAGCCCAACAATGCCTAAAACTATTTGGTTGTCATTCCACTATAAAATTCTTATCACCTATAATATTCCAGCAATCTATTGAGTGGAAACTTAAGTTCTTAGCTGCTTATTTTGATGGTGATGGACATGTTATAGGACCTGATTCAAATGGAGCAGCCAGATATATAGGTTCAATGTCAGCCTCCACAGCTTCTAGAAATCTAGCTTATGATTTACATCGGTTATTGGCTTCTTGTGGTATAACTTCGAATGTTTATAAAGGAATGAATAAACACTCTAATGGATGCTTTGGAAAAACTGACCATGTTATTTATACTGTAGGGGTTGGGAGTTGTCATTCGAATAAAATACTACAATATACTCTTCGACTAGCTCCATCAAGTAAACAACCAAAATATCTTGCAGGTAGATCTTGGATTAGTAGTAATCATTTAGTATTACAAGTTGGACTGGTTGAACTATCTGAAATAGAAGATACAATAAAGTATAATCTAGAAGTTGAAGAAGATAATACATATGTAGTGGACATCCAAGTACATAATAGCAATCGCAACGGCGATTGCTTTTTAGAGAAGGATTGTATCAAAAATCATCATTATTTCTCTGATAGTAAAAGAGCTGTGCATAGGCATCATCAAAATAAACCAAATGATCCTAAGTATGGAACTATAAAAGCTTCAGCTTATAATGACAAGATGCGTAGAATAGAATTAGTAGTAGGATTGGATAGAGATAAATGTGCAGATATTCTAGATGAGCAAGAACGAACAGGTAATACGAATTGGAGTATGGCTGCAAAAATGGCCTCTGACCTATGCTCTTGGTGTGGTCATAGAGCTAAAACAGAGAATGATAGATGTGATTGCGTTAAGAATCATTTAGGAGAAATTAATAAAGAGGGTGAAATGTGCCGAATGATTAATACTCCGGACCCTAGATGGTTTGAGATTAGTTATGTACGTAGACCTGCTGACAGGATTGGTATGAGCTTATCCAAACTAGCGTCAGATTTAACTTATAAACCACTTCCTCCCTCTCACTTCCTTAATCTATACAGTGATATTTATATACCTGATGAATTAATGATTAGTAAGAAAGCTTCGGATAAAAGGGAATTACTAACGAAATTAGCAGAATTAGAAAAGTATGTGGATGCTGTAACTAAAGGTAATCCAGTTACTAGTAAGGATAAGTTTATTAAGGAACATGGACATAAACTTAAGCATACTCCTAATATAGATAGTAATAGCATAGATTCATTACGTAAACTAGATCCAGGTACTGTATTGAAGACATTGGCAGATCATGGAATAGTTTTAAAGCCTGAGGATTTTAGTAGATATGTGTTTGATGATAAGGTTAAGCCTGAGCGAGTAGAAGGAATGAAGACACATTTACCTCATATCTATAATAAGCTGGATAATGATAAGGCTGTAAACTCTGAAACATTTGATCCTAGCCTGCATACTCATACTCCTCATGATTTGGATAAGACGGTTAAAGGTTTGGAGGAAGGGCATAGTTTGAAAGAAGGTCCAGTAGTTAGAAGACTAATGATTGTAATTTGTGGTAGTGGGAATATTAAGAGAGAAGAACAAGAACCTACTAAAGAAGCATGTGACCTGGAATTTGCAAAGAAGTATGCGGAGTATCAGCTAGCTAGTTTAAACTACATTAATGAACAAGGTAAGCTAACTGATGATATTCTACTTAATACTATTTTAATGAATCAGTAAGTTATGAATGAAGAATCTTTTAAATACGGTTTCATTAAAGCTGCTATCGATAATGGATTAAATCTATTACAGACAGGAGAACTACTCAAATTAGCTGAATCTTCTGGGTTAGGTAGATACTTTGCCCAAAAAGCTATAGCTGCGCAAACATATGTAGATAATCCAGCTAGATCAGTTCCTGGTATGATGTTAGGTTCTGTTCCTTATGTTAGTTTGTTAGGTACCCCAGAAATGTTCGCCAGCCGTTTCTTAGGTAAAAAAGATGAACGAGGGAAAAGGATGAATCAAAGTTTGCAAGATATGAAGGCAAGGACAACGGGTGAAAATACATGGCATAGTGCTAAACAATGGGCAAAACCTATGGCACTATTAGGTGGTCTTGCTGGTGCTGCTATTGGTGGATATGCAGGTAGCCACGTTGGGCCTGACCCCGAAATACTAAACACAAAAGAAATGCTAATGAATGGTGGAGTAGGAGCCTTAATTGGTACTGGTGTTGGAGGTTTGGTTGGAGGTTTGGGCGGAGGTTTGGGTGGTGCAATAAACAAATATATTACAAATAATACTACTAATGAATCACAACATAGGGCACTTAAAATGAAGAATGAACATCCTTATCTCACTGCTTTGCCTTTTGGTGATATGATTGGTGCAAGGATGGGTTAAACTCTATGAATAAGTCAGTTAAAGAAAATAAAATAAAAATAGCATTCAAAGCTGGTTTCTTCAAAGCTGCTGCAGAATTAGGTATAGATAATAACTTCACTAACAAACTATATAATAAGAGGGCTGGTTGGCTTAAACAATATATTAAATGAGTTTTGAAGTACTAAGAGATATAATAAAGAACTCCACCAAATTTGGTGGAGTTCCTCTTTATACTAAGCTAGCTGATTTTGCTCCTGGAATTAAAGATAGAAACAACTATGGAAATGTAAAAGATATTCCACTCTATAAAAAGCTTAAGTTCGTTGTTCAAAATCATTATGCTAGGAAGGCTGGATTTCACCATGATATTAGATTAGGAGATAAAGAACTCCATAGTTTTGTATCTAAACATGGACTACCTAAACCTGGAGAGAAGAGGTTATTTATCCAACAACCTTTACATACTAGAGAATATGCAGATTTTCGAGGAGAGATTAAAAGTGGATATGGGGCTGGAAAAGTAACCACCAATGAATCAGGCAGTGCTATTGTAACTAAAGCTGAACCTAAAAAGATTAACTTCACCTTATTACATAGAAAGTTTCCTGAACAGTTCTCCTTAATCAATACTAAAGGTAAAAACTGGTTGGCATTAAATACAAGTCCTACCAATGCTAAGAAGTATATTAAGAATCCAGAAGCATTGAATAAATTAAAAATGAAGTCTCTAACTAATCCAGACTTAAAAGAACTATCTAAGACACATCTAATCTCAGCTAAATTGAGTGGGGCTTCGAACTTGTTTAGACTTAATAAAAATAGTGTAGATGTAGTATCTTATAGAGTTAGTAAGACTGGGAGGCCTATAATACATACTCTTAAAATGTTCGGACTAGATAAACAAGACTTGGATATACCAGATGAATTGGTTGGTACTATATTGAGAGGTGAACTATATGGTATTAGAAATGGTGAAGCTATACCTGAACAAACTTTAGGTGGGCTGCTTAATTCTAGTACTGAGAAGTCATTAAATACACAGAAGAAGGAAAAGATAAAACTTAAAGCTGCCATATTTGATATAGTAGGATTTAAAGGTGGCCCAGATAATAGAAGAGCTAAAATACAAGAGATACTACAACACCTACCTAAAGATAAATTTGAAGAAGTACCGTATCTAGATAGAGAAAATGTAGTTAAGAAGATACAGGATATAGCTAAAGGTAAGAATAAGTTGACTAGTGAGGGTGTGGTAGCCTGGTCTAGAAAAAATAATGAGCCTTTTAAATTGAAGAACTTTATTGAAAGAGATGTATATGCTAGAGGATTTTCTGAAGGTAAGGGTAGATTGAAGAATAAAGGAGTGGGTGCAGTTAAATATTCTTTAACACCTAAAAGTAAAGTAGTAGGTGAGGTTGCGAGTGGATTGACTGATGCTACTAGAAAAGATATATACAACAATCCTAAAGATTATTTAGGACGAGTAGCTAATGTAAGATATAGTAAGCAGATGAGAAGTGGGGCCTTATTCCAACCCTCATTCCTAGCCTGGCATGAATCGAAGTAATATGGAACTTAAATGTAAAAATTGTGGTAAAGTATTAAAAGGTAGATGGAAAAACTACTGTTCTAGAAAATGTGGTTCTCTATTCTACATAGCTAGCCATCACCATGAAACTGATATAGAGAAGAAGATGAGAGAATGGTTGGAGAAACAAAATATAAACTTTAAATCTCAAGTAAGTATAAAGAATATTTCTGTTCCTGACTTTGTTTTAGATAATAATGTATTGATTTATTGTGATGGAGATAGATGGCATTCAGGAGCTAAAAGAAGATTTCGTGATGCCAGGATAAATAGTAGATTACAAAAGTTAAATTATATTGTTCTAAGATATAAAGGTTCTGCCATACTAAAAGAGTTTGATAAAGTTGCAGAAGATATATTAACACATTTATCAGCTTGTAATAATATATAAATAAGTTAAAATGATTAAAGATATCACTTACAATTAACAATATGCCTAGTACTAGTCAGAAACAAGAAAAGTTCTTTAATTTTGTGCATGCAGTTCAAAAGGGTGAAGCTAGTGGTAAAGGCTATCCTAAAGTAGAAGAAGTTGCGCACGAACTGAAACCAAGCTCTGTAGAACATTTTATGGGAAGAGGACATATAGATAAATCACTGCCTAAAAGAGCAGAAATACTTAAAACTATTAAGAAACAGATGAATAAAGAAAAGCGAGCAGGCTGGTATGAAGAATATCGTAATAACATCAACAATATTAATGGGCACTATTCTCCAGAAAAATTCAAAGACATGACCGGTATTGATGTTAAGCGAGGTAGTTGTGAATGTGGTAAATGTCCTGAGTGTATCGGACATGGAGATGAACAAGAAGATAAGAAACTAATTAAAGAGATAGTTAAACCTGAAGCACTTAAAGACATGAACAAAGAAGCATTTGATAGAGGATTTATAAAGACTGCACTGACTAACGGAGTACAACCTCTATTAGCTGTTAAATTATTGAAGCACGCCTTTGATATGCATCAATTACAACAATTAATAGCTCAACACCCTGAAGCTGCTGGTGCTATAGGTGGTGGATTGGGTGGAGCTAGTTTAGGAGCTATGGCTGGTGGGAAAGAACATAGAGGTAGTGGAGCTTTACTAGGTGGATTGACTGGAGCTGGTTTGGGTGGATTAGGTGGTGCTTCAATTGACCCACATGTACTAGCTAAACTATTAGGCCAACAAGAATTACCTTCTAGTGCTCCTGGTGGTAGTCATGGTCCTTTGTCTGCCTTAACTGATGGAGCATTCAATGCACCAAAGCCTAATCAAGATGAAACTAACGTAATTAATGGTGCTATAAACCACGGTCCTTAAGATACTAAATAGTTGACGATTTAATCAATTTAACATATTATAATTATAACAACACAGGATATCATGAATAATTTATACGTCCAAGAGTTCACTAAGCAAGCTTTGGCTAATGGTGTACCTCAACAAAACATTGCCGCCCTTCTAAACAAGGCCTCTCAAATTGCTAGTAGACAAACAAAAACTGCAGCTGCTCCTAAACTAGATATTGTAGATAGTTTACTTAAGAATGCTGGAATGGAAAAGAATGCTTCTTCGATTAGTTATGTAAATGGTATTCTTAATGAAGCATTTATGAATGGTGCTAATGTTGCCCAAGCTTTGCAATTCACCAAGACTGCTCTAGATGCCACCAATACTAAGTTGGCATTTATGTCTAAGGTTAATGCCATCGCTAATGACCCAAGACTCAGCCAATATGCTGAAGGGTTTATTGGTATGGCTAAACAAGCTGGTCTAAGTCAAGATGAAGCTGTTTCACTTTTAGTTGATGTTGTTGATAGAGAGAAGCAAGCACATGGTTCAGATGATAGTACCGGAATGTTTAAGCAACCTCCTGATGCTGGTGCCGGTGCTCCTCCTAGTGATCCTTCTGCTGGTGCACCTCCAAGTCCTGGTGGTCCTAGTGGTCCTGGTAGTGATCCTAGCCAAGGTGCTCCAGGTGCTGATGCTGAAACTGCACAAATTATGCAGATGCTTCAAAGCTTGCCTCCTGAAGAACAGCAACAAATAATTCAAAGTCTTTTAGCTGCAATTAGTGGCCAAGGTGGTGGACCAAGTCCAGCCGGAGCAGGTCCTGCCGGAGCACCCCCAGGAGGTCCTGGTGCAATGCCTCCAATGCCAGCTGGTCCCCAAGGTCCCTCCTAATAAAGCTAGATAATAACTAATAACCACTAACCAATAATAATTATGGGTAAAATTACTAAGAATGCAGCCTTTCTAGAACAACTTAATACTATGATCAAGAAAGAAGCCACTGCAGGAGTAGCTACAGGTAAGCCTGGAGCTGATACACATTATACAGAAGTAAGCAAGGAACATGAAAAGGTAGACAAGAATAAAGAAGGTCACCCCGAACATAATCCTCAAGAGTTTAAACAAGAGATGGGTAATGACAAGGCTATTAAGAATGCTGAAGCCACTCCTACTCCTGAACCTGAAAAAGTAGCGGAAATTGCCAAGGAAGCCAAGAAAGAAGAATGTGCGGTTCCTAATACTAAGCCTGCTGAAGTAGCTAAAGAAGAAGCTCCTACTACAATTATGCAACATGAAGGTAAGAAAATGGCTGCTGAATCTGGCGCTAATGAAAAGTTGGCTCAGTTAGGTCAGCAATTGTTAGATACTATTAATGAGATGCAGAAGTCAGGTGAAGCTGGTAAGGCTACCGGTAAACCCTCTGCTGATACACATTACGTCTCTGTTAGTAAAGAGACTGAGAAGGTTAATAAGAATAAGGAAGGTCATCCCGAACACAATCCTCAAGAATTTAAGCAGGAAAAAGGTAATGACAAGGCTATTAAGAATGCTGAAGAACTTGAATTGGATAAGGAAGCTAGCTTTGAGTTGGGTAGACAGTTTGCTCGTGAATTCTTGAAGAGTAAGACTGCTAGTGTAGATGCTAATATCTATAAGGAAGCGGGTAGGAGAGACTTCGAAGCTCTTATTGCTACTGCTGCGGCTGAACTAGAAAATGAGAATAAAGTAGTTGCTCCTAAACCTGTTACTAAGCAAGCTAATGTTAATGATGCTCAACTCCAGAAACAGGCAGAAGAACAGCAAGTTAAGCAGGCAGAAGAAGCCGGTGCCCAAGCGTTCTATGCTCTTTTGAAGCAGGCACAGGAAGAAGAACAAGCTAATCAAATCAAGGCTGCATTTGAACAGAAGGTTAATGCTTTGACTAATGAGAAGTATGCAGCTGAAAAGAAAGCTAAAGAACTGGCTGACAAGGTAGCTCATTATGAAACTACTATTGAGAAGCAGGCAGAAGAAGCTAAACTTGATGCTAAATTTGCTTCCTGGGGTGGTAGAGTAGTGGAAGAAGTTATTGCTAGACTTAAGACTGAGTCTGCTAAATAATGCCTTCTCTGTTAAATAAACTTCAGACTAAGCTAGAAGTAAATAAACCTACTTCTAGCAAAGTTAATAGCAATAGTCTGGATAAACTCCCAGATAAAGAAAAGTTAAAGGTAATCGATTATATAAGTGCAGTAAAACATCTATCTAAACAAGCTAATGGATAATAATTTTTTACATCAAGCGGCATCCTTTATTAAGTTAGCTATAGAAGTAAATGAAGATTTGCAAGATAGATTGTTGAATCAAATAAAAGCTGCTACCGTTCAAGAATTAAATAAAGAAAAATATAAGATGGCTTTGAATAAGGTTGCTGATGTTTTATATGATAGTGATTTTTTGAGTGGGGAACATGAGAAGAGAAGCTTTGTTAAAAAAGCTATGGAAGATCCTATCTATATAATAAGGACACTCGAAAAGGTTTGTGCTGCTAGTGATGTGGCGCAAATAGGTAAACCTGCTAGAATTGCGGCTAGACCTAAAACTGCTGAATCCTACGACCCCGTAATGGAAGCTGCTTTCGGTTATAGTGCTAGAACTTTGGTTGACGAATAGGTTGGTTGATTGATTATTCATATATTGAGGGTGGTTAATTAAGTTTAACCACCCTTCTTATTTTTAGGTATTAGTATTAATTTCAAAGCCTTCTTCTTTCATTATATTATTTGACTTAATTATATAATTAGATATATTAGAGAATTATGCCAAGCAAATGTAAGGTTGAAGACTGTGATAAAAATGTAAATAGTAATGGATATTGCCAAAAACATTACTATAGACTTAAGAAACACGGAACACTAGAATTACCTATAAAACCAGAAAAACCAAAAGTATGTATAAGAGCAGGTTGTAATTTCCCAGTTAAACATTTAGGTCTCTGTATAACACATTATAATATAGACTATGATGCTAAACCTGAAAATAAATTAAGACGTAGGAATAATGATCTAAAAAGAAGATTTGGTATTACGCTAGAAGAATATAATAGTCTACTTAAAGCACAAGATAATAAATGTCCTATTTGTGAACAACCATTAGATCTTGTTAATACTAGGCATACCCATCTAGATCATGACCACATAACCAGCAAAATACGTGGTGTTTTGCATAGTAAATGTAATCACTTATTAGGATTTGCTTATGAAAATCCACAAACGTTATTAAATGCTATTAAATATTTACAAGATAATGAGTAATAACCCTATTTGGAATAAAATATATAGAAGCAGGCCTGAAGTTAAACTAAGAATTGCAGCTAGAGGTAAAGAATATAGAAACCGGCCTGAAATTAAACTACAGTATAGAAATAGTAGGTTAAAAAGACTGTATAATATCACACTAGAAGAATATAATAATATATTAATTAAACAGAAAAATATTTGTCCTATATGTAATAAACCTTTAGACTTTACAATATTAAAAAGTATTCATTTAGATCATTCACACAAGACAGGCAAGGTTAGAGGTATTGTGCATAACAACTGCAATTATATACTAAGTAGGGCTGATGAGAATATTAACACCCTCACAAATGCTATAAAATATCTACAAAAGCATTCTCCAAGTCTTCTTCTTTCATAATAGTACTTATTATATAATTAATTGACATAACTATATAATTACCTTAAAATAATATTAATCTAGTAAGTGGTCGGTTATCTTGACCAGCATAACCTACTCATCAAAAGAGAACAATTTTAAACCTTATAAAAGGATTTTTATATGATTAACGTAAGAAAAGGTACAAGTCATTCGCTAGCACAAGCCGATCTTATTGGCCCAGCTACTTCAGGCATTTATGCTGGAATGTTATGCCGCATCGATTCAACTACTGGTAGTATTACTGCTGGTGGCTCAGGTTCAAATGGTATTCGTGGTTTTGCTATCAATAACTCTACAGATGGTGATGTTATTGAGAGTCAGAAAATCGCCCTCTATTCTTTGGATGGAAATACTATTCTTGAAACCGACCAAGTAGATATTGCTACTGACAGCGTTTCTGTCATTTCACTCACTAACTACCCTGTCGGTACTGCTATTTATGGTAGTACTAATAACCCTGGTCTAGTACAGAAAACCTCTACTGGTACTTTGGTTGGATGGGTTAGAGACGTTCGGTTCTTGCAATTGTCAACCCCCAGCTCACTTGGTCCTCCTATTGCTGGTGCCGGTTCTTCACTTACACAGAACTATACATCTGCTACTGAAGCTGCTGACTATGCTGCTTCTAATGCATCAGGTAATACAGCTTTTCCAGCTTATACACCTACTACTAAATCAAACACTTACAAGGCCCAAATTAATGTCCCTGTTCTGACGATTAAGCTCGCTGCTACCGTCTAACCTTAAAGGAAATAATTATATGTTAGAAAAAATTGCTGATATTAAAGTATTCAATAATACTTTTGTTGATATGTTAGAGGGTGGAAATGAAAAGAAAGCAGCTCAATCTGCTCTTACCTTTACTCGTAATAAACTCCGTGAAAATTCATTTGCAGAGAAGATCCTTACTCCTATTGACATCGCTAATGATGAACTTGATAAGAGTGAGAATCCTGAATTGCATGTGAAATGGTGTGATCGTGAACCTGATCAACCTCCGGCAGTTACAGTCCCACTAGGTAACGTTCCAGATGGTTACCAATTCGCTGGTACTCGTTATCCAGTTTACTTCTCTAGGTTGATGAGTCCTGTGTTCCAGAAAGATATTGATAAACTTCGTGGTTATGATTACGATATTCGCCAAATCTTGCTTGAAAACAGTACTAAAGACTTGGCTACTGAACTTGATAGTAAGCTCTTGGAAAAGGTTAACAGTATCCTTGGTGTAGCTAATACTGCTAACTCCTTTACTGCTACTGGTCTGCCTAGCTATATTACCTTGAGTGGTGGTATTACTAGAACAAACTTTATTGAAGCAGTTAAAGCGTTCCAGAGATTGCGCGTTCCCTTCGGACCGCTCCAACCTGATGGTGCTTCTAGTAAGGGTGTTATGCTTGCTAACAACGTAACTATGGCTGACTTCTTGAAGTTTGAACGTAGTGAAGTTGGTGGTGATGAAGCTGAACGTGCTTATTTAGAGGGTACTCCTCCTCCTTCTATTCTCGGTATCAAGACTATCATGACTATTAAACGTGAATTGGTTCCTGATGGTACTATCTACTTCTTCAGTTCTGAGGAATTTCTAGGCAAATACTTCCGTCTCCAACCGTTAACAGTATTTATGGAGACTAAGGCGTTTTTCCTACAGTTCTTCCAGTACTTGAACGTGGGCATGAGTATAGGTGGACCAAAAGGTGCTTTCCGTGTTGATTTTGTATAATAATAATTCCCTTTAAAATTAAGGGTTTCATAGGCCTTCTACTTTCACTAGTAGGAGGCCTTCTTCTTTCATTTCTTACTTGACAATTTATTTCTTTCTGATAAGGTAGTAAACATGAATAAACAGTGTACTCAGTGTAAATTAACTAAAGATATATCAGCATTCTATATTAGAAAGAAAGGAATACGTAAAGGCAAACCTAGAGCTAGTTGTATACTATGTGATAAACAATACAGAATAGCTCATAAATATACTACTATAGCTAAATGGAAAGAGAAAAATCCTGATTATGATAGAAGAAGAGATTTAAAAAGAAAATTTAATATAACATTAGAAAAATATAATGACATACTACAATTGCAAAATAATAAGTGTGCTATATGTGGTAAAGATGCTTCTACTTTTAAAGTTAATCTAAGTGTTGATCATAACCACACTACTAATAAAGTAAGAGGTTTGCTCTATATTGACTGTAATTTTGGGCTTGGGCAATTCAAAGACAGTATAACTAATCTAAATAACGCTATAACCTATCTCCAAAAACATGAATAAACTCTGGACTCTGGAAGAAGAACTACAACTAAAAGACCTATATAGATTTGCCCCTCAAGAAGATCTGGAAGCCTTATTTAACACGACCTGGCCTAGGATAAAGGATAAAGCTAAGAAACTAGGTAATCTTAATCGTCAAAAAGCTAAAGTAAATATAACTGAACTAATTAACGATTATAATACTGGAATGAAGGTAGCTGATATATGGAGTAAACATAATATAACTAATCCTACACTATTAAAGCTATTAAGAGAGAACAATATACCTAAAAGGAATAGAACCTTGAACCCTATACTACCTATTAAAACTTGGCTGGAAGAGATAACTAGTTTGACCTTTACCTCTACTAAAGACGCAGATCTATATAATGATGACCTTAAAGTAGGTATAAACTACTGCATATTAAAGGATTGCAATGAATCTAAAGGATGTGGGCAAAAGTATAACTACACTAAATATACTAACTGTAAGAATAACAATATACATCTAATTACTATTTTTGAAGATGAATGGATAAATAGAAATAAGCAGGTAAAAGGTGCTATCTTATCCATGCTAGGTAAGAACTCCCGGATATTCTATGCTAGGAAATGTGAAGTACGGATTATCTCCAAAGATATGGGTAATGCATTTTATGACGAAAACCATATACAAGGGAAGAGCTTTTTGAGCTTTGTATTTGCGGGTCTGTATTTTAACAATGAGTTGCTAGGAGTTATGAGTTTTGGCAAGCATCATAGAGACATAGGTAAGTTTGTATTAGATAGACTGTGCTTTAAATATGATGTTAATGTTACTGGTGGGGCTTCGAAATTATTTAAGTTCTTGTTGAATCATACTGGAATTACTGAGTTGATTAGCTGGTCTGATTGTAGGTGGTTCTCGGGTGGAGTATATCCTAAGCTTGGGTTTGTACTAGAAGATAGTTTGGATGCAGACTACAGCTATGTTAATATTAATAGTAGTAAGATAGTTAGATTATCGAAGCAGTCACAGAAAAAGGGAAATACAAATTGCCCTGCAGGATTGACTGAGAAACAATGGAGCATTCAGAATGGTTTATATAGAATCTGGGATGTGGGCAAATTACGCTGGGTTTATAAGAAGATTGCTGAAGCTGATAAAATACAGTAATATAAGAATAGAATATAAATAATGTTACAATTACTAGATTTATATAAAATGAAAGAAGAGTGCTTGAATTAACTACAATAATAATATGGCAATAGCTCAAATTACAGAAACTGATATAAGAACCTTCTGCATGGACCGTAAAGAACTTAACTCTCTCTTACGTGGGGTTAGATGGTCTACTGAAGATATAGATAATGCCTTGAATCGCTGTACGGATTTTTTTAATGAAACTGCACCTTTTGTAGTATCATTTACTCCTCAAACCTTTCCTTATAGATACACACTTCTTATAGGTGTGGCAGGGCATCTATTAAGAAGTGCTAGTATAAATGAAGCTAGCAATCAATTAGACTATTCTGCGGATGGGGTAACTGTTCAAGATAAGAATAAGGCACAGATTTTTGCTAGTATAGGTAATCAATTCTGGGAAGAGTTTAAAGATAAGGTAGTTAATATAAAGATCACTATCAATGTAGCTAATGCATTTGGAACTATGCCTTCAGAGTTGATCTATGTAGCTAGATGATATGGCTGAATACGATAAGATAGTAGATAATGCTAAAAGTGGACCTACCACTAATCAAATACTAGGTGATAAGAAGTTTGCATTGAACTTAAGGCAGTGGTGTTGTGAGAAGAAGATTAAATCATCATTAAAGAGACTGTCTGGTAGTAAGGTTGTGGCTCAGGATCAAATACAGAAAATGATTCACGATAAGATAATGAATAATCCTAACCTATTTATGAGTGGTAGAAGTAAGGGGAAAACTGCCTGGAATATTACTAAAGAATACTACGATAAATTTACTAGACTAAATGTTAAACACTAATCCATTCATTAATATACAATTAAGTATAGTTGGAAATGTCATTACGGTACAATATGACATTGACCCTTTATTTAATGGCAGGGCACCTTATACTTTTGAACTACTAGCATTTGAAGATGAATCATTTAAAACTACACTATATTGTATCCCTAGTACTACTTTCTTTGTAATAGATAATACTAATATTAGGCAGAATCAACTACCTGGATTCTTCTACAAACTAAGGTTAACAGATTTAAATAAGAAATGTTATTATAGCAATTTCTTTGGCTGGCATCCTTCAGATTCAGTAACTCAACATCACTATCTATTAGCTTCGGAAATTACTAGAAGGGAACAGGTAAGATTTAACTATGCTGGACTATATGTTTACTTATTAAAGCGAAAGAACTATGCGACTGACTGTATAGCAGAAACAGATCCTATAACTGGGGAACCTATGCTAGATACAGTTAAGACTTTCGGTACTGGTGTGGTAGGTGGATATTATGAACCAGTATTGACTAGGATAAGTATTGAGAACAGGGAAGTTAAAGAAGATTATGATGCTGCGGGTCGAGGGACACAATTTTCAGAAATGTTGTTAATTAGAAGTGCAGGGTTCCCATATATAGATCAACATGATATAATAGTAATGAGAGATGGTAAGAGATTCATAGTAATAGACCCGGCAAATAAATACTTTCCTGGTACTACTATGATATTACTACAATCTCCTACACTAAGATTAATACCAAGTACTGATACTACACAAAGCATTCAAGTTCCTCCATTTCCAGTTCTATGAGCTACAATATTACCTCAACTGCACTTACCCCTAGTCAAAGACATGGACTTGAAGTATGTGAACATGATAGATTATTTTTAAATACTATCACCATACCTAGAATAGTATATGAAATAATAAAGAGGTATATGCTCACTAATAAACCTTGTGATGTAGGTGTCAGGCTAGCTCAAAAATATAGTGCGATAGAAGCTGAGAGTGACATTCTATTAGCTATTGGTTATGATTGGAAACCTAAGACGATGAGTAAGGTTCCAGCTATCTATGTTCAAAGAGGTGAGGCAGATTTTCAGGCCAAAGTACTGAGACAGGCTATAGCAGGTAATCAACCAGATGGATTAGAGATTAGAGATGTATTTGTTAAATTACCAGTCATCATTACTTGTGTAGCAGCCGAACCAGTAGAGGTAGTTGAAAACTTAGCTGAATACGTTAAACAACCACTATTATATTTTAGACGTACTATTCAACAAGATTTCGGTATTAGAACATTTGAACTAGAAAAGATGTCAGCTCCTGAACTCTTAAAAGAAGGTAAAAACAACTTTTCCATCCAATTAATGCTTAATGTAACTTATAATGATAGTTGGTCTATTACTAGAAACTCACTGAAAATGAAGCATATATCTATTGAGATTTATAATGCAGTGCAGGACTTAATAGAAGAGATTTCGTTATAAAAAGTAGTTGCCTAAGCCAGTATAACAAGATAATATTATAGTAAGACATTTAAGTAATCTAACAAGAGATAAATAATTTTATGGCATATACAGTCCCCCAACTACAGATTAGTCAGCAATTTACTAATACGCCAACTTCTGTAGTAAGCCCACTTTCTGCCTTGATAATTGGTCCCGCTTACACTAATAATTCTATTACTGCTGTAGCTCTGGGTACTGCTGGTACTGGTTACACAGCCCCAGTAGTTGCAGTAACTGATTCAACCGGTTCTGGTGCTGGTGCAATTATTACAGCTAATTGTGTTCCAGTAGGTGCAATTACTGCTGTAGCTCTGGGTACTGCTGGTTCTTTGTATACTCTTCCACCTATAGTTTCAATTGCTGATCCTACTGGTTATGGTGCAGTAATCACATCAAATTTAAGTGGTAATGCAGTTGGTTCATATACTGTAGTTTCTGGTGGATTTAATTATACTTCTCCAGTTATCACAGTAACTAATGCTCCTGGAGATTCTACTGGGCATAACGCTGTTCCTGGTGCTGCAACTCTATCTACTGGTGCTATTACTAGTTATACTGTTGTAAATGGTGGTAATAGTTATCTTACACCAGTTCTGGTGGTTACTGATTCTAATGGTAGTGGTGTAAATGCAGTTCCTGGCACTGTTACTATAAGTTCTTCACCTGTTCTTAATACTGCTTATAGTTCTGCTATTGGCTCGGTCAACACAATAACAGATATCGAAAATTTGTTTGGTAATCCTACTGCTAATCCTAGTGCAAATCCTTTAGCTTATGGTCTTTATTGTGCAGTATTAAATAGTAATAACAATACTGTTTATTATGGTGCAGTTCCTACTAATAACTTGGCTGGCTACAATGCTATTTTAGCCTTGGCTGCTAAATCAAATAATTACTATGGTATTGTACCGTTAACTAATGATGCAACTATTTCTGGAATCAGTGCTGCCGTTATTAGTCATATAAACTCTATGAGTACACCAGCCAATGCTAAATGGCGTACTTGTTGGTTGTCTCCCTCACTTTCTGGTATTGGTAGTTTACAAACACAAATTAATGCATATATTGCAGCTCTTCCAGACGGATTAGCTGAGAATATTAACATTAATACTGGTCCTCGTAGAATACACTATGTTTTCCCTGATACTTATTATATTGGACCTAGTACTAATGTTTCTGGATATTACTTAGCTGCTTCATTAGCTGCTACGAGGTCTGGTGCTGCTCCTAATCAGAGTTTAACCAATACTCAGGTTCTTGGACCTTACTATCTAGATAAACCTTTGTCTACTTTTACTGATACACAACTCAATCAATTAGCTGCGGCTGGTGTCTGGATTGTAACACAGGTAGGTAAAGGTGCTACAGCCTATACTAGACAGCAATTAACTGGTGATAATACTAATCTTAATTTCTCAGAAGATAGTATTACAGCTAACGTAGATAGTATTAGCTATGCACTACAAGCTGCTCTAACTCCATTCATAGGTATTTACAACATTACACCAGCTACGGTTCTTGGAGTTAAAGCTGCTATCAATTCAGTATTGCAATTTTACATGTTGGAAACCTTTACTGAAAGAGCTGGTAATCAATTAATCGGATATACTATTAATAGTATTCAGCAAGACCCAACTTATCTAGACCAGATTGATATTGTAGTTACATTGCAGGTTCCATACCCAATGAACTTTATCACCTTGTCTCTGAGTGTTTAATGAGAATTTTAGTAGCAGGTGGGCTTAAAAACCCAGTATTACTAGATACAACTGAGGCCACAGCATTATTGATAGCTGATGACGAAGGCAGACCAAACGTAATCTATAAAATTCAAGATACTGGTAAAGGTTGGATAAGATTTACTAAAGGTGAAGATAAGAATTTTAGTGAAGTAGCAGCTGATTTAGGCTTAATTTAACAAAATATTTACAGGATAATAATATATGGCAACAAACCAAGACATCTTTGGCAAGCCACAATTTGGAATCACCCATCCAATTACAGCTGACCAGATTTATATACAATGGGAAGGTGTGGATGGTAGTTTTGATGATATTTATCAAGCTACTAATGTGCAGCTTCAATATCAGCAATCAGTGTCTCGTAGATACACACTTTCTAGCCAACAGAATCAAGCAGTTATAATTCCAGGTCGTCCTATAGGTACCATGACGATTGGCCGTTTATTTGTTGGTACTCAGCAAGATATTTTTACTACATTGCTAGGTTGGAATGTCTGTTTAAACCCAGCAACCATTCATATTAATCTTAGTGGTGCAAATGCTACTGATTGTTCTACTTCTACTGGTGCTTTTCAATTAGCTGGTTGTTACGTCACTGCTTACTCATTCCAAGGTAACGCTGATGACCTACAAGTAGTTGATAATATTACTATTGAATTCTTGCAACTACTTACATCTGGCTGGTCTCCTATTAATGTTTCCCAAGATCCTAACTTTCCTCCTACTGGTCCTAGCTAATAATAAGAAATTTGACAACAACCTAGTTTGGCTTTATCCTTTAATAGCTAAACTAGGTTTTATCATTTATGTCTCTAAGTCAACAAGAACTGAGTAAAAATTTCGCCCCCTATCTTAATAGTGATATTTTTAATGCCACTGTAGTTAGTTGTGATCCGGCTACTCATTGTATAATTGTCTCTCCTGATGGTGAGTCTGGATTTATGACTTATCAAGCACATCCCCTTTGTGCTACTTACAGTGCAGCTATGGGATTTAATGAAACTATCTTACCTGGAGTTGGTTCTAGAGTATTGTGTCAAGGTAGAAGTGGTGATAGTACAATATTAATTGGCACTATTCCTAGTCCTGAATCCAATGGTGTTTTAGCTTCCTCAGTTTTAGCTAATAAAGCAATCCTGGCTAGTAGGGAGCCGGTACATGATTCAGTTCATAAAACTGGTTATGCCTCTCATATAACTAAAGGTGCAGTATTAAATAATAATCTACCTACTGATACTGTGCAGGGTGAGAAAGTTATTGCCAATGAATTTGGTGTAATGATGGGTTTATTTAAGTTATTTGCTAATCTCAAAGCTTCTGAACTATCACAAATTCAATGTCACTTTCTGGATGATTTGGTTAGAATTATTAGTCATAACTTTCAACATTATACAGCTTTGGGTGAGTTAAGAGTATTTCATGATGGACAAGGAATCCATCTTGAAATTGGCGCTACTCATGATCCAGATGAAAGTATGGGGAATTCCGTCAATCCTGCTATATCACCTACCGATCCACAAACCGAATCTAATTTATCAAGATTCTATAAATTATCTTCTGACCAATTAAATATGTTGGAAAGAATGAAAGTATTTGTAGGTAAATTAGGGCAATTTGTGAACTTTTTAATAGTTAAACCTGCTAATATACCTCACACTTTGGACGGAACTGTACCTAAAACACCAGATACCGGTTTGCTACAAGTTAAAGCAGGATTAGACGGTACACTCATTCTTAGAAGTGCCAATGGTATATATTTGGAGAAAACTGATTGGATTAGAGTACCACATAGAATTAGAACTCCAGAAGACCCTACTGGTGATGCTGGTGATCTATTAGATTATCCTACTACCGAAGATTATACATTTACTGATACTTATACTGCACTAGATGCAAATTACAATGACACAGCTTTTCTTTATTATCTACAGCTGAAAGATTATCTAGCTTATATCAATGAAGAGATAGGTTATGCTAATTTTAAAGCCCAGACCAAGGATTTCTATGTTAATGATGATATTACTAAAGAGACAGAGTTAAATAATATCACCTTTGTAGATCCATTAACTGGTTCTAGTTTTAAAAAGAATAAGAGTTGCATAGCTTTAATGAAGAATGGTGGAATAAGTCTTTCTGATAGTTGGGGTAGTGCTATTAATATGGAAGGTGGCAACATCTATATTCAACCAGCCAAGGATTTAATAGTTCAACCTAATCGAAATATTATAGGTAAGGTTGGTGGTAATATAAGTATTGCAGCTCAACAAGATATAGATTTAAGCAGTACTTCTGGTGGTATGAGAGTAAAGACAAACTTGGCACAATATCTATATAGTAGCCAAGGCGGGATAGTATTACATACAGATGGTCAGGACTTTACCAACAATGTATCTACTTATCCTAACTCAACTGTAATATCTAGTGTATCTGGTATTGTAATAAATGCTCCCAATTCATCAATAAGTGCTAACGCTAGTCAAATAGGATTAAATGCCAGCAATTCACTCATAGCTACTTCTCCGGACGCAATTATTCAAACTACCAATGATCTACTACTATTAAGTGATCAAAGCTTATATCTATCTAGTAATGTAACTGGTGTATTTGCAGACCAGGAAATAATAAGCTTTAGTAATGGGTCAAATGTAATGATAGGATTGTCTCAAAGTTTAGTTGGTATTAAAGGACAATACTTTGGGGCAGCTAACTTTGGTGGTGGAGAAATTCCAGTAGAAGGATTATTACCTCAATCTAACAAGTTCATAACCCAGGTACAAGCAGTGGTAACTCAATTAGAGGCTACAAACACAGCTAAACTACTAGATGTATTTAGCACTCCTACACAATACAATACTATCAAATTTCAATTTCTACCTAGCAGTTATTATGAGTTGGAAGCTTCTGATGTTATTCCTCAAACCGTATCCCAGCAAATTGATGCCTTGTTAAATGAAAACTTAAATAATTGGATTGAAACCCCGGTAAATAATACTTATCCTTATCCAGGTAATGATAATGCTCAAACCTATATCACCATACCTTTAAGTAATATATCAAATACCGATCTAGCAAACAAAGCAGTGGGATTAATCTCCCAAGAACAACCTTTCGCCGTTAAAAATATATTCACAGATTATAAATCATTTTAAATATGGAAGACCTAATATTACCTAATACACAGACAGATCAATTAAAAGAAGTAAAAGAGAAGTTAACTGAAGCGGAGAAGGAGCAATTCTTTAAAGCTTTCTTAGCAGATAAACCTTATGTAGCAGAGGAAACTCTTTTTAATGGAAAACTAACAGCCAAGTTTAAGACATTGAATATGGCTGAAAGCAATCTAGTCATGCTACAAATGCAACTAGACAAAGAAAATGGTACAGCCAAGGATAATGATGCTTACCTTATTAAAGTTATTCAATATAGAATAGCAGCTAGTTTAATAGAATTAGATAAAAAGCCATTTAACGCTGGTATAAATGAAACCAGCAATCCAACTGACCTTAAAACTGGCACAACTTATTTGATTGAAAAACTCAAGATAATGGATAACTGGCCTACTTTCAAAATTAGTGGTATAACAGCAGCTTTCCAGAGCTTTGAGAAGAAAGTCAGGGCATTGACTGAGGAAAGTTTCAAAGAAAATTTTTAAATAGCCGTCGCGCCATAGCTATAACTAGAGGGTATGTTGGCGGCTTGACTAGTTTTGAATATCCCATGCCGTTTAGCCGGCTTAGGGAGGATTACCTAGTAAATTATCTAGAAAATCAAGTAGTGGCTGAATTGTTAAAGGTTCAGGCATTAATGTTGTCTAGTCTTCTCCCTCTTTCAGGTAAATCCAAAGATATAGCTAAGAATGTGTTTGATAAGTATGAAGCTTATTGTGGAATAGTTTTGCCCAACAACAAAAAATTGGCTAATATTAAGGATATACCTAAGACTGAAATTAAAGCAATCAAAGATAACTTGGCAGCTATGAAGAAGTTAATGCAGCAACCTAAAGCAGTAACTAATAAGAAGTTAACAAAGAAACCTCCTAAACCTTAATGGGACATTTTATATATTTACCTGGTGAACAACCTGCAAGTCTAGCTCAATTTGCAGGGCTTCATTCCTATTCTACTGGGGCAGGTTACGGAGATAGACTATCTTTTGGTAGTGGTAGCTTGCTTACAGCCTTAATGGGTAATATGATGGCTCCTATACCTTCTCCGGGTACTCCTGAAGGTATATATGATGCTATGGCTCAAAGGCAGCAGAGTATTCAGATGATGCAGATAGCTAGAAATACTGTTGCTAGTTGGAGGCCATTTCAGAATTTAGGCGGTTTAAATCAAAATAGTCTACTAAGTACGGTAGCTACTAGTATGATGAGCAATCCAGATGGTATTGCTGCTACTTTAATGAAGCCTTTCTTAGGAGGTAACCCTATACAAGCTCAAATGGCCGCTTTCGCTAACCTACAAGGCATTGGAGCTGCAGGGTTAGGTAAAGTCACTGGTACTAGTATTGGAGAGCTTAGAGGGGCTGCAGACGCTTTTGAGAAGTACTTCTATAATCAACAGAATACTGGTATTAAACTAGCCCCAGACAGCCTTAAGCAAATTACTGATGCTGTGGAGAAGGGTGCTAAAGCTGGCATATCTAAAGGTACGGAAGATTCTTTTAAGATTACTAGAGGTGTAAATTATACTAATACTTTGGGCTTTAGTTATGAGAATTTGATGGGTGCTAGAGATGAGATGATTAGAAATGGTCTGGTAGGTGGAAAGGGATTTACTGATTTAATAAAGATAAGTGAACAATTTGGTGGGAGTAATAATGCCGGAATACCCAAGTTATTAGATGCTGCTAGATCTGCTTTTGGTAATGACTTAAGTGGCAAGCAATTAGCAGATAGATTAAGCTCATTTGTAGGATACAGTAATTACAATCTCAATACTACAGCTGGTCAGACAGCATTAGAGAATAATCTACGTACTTTAAAAGCCACTGCTAGAGTAACTGGTATTAGTTACGATACTATGCTGAATGTTATAGGTCAGGCACAAGGAGTAGCAGGAAGTAATCCTCTATTATCTCATTTAGGTGGTGCTGAATTAGGACCCATGGCTAGTGAGGCAGCTTTAAGGACTATGGTGATGGCTTCTGGTATGACTGGGCAAGATGTTCGTTATTTAGGTGGTACTGCTAATATGTTTAGAAGTACTATTGAGGGGAATTTAAGTAGTGCTGGACAAGGTATATCTACTCAATTAGCCGCTATGCACACTTACTTTCAAGGTAATGGAACTGTGCAACAAGCAATAAGAAATTATGCCGTATCTGGTAATAAGACTGCTGGTGGTTGGCAGGCATTTCAAGAAAGTATAGCTAGAGCAACTGGTGTAAATGCTGTGGATATGCAGAGATATACCCAATACAATCCTGCTGCTACTAGATATGGTTTTCAAGATGCTCCGGAAATATTAAAAGCTGGTGGACAAGCTCAAGTACAAGGTTTACTACAAGGTATAAACTTATTCTATGGTAATAATAGTTATGGTAAATATGCTGCTGGTTTGATTAGAAGTGGTAATTTTAAGCAATTGTTAACTGATAGAAGATTAAATCAAGGGGAATTTGGACCGGCTTGGGAAGATGCTTTATCTAAAGGGTATCTTTATGATTATGCGGTAGCTAATAATAGTACATTTGCTAAACAAGATGCATTGTTAAGAAATAGAGTACAATCTACTATATTATTAGATAAAACTGTATCTTATCATATGGGTAAAATGAATGCCCCTACTATGCAAAGAATGATTCAGTCTTTGTTTAGTGGTGATTTGAAAGATAAGGGTATTTCATCCATGTTTGAAAGTTTGGGATTCTCAAAAGATAATACTGTAACTGCTGGTATAATGAAAAATGTAGACCAGATACAGAAGTTAACAGGTGCTAATTCTATAGAGAATTTAATGCTTGTATCTGGAGCTAAAGGACCAGCTGCTAAAAATGTAGCTACTTTTGCAGCTTTAGCTCAGAAATTTGGAATAAAATCCAGTGCTATACAAGACATATTAAAGGCTGGGCCAAGTGCTGATGCATTGAAAAAACTAGTAGCTAATCCTGCTAATATGGATTCAGCTTCAGCTCAGCAATTATTCACCGCTACCCAACATATGGTTAATGGTGGAACGTTATCAGGTTATGTTGGAGATTTTTCTCAAGGTAGTATTGCTGATTTCTTAAAACAACCTTTAGTTGGAGCTACGGTAGATGCGTTAGGGAATACAGCTCAAAGGAATAAAGGTTTCAATGATATGTTGATGGGTTGGGCTTCAGACCTTCAAAAAGGTGGTGGGGAAGGTGGTCAGTTAGGTAAGGCTATTAGTAGCCTTGGTAGTAATGCTTGGGATGTATTAAATGGTATACAGAGTGAGGCTGGAATGGGTTATGAAAAAAATAAAAATGGTAAATATGTATTAACTGGAGACACATTAAAGTTTGGCTTGGGCATAGGTAAAGATTGGGGGAAAGAATTTGATTCAGAAGATGCGGCTAAAAAAGCTGCTGAAACCGTACAAGCCATAGCTGGTTCTAATTCTACTGTAACAGGATTAGTAGGAGAAAAGACCCAAGCTGATGCAGATAGTCAGGCAATTAAGGATAGTGCTGTGAAACAAGCAAGTGATATGGATGGTATAAAAAATGGTATTGCTAGTTTAGTCACGCAATTACAACAAATAAACAGTACCTTAACCAACATGTAAACGTAATATGGCTGCTATATTTTATACAATCCCTGATAATGGTAACAGTGTCTTTCAAGGAGGAATAACTGTAAATAACTCTGTTCATATACCATTTCTCACCAATCTTATTAATCCAGATGCTATGTTAATAGTTTGTGAAGTAAGCATTCAGAATAAAGATACGGTACAATACTTTTTAACCTTCAATGATTTGGTTACCTTCTTTTATTTCGGTAAAGGATTGGGTAGTTTGTCTATTAGTGGGTTAATTGCTGGTTCCTGTTTAACTTCTTCTTCACAATTCAGTTATAATGGACCTACAAACTATCCTGGAGTAGATCAGTTAATGAATGTAATAGGAAATCAATTAAGAGGCAAGTCACAACAGATAACCTTTGGAAATACTACATTCTGGTGTGTATTATCCAGTTTCTCTTTTAAGGCTTCATCCGAGTCTTCAGCCATAAACTTTGTAGAGTATAACCTGCAATTCGAGATTGTAGATCATACTTTGCCATCACCAGTATTTATTTCAAACTGTTAATATGTCATACATTAATAATTTTAGAACTAGATTGATGAATATTACTCCCACTAATATAGCTGGAGAATATATTGATTCAACCTTTACAACCATAACTTTACCTACACAATTAAGCAGCTTCTATAGTTTATTGTATCCATCCAATACAGAGACTGATATTCTTACCAGAACTAATGCTTATACTCAGTTAATAGTTGCTTGTAAATTAGATCAGGTTTTTAAACAAGTAGATCCTAGAATAGCCTATACATTACAAGATTTAGCAGTGTTTCAAACTACTCCGCCAAATTTAATAAGTGTGGCTTCAAGTGTCATTGGTAATATAACTACTACCAATATGTTAAATTACAATACCAACTATCCTTTATATTTGGATATATATGAAAATGGCACTACTAATTTGCAAAAATTGGCTGGGCTAATCTGTAATTATTCATATAAATTAGGTTAAAGATGAATACAAATGTACAGATAACTTTGAGCAGCACCGACCCGATTATAACTGCTATTATCCCAAACTTAAAGGTATTAGGAGCTTCTATATCTTATGGAATAAATAGGTTGCCTGTAGCTCAAGTAGATGTAGATCCATCAGGACTGCAAACTTTCTGTGACTTTGATAACTACCGTAGAAGAGATCTTACGGTAACTATAAAGACTGGTGGGTTATCCTATGATCCTGGTTGCTTACAATTTAATGGCTGGTTGGATGGTGTTAATATATCCCAACATCCTGGTAGCTTATCTTCGGCTTTAATAATCAAGCATAAGTTTGTATTGTTGAATGAAATTTATCCTAGAATATTAGGACTCAACGCCGGTACTGCTAATATGTTTACGGTCCAACAACCAGTAACTTATGAACCTAATCAATTTGGACCAGCTTCAGCCAATACTCAATTCTTGACCAGTGATTTACCTTTATATGGCATATTTAGTGGACCACAATTTACACCTGACCTGACATTACCTATTATTCCATTTATTATTCAATTATTTAAAATTGTAGTAGTATATCAAGCAACTACTGGTGTTCTACAAGTAGCTAACAGTTATTTAAACATACAAAATGCTTTAGGCAAGGTTATCGAAGCCCAACAAATAAATGCCAATAATCTATTACCAGTTGTTAAGAATCTCTTAAATCAAATTAATACAAGTTATACTTCAAATGAGGTATTACAAGCTAGTAATACCTTATTAAGTGCTGGTAGTCCGACCATCGCCTGTTCCATCATAAGTGCCATGTCTGGTCTGGATGATACAGTACTTAATTCAATGATACGCTTTATAGGACAATATGGTTCGACATTTGTAGTTGGTAATAAAACTGCCTTTGTTGTTCCTGAAGCGGCATATCTACAAGTTACTATAGATCCTTCACTACTAGTCAATAAAAGGTCAATACAAAGAAATGTGGCTTACCCTGCTGATTATGATTCTTTTAACTTTAATGATAATGGAGAGAATACGATTAAAGGCGTATATGTAGTACCAGATACAGTAGGTTTGCAAGGAACTTGGGCAGTTGGAGGGGTTAATGTATTAAATGGTTATTATATAGATCCTGCTCCTAATACCTTAGGTAATATTGTAGTAAAAACACTACCTCAGTTAGCGGAATCATACGTTAGTAGGATAGTTACTCAAGGTAGTATGGCTATTCAGACAAATATAAAAAATGGAGATAATTTGATAACTAAAAAAGTGGAAACTGAAGAAGCTACTGATAATTTCATGGCTAATAAGAGCCAGATACTGGCTGAACGGGATAATATTTTATCATTCTTAAATGCCTGGGCTCAAGGTGAATATTGTAGAATAAAGTATGGCGATAGAGTTGGTTCGATATCAATGCCATTTAACAATAATTGGACTCCTGGTGCTCCTGGGGCTGCATATACTAATCATCCTGGTACTTGGGTTCACTTTTACGTAACTGAAGTAAGTCATTCATTTCAAGTAACTCCTGGCAGTGGTAATGCATCAACCAATGTAAACTTTAACGGGGGAAGACCTGGTAAATCAATTAGTTCTGGCTTAACTTCTGTGCCTCTATATAATTATACATATGCTAATAGTCAGGATTTTTGTAACCATTTTGTAACTGATATATCTCCTAGTTAATATGAACGATATTAAAAAACTTTTAGCTGACTACGATAAAATGATAAAATATGAAGCTGGAAAATATAGTAAGTTAATTCCTTATGAAGTAGTATTGGCTGAGGCATATAAGTTAGCTCATAAAGCAGCTGAGTCATTTGATCCTTCTAAGAATATTAAATTCAGTACTCATCTTACTAATCAATTGAAGAAGCTTAGTAGAATATCAACTTTATATGGTGCTGCAGTGAGATTGCCTGAAAATAAACAATTTAAATCACAGCACATTAATGAGGCGGAACTATATCTAAAAGATGAATTAGGTAGAGAACCATCAGCTATGGAAGTAAGTGAGTATACACATATACCATTGGTTCATGTAAATAAGATAAAACAAAACAAAGCCAATGAAGTTAATCTAAGTAGTTTAACACATACTCCAGTCTTTTTAACTAATCAAAATGATGATTGGCTTCATTTTGTATACCATGATTTATCAGATTTAGATAGAGTAATATTTGAATATAAAACTGGTTTTAATAATAAACCTACATTAAATAACGAAGAGATAGCTAAAAAATTGAATATCTCTACCAATACTGTAATAAGTAGGGTAAAAGTTATAGGAGATAAAGTTAAATCTGGTTGGGAGGATGATGAATAATGCCTCAAACATATACACAATTAGCAGAATCTATTAGAACTTGGTTAAGTGATACATATACTTCAATGTATACTGATCCTACTGAAAGACAGTGGTGTTTACTAGGAATAACTGATATACTTACACCAAGCAATATAGATACTTATTTTGATTCAAGTGTCCCTAATAAAGCATTTGATGCCCAAGTAGCAGCTGTGGCACAAGCTAAAACATTAACCAATGTACCAGTAGCCCAACTACAACTAGAAGCAGATAATATATATAGTCTAGCTAAATCAATGGTGTATAGACATCAACCTAGGCTGAGAAATTATCGGGATGATATTGAGAATAAAGATATTAGAACCTCAACATCCATAGCAATAAGTTTAGGTAGATATAATTTGTTACAAGCAATAATGAAAGGTACTTAATGCCAGTCTCAGGAACATCAGTAGATTATAGTGGTAGACTAGTTGATATGTATATTTCTGGTACTTTAAATCCATTAAGTACCGCTACTCAGAATATTACTTATTCATTTGGCTATCCTACTCAATATATAGCTGGGGTACAAAAGTTAATACAACGTTATATTATAAGTCTTATAAATTCAGGATTTGTTGAAGATTTGATAGGGTTATCCAGTAATAATATACAGACTGCCAAGAATTTATTTAACAACTATAATGCTATTGTTATTCAAAACTTTAAGAGTTATCAGAATAGTCAAACACCCTCTTTATTCTTGGATGAACAGTTAAGCACAGTGCAACTAAATAACGTGACCAGTACTGGGACATATGTAAATTATTCCATGACTTTAACTACTCAAGCAGGTACCACAGTTACAGTTTTATTACCTTTACCACTTTAATTTATGTCAGAAACAATTGCCCAGACTTTAGCTAGATTGACTGCATTTATACAATCATCAGCACCTACTCTTGATTTATCTCCAGGTTCAGTATTTAGTGAGCTAATACTAGGTTTGGAATCTCAAATACAGAATCAGGTATATAATGATATTGATGCTATATCTACAGAACAAGCTATTAGTCAAGTCATCAATAGCTTAACACCTACTTACAGCTCTATAATAGATCAAATTGCTAGTAATTATAATGTAACTAGAATTCAAGGAGCGGCAGCTGCTGGTAATATTAAAGTATTCACTTCTGCACAAAATGCCAACACTTATGTTTTACCTAGTGGGACTTCGTTTACCCAACCAGCTCTAGGCTATACTTATCAAACTACTAGTCCGATAACCTTAAATTCTGGTTCATTCATACTTCAAAATGGTTTGTATTACTTTATCATACCTGTTTATGCTACTACGATAGGTATTCAAACTGCAGTATCTAATCTAGCTCCATTCATACTAAATGCTACTAGTGCTATTCCAAACTATGTAAATTCAGTGGCTTATGGCACTTTCTCACAAGGTATTAATCAAGAAACAGACCAACAACTTATTACTAGATTCAGAACTGGGCTGGCTACAACAAATCTATTAACTGCTGCTAGTATTAATAATCAATTAACTCAGTTATATCCCAGCTTTAGAGGGGCATATTTAGCAGATACAACTTCTCCAGTAAATATAAGAAGTCAAAATAACCTTCTAAATATAAAAGTACCTGGTTGTGTAGATGTATATGTTAAAAATGACATTACTATTCCACAAACAAGCTTCCAAATAGTTGGTTCTTATGATTCAATCAATGCAGTCTGGGATGTTACTATTCCAGCTACTCAAGCTCCTGGATTTTATAGAATAGTTAATGTACAGGATGCAGCAGCTACAAACTTAGCTTATTTACCATTTACAGTTACTTATGGTTATGATAATACTACTCCTAGTCAGATAACCACACCTGCTCAAGCTAGATATTCCATTTATCAGACCGCAACTTTAGCTATTACTTATGTACCTCCTGTAATGAGTCAGCCGTTTACATTCAATATAACAGCTATTGCTCCATTTAATCTAAGTCCTACCCAAGCACTGTTTTTAAACAATAATAATAGGATTCCTTGTACCGATTATCTAGCTAAAGGTATTATTCCTTGTAATGTTAGCATGTCTATTTCTATTGTAAGAAATAATGTAACTGATGTAATTAATGTATCTGCTATCCAATCTGCCATATTTAATTATGTCAATAGCCTGCCTATCGGAAGTTCAGTAGCAGTAAGTCAAATAGTCAGTATTTGTCATCAGTTTAATATAGCTAGAGTAGATTTACCTATATTGTTAAATGGACAAATACTAGCTCCTTATGATGCAAATCAAAACGCTACTGATGAAAATATTATAATTGAAGGAAATGACTTCTTAGAGATACCTACTACATTAACTCAATATGGTGTCTCTCCAGCAAATACAATGTTCTTCTTAAGCTATTATAATGATTCTGGGACACAAAATATTAATATAACTGTTAAATGAGCTTCTTAAGTTACAATCAAGATATTTATCCTGGTAACAATGCTACCGATAGTAGATATTTGTTCAATTCTCTAGGCTATTTCTGGCAGCGAGTATTTAGTGAGCAACAAGTTATTACTGGGTTGACTTCTGGGCAAGCAGCGGCAGCACAACAAGCATATACTAACATGCTTGAATTGATTAATAGTTATAGTAGTAAACAGATAAGTATATTTGATCATCAAAATTGGTATCCTATTTACATATATTTATCGGCAATGGATAATAACACCTTATTATTTGGTGAAAATGTATTGTTTGGAGCTGAAGTGATGGGGAATCCGTATTTATTCGGAGCCCCCATACCTGAAGATACCAATGTTTATAGTGTAATTCTACCTAATAGCTTGATGTTAACTTCTATTATAGTAGATCAGATAATCAATCCTAACTATGTATGGGTTAATGGTCAGAACTTTCAATTAATAAATGAAAGGTTATTCTTTTATGGAAACCCTTTTACCATACCTGGGGTAACTCCAACTATCATCTATAATTCTGACGGTACAGATTCTGGAGATAGATTACTTACTCTATGGTGTTATAATGCGGCCATAGATAGTGAGAGTTTAAAATACAATATAGGTTATTTATTCGGCCTTGATGTCCCTCATTCAGAACTAGGTAAACAAGTATTAGCAAGTGTAGTACAAATGTTTACTAATGGACCTACCATAAATGATCTAAAAGCAATTGCTCTTAGTAGTCTAGGCTTGCCGGTCATTACTCAGCAATCAACTATCCAATCCATATTAAGTGATAATGGATATAATGTATTTGTAACTAATACTGGAGCTTATAGATATCCAAATACATATACCATCAAACCTGGTATAATTGTAAGTTCTGTATTGAATATAGGTGATGTTCCAGTAGAAGTAGTAGAAGTATATGATGAAGTAAATACTGCTAATTGGTGGCAGACACAATTAGGTATTAATATATCTACGCCTACAACTAGATATGTAATTGACCCTACACATCAATCAGGATTATTAGTACCTGTTACTGGATTATCTCTGGTTCCTTTAGTATTACCTGCTAGTATGATATTAGTCTCTGCTAATTATTCAGTTCAATTCAATAATGATCTGGAACCAATCTCTTTGGATAATAATGGATTTCCTATCTTCCCAGTAATAGGCAATCCAACTGACGTAGCTAACTATCAAGCATCATTAAAAAATACAGCATTTTTAAACTTGGTTAATACTCAAATATCCCCACCTCTATCCAATTCAAATCCAGTTAATGTAATTAATCCAGTAAATTTCATATTTAATTGCATATTAAAGAGTTGTGCCGCTCTATTAAGGATAAAGTTCTTTACTACTGACCAAGTTGCAGCATTTCAACAATATTTCGAAGCAGTAAAGGATATGCTGCCTCCTAATATATTCTTGATAGTTTTATGTGATATTGGTAATGTTGGAGATGAAATTTACCAGATGAATACTGAAGTGATCGATGATGGAATGAGGACTTATCAACCACTACAAAAGACTAACGATTTAGTATCATTTAACTCAGGTTCAGGATTGCTGATTAAAGATATGAGTCCGAGCCGGGTTATTGTAACTAATCCTATTTCACCAATTACTGGTGTGAGCTTAACTATTGCATCTTAAAACATTGAGATGCTAGAATAAAACTGTTATTATCATTATTATGGACTATTTAGATAAAGCCTATACTGTAAATAAAGATGCATTTGGTAGAGTTCGGATATGGCGTGTTAATCCTGAAGGTAGTAAAGAACTGATACTTGAACAACAGAACACTATTGTTTTAGGTGGAGCAGACATTACAGCCAAAGCATTGAGTGGATTACCTAATACTGGTATTACTCATATGTATGTAGCTAATGATAATGTAGGGGCTATTCCTACAGTAACAGTCAATGATACGGTAACTAGTTTTGGTAGTACATTTACTAGAATACCATTAACATTTTCACCCAACTATTCAAATGAAGCAGGTTATACATCAAATCTGGTCTATTTTAGTGTGTATATTACAGGTTCTACAATACCTAATGGAAATTTTATTACTAGTTTGGGTCTTGTCAATGCTAGTGTTCCGAGTAGCTCTTCTGGTGATAAGCTATTTTCTAGAATTGCTTTTAGCCCTATTACATATAATAGTACTCAAGGATTAGTAATTACTTGGGGATTAACTTTTCGTGCTTCTTAAAATATGAGTACATGGACTGCAAATGTGCCGTTATTTACAGACGGTGTTAGTATATTGAATCAAGCTACGGTTAATCCTGTAGTTACTGCACTAGCTAATAGAGATCAATATCTATTTGAAATGCTGAATAATAAGTCAGATAAGACTGTATTAATCAGTTATAACCAACCTATTTATGGTAACCTAGCTCCAGGCACACCAGTTTACTTTAATAACTCTAGTGGGCAGGCAGTCTTATATCCTGCGCAAGCTGGATATTCACCTGATAGTACCGGTCATCTAATTCCTGCTACCTCTGCCTTTATATTTGGTATAGTAGATGATATATATGAAGGGCAAACCGGTCCTGTAGTATATGGTGATATTTATGTAAGAGGATTGATAAGTGGTATTGATTTTAGTCAGGTACTAGATACTGCAAGTTTAGCTGAAGGGACTTTACAACCTGGACCACTTTATCTCTCTAGTAATGAGCCTGGTAAATTAACCATCTATCCTAGTGGTGCTGGTATATTTGTAGGTTATTATATTGGTTCAGAAAGCCTGGTACTAGCTCCTAACATTGATTCTTTAAATCAACTATATTTTAATTATAGAATAGAAGTCCCTCCTCTAGTAGCTGGTACACCGTCATTACCTAGTGCTGACAATGGTTCTTTATTTGTATGGCATAATACTACTACTGGTCTTAATTATACTATTAGTAGTGTTAATAACCCACCCCAACTAGCCTGGGTTGTTACCGCTACTGCTATTAATGCTAACAATAATGGAGCAGGTTTAATCTGGACCGATCCTACTAATGGACTTAATTATACTATTAGCTGTGTCAATAACCCACCCCAACTAGCTTGGGTACTAACCGGTTCTCCCAATACTAATAACGGAGCAGTGATGGTATGGAATAATACAACTACTAATCTAAACTATACTATTGAAGCTATTGGTGCTCCTCCCCAACTAGCCTGGCTTACAACCTCAGTTAATACTAATGTTTGGACTATTATTCATAATCCAAATGCTACTACTGACATGACTAATAAAGTAGGTTGGGTTAATGCTTCAGATGCTCAATCAGTACTATTAATCACACCGCCTACTAATGCTCAATTCTATTATAATCTTCCTACTGCTGCAGTAATTATTGCAACTACAGAAGATAATACTCAACCCTATTATTTGACAGCTCTGCAAAAAGATAATGCTTTGGAATTGTTGAATGCTTTACCAGCTTATCCAGTAGCTTATACCATGGTTTTCATGAATGGTATATTACAGACCTTAAATGATACTGACCACCCTAACGGAGCTTATATTATAGATGAGAATGGATTATGGTGGACTCAAAATCAAATCAATTATGTACCTTGGTCAGGAAGTCCAGGTCCAGTAGATTTGCAATTGCTTATAACCAAGCTTAATCCTAACTTTAGTGATAGTGTAGTTACTAGTCTAACACCGACTAACTCAGCTTTAACCATAACTAATCCTGCCGGTCAACCTGCTACGGTAGGGAATTTAAATATACAGCTACAACTTCCTATTACTAATATAGGAAGTACTGGTAATGGAACTGCACTACAAAGTATAGCTTATAATACTTCTACTGGATTAACTACTACACAAACTGCACCAGTAATAAATAGTGTAGTGGTAGGACCTGGATTAGTAGTTACGCAGAATATACCAGGTCAATTAGTCCTTTCACTTAGTAATTTCTCATTAACCGGAGAAGTTGCCGATATTGAGCCAGAAGAGGCAGATTTTATATATAAAGGACTTAATGCATATCTTAGACTAAAGAATCCTATAGTTAATCAAAAGCTGGGGTTTGTAGGCAAGTTTATGGTGCCTGCTACTATACCAAGTAATACGCCAATCTCTATTCAATTAGTATGCTTTACTGATAATAATACGGTTGGTTCTGGTACGGCTGCCTTTACATTTGAATATGCAGTAAGCTATAATACCTCTTCCATATCAAGTGCTACAGTATTATCTAATGTAAGTATACCTGGTTCACTATTCCCTAGTTTAACTCAGACTACTATTTATACTGATTCAAACAATAATCCTTATTTCACTATTCCAGCCTCTGCGTTCTCAGGAGGGTCATATGTAAACTTCAGAATAGCTAGAGTGAATTCTAACTATAGTAATTCCATAGGTATACTTGGTGTTCTTTGGATAATTGCATAATATGGTAACATTAGATTATCTTAACACGAATTCACTACGTAACTACCCTATTAAGGATGGTTGCTCTAGAACTTCTGTGGATGGATTGTTTACTATTCCGAACAGTTTAATTGTAGATTTGGTATTATGTAATCCAGGTACAGTGAGTTTAAGCCTTTATATTTCTGCTGTATCTGTCTCTCCTACAAATTTATCTATTGAAATATCTGATCAAACTTTAGGAGAAATGGGGGTATTTCAAACTACATTACCACTAACTAACTATAATACTGATTTATCTTTGATTCCTGGTTCAAACTTCCCCTCAGCTACTGGGAATATTACTATTGGTTCAGGAGATGATTTAGTAGATTTAGTATCAGGAAACTTTATCTTTAGTTATACTGCTACAACTTTATTAATGAGAGTTTATAGTCCTAGTAATCCAGGACTTAGCTGGATATCATTTAGTGATGTTAAAGGCAATACCTCAACTCAAACTGGCTATGTACAAATTGATGGTCATAGTAACATCCAATTCAGACTAGGTAGTGGGGTAGTCTATATAGATGCTGGTGAAGATTTAGGACTAAATAAAATTTGTGTTTCCAATCAAATCCCTATTACTACTATTAATGGGGTGCCTCCTAATTCAGATGGTAATTTTACGCTAATTCCTGAGCAATGTGTAGCATTAACAACTGCACAATTCGGTTTATCTATTGCTGATAATTGTGGCCAGACTTGTTTGGGTTGTACAGCTATAGAAACACTAACTACTCAAGTAAATAGCTTGGAGACTAGTGTGATCAATATAAGAAACTTTACAAATAACCTGCAAGCTGCTATTACTCAAGCAACAACATTACTGAACTACCAATGTCAGTGCTAATCTATGCAGGTTTTAGAATATCAAAATGAATGTAGCCAAATTCGCTATCCATTCCGGGATACAGCTACATTAATATGGAGTAGTGGCGGTAATAGTGGAGTTCTGCCTAATAATGTTATTGTCGATGCTCAATTAATAGCTCTGGATAGTGTATTTTCCTCACTATCCTTAACAACAATAGTGTATAGTTCTATTTCCTGGATATTTAATTTCACTGGTTCAGCAAGCTTATCAATAACGGTACCTATACCTAGTCCTGCCTGTATAAGTACATTTAATATAAGTACTTCTACTAAAGTATTATATGTAGATATTAACGTTACTGCATTAACAACTTATTTTACTGGATTATCTTACGGAACTTATACCTTTGATGGTAGTTGTTCAATCTGTTTATCTTGTGTAAAACTACTACCTCCTAATATAACTAGAATAGCTTTGATTAATACTACTAGTTTAGGAATAACTACTATATATGATACCGGAGCTATACTAGTACCTGGAACTGGATTGGCTTTGAGTGAAGGAACAAATCTTGGCTTTACCACTACACCTAATACTTGTACTTTTGATGTTAATCAAGGGTTAGGCCAAGGACAATATGATAATTGTCCTGCTAGTAGTGCAATCTTAACTATTAATGAGGTTGAAGCTGATAGTACGGGAAATTTTGTGTTAACTAATGATGGCTGCTATTCTTCTTATGCAGGAATAAGTGGATTACATCTACAAAATATATGTAACCCCGAATGTACTGCAGCTAATATAATCAATTTTGCTGACTACTATAATAGAGTTACAGATTTAACAACTCAGATGGCTGGTTATGCTAATACAACTAATACCAATTATAATACCTGGCTTACTAACTATACTATAACTCAAAATGCACAGCTACAACCATCTACTCCATATATATTAGCTCAGGCCAACAGTATTACTAATATAGTTAATCAATATCATACCATCGTTGTAGGTGTGTATTATTCTACTAATTCAGCTATAACTACTTCATTATCACTATCTTTAAATACCTCTGAGTTTACTATAGTAAGTGGAACTTATTATTTAGTGGAAGATAATACTAAGAAGGTTCAGCCTACCCCAGTATTTTCATCCAGTACTGCTCCATTATTCAATACTTCATTTAATTGTGCCACTACTACATTAGCTGGACTGACTTTACAAGAAGCGGCAGTATCAGGCATGTCCCATTTAAATCAAGGAACTGCTTTATATGATGCAACCTTTTTATTAACTACTAGTAGTGTTGGGATAAGTGGATTTGTTTTGCCTTTAAACCCAAGTAATTTTAACTTCACACTAGCTTATGTAGTTCAATACATCTATTCAGTTCCAGGTAACATATTATCACCTATAGCTTATCAAGTAGTATCATTTGATTTAGGTTTTCTAGATCCAACTAATACTACTGGAAATTTAAGCTTGGCAGTTTCAGGAATAGTAGGTACAGTAACTCTTAATCAGACTATATTTGATGGAGTTACAGCTAGTCATAGTGGTTCTGGATTTACTAGTTTAAGTATTAATCCTGTAAATAGTAATCATTATTACTTAACTCTAACCTGTGCTGCAACTTTAAGTGGTACATATCCCATAACTTTTACTACTTCTGGAGTAGGAAGTGCTAGCAAGACTGTGAATATAGTGCTAATTTAATATGGAATTAAATTTTATACAGAGCAATTGGTTAAGACAATATCCGTTTAGGAATTTTAACGGTGGATTTGATTCTTATAATAATAAATTACCTACCGATATTATAGTAGGTTTAAAGATAAGTTGTCTATTATCAGATTTAGATTTATATATTAACAAGATTGTAACTGATAATGGGAATATAGGGATTACATTTGCAGGTAATAATGGTCCAATAGGTTATGCTAATAGTGTAATTACTACAAATAATCAAAACTTAATCATCTATAACTTTAATGAAGGAGTGATAGGAAATGTTACGATAGGGAATAGTGCCAGAATCATGCCTAAGCAAACATTCTCGTTTAACAATACTAATGGATTGATTGAAGGAAGCACTATTACGATTATCTCACCACCTCTAGTAACTGGTATAACTATCAAAGGTACAACTATGACGGGTGCTATTACATTGACCAGTACTAGTCTTGGTATAAATACAGGTTCAGAACTAAATCTATCTGTCCTTTATCCAGTTAATATATTATCTAGAGGGGATTTAAGTTCAACCCAGTTATCTTGCAATAACTTTGTAATATCTGGTATAAATACTGTAATACCTAACCTTAATGGAAATATTGATATCTATGCCATATCTCCATTAGTAATAAGTACTGGTGTAGTAGATGGAGTTACTCAACTAATTATAACTACACCTGGAATAACCTTGTCTAATGTTTGTGTTCCTATCAATCTACCTCCTATTAACCCATCCCAGACTAGCTATGAGCCTATTAATACCATAGTTAATCCAGAATATAGTACCTGGCCACAATACTCTTAATATGCAAGGAATAGGAATAACTAACTGGCAAAATATAAATAATACTGAATATCCTCTAGTCAATGCTGGAGGATTAAATGGAGTATTCTGTGATGCATCATTTATTAGCTATGATAATTTTGTACCTACATTAAATACTATTACCATTACTGAAACTGAGCTTATACTAAATATATTAATGGATGATGGAGCTTATGATTTTGCTTATGCATTATCTACTTTGTCTGAAGGTGTATCAGTTAGACTAAGGACTATTAATAGAAGCTACGGATGTCTAGTATTTGGCCAGTTAATATCTGATATAATAGCTAAGAAATACAGTAATATAATTACTTTAAATGCCGCTTTCAATAATAATACGGTAAGGACAATTACCTCTACTAATGGAGTATATAGTATTAATGGCTTATTAGGGAATGTAAGTATAGCTTTCGATAACAATCTAATATATAACACTAGCTCCTACTTCGGCTACCCTACCATCAGTGCTGCTAGTCTACCTACAAATCTACAAACTTTAGAATTATCTGCTAACCAAGCATACCTTTTTAACTCTAGCCAGGAACTCATTCTAGCAAATACTGTAAATAATACGCTTTCCCCTCAAACTACATTAGATAAGGTGTATGATATTATCTATGATGAAAGTTCTCATTTAATTGGAGTATTAAATGAATATAATAAAGCTACCATCTATGATTTATCCAGTATTCCAGCTACACCATTATTAACTAATATAACTGGAAATATAACTGGTATCACTACAGATAATGCTTCTAATCTTTGGGTATTAATAAACAATAGTCTTTATAACTATGGTCATTATCCATATACCGTTAATAATACTGGAATCGATACTGGGATAACTAATACTCTAGGACTAACTTATCTAAATAGTACTTTTTATACCTTTACTAATGGTCCACAAGATTATAGTACATTGCCGAGTATTGTATATTTTAGCAGCTTTATTTATACTGTTACAGTTAGTGGTCTTACTGCTACTTCTACATTATTAGGCCCTCTAGTAGATCCAACTATAAATAACTCTATACATTATACTGCTAATCAACATGTTCCTTGGTTAGGAGGGATATTCATCTATAATAATGCATTGTATGGTTGGAATATGTATAGTACTAGTTTTAATATATACAATATCAACACTAATACACTTTATATAACTCCTTATTTTCAATCAACTTACAACTTATCGAATAATATAAACACTGTATTTATTGGAGGACCTACTATTACATTGAATAGCATTATACCTTTAAAAACTATTAATGGAGTATCACCATATAATAATCAAATTACTATTACAGGTGATGCAGTAATGTCCATCGCTCAAACTACTGGAAATACTTTAACCTTGAATATACCTATTAAAGACAGTAACTTAAATGTAGCCAGGTCTGTAGTTTATGAGTAATAGTTCAACAATATTAGAGTGGCTGAATGAAAATGCTTTAAGGGATTATCCTTTAGTAGCAAATAGTCCTTATTCAATCACTACAGGGAGTACTACAATATATATTAAACCATTGATACTTGATGCCTGCTTATTCTATAGTAGTGTGCCTAGTTCGGTTACTTTAAATACCATAATTACAACTACTGCATTATCCATAAACATAACTGGACAACCTGTATTTACGATACCTAACTATCTTACTGCAACTTATCCTTATTATGTAAGAAATAGTAGTAATAGTTTATTAGTAGTAGGAGATGCAACCCACATATCAAATAATCTTACCTTTAATGTCAATGCTGTATTTGAACCTACTACTTTGATAGAGATTTACCCCAACACTTTAGGTCTGACTAATCTTAATATAAATGGGAATAATCTTACTGGAAATGTGAGTTTAAGTGATGGATATCAATTAACTTTATTACCAGAAAAACAAGAATTAAGTATAGAAGTGGGTAGAAATGAAGGACATCCACTACCTTGTATCAATATTAAAGGTGTAGTAAATGATTGTAGCAGCATAGTTAGTACGGTTAATGGAGCTAGTCCCTCAAATACTGGCAACCCAATCTATATAAAAGCAGGGAATCACTTTAAAGTATACGATGATATTAACAATAGTCGTGTTTATATTGGGTTGGATTTTAACATTACAGATATACTTCCTACAACCCTACCTAACCCTCCTACAATATGAGTAACAGTTATACTATAAGTGGAATAGACCATGTAATAAGACTATTAAGCCAATATCCTCAATTAATGGCCTTATCTAGTCTTACTCCTATTAAAGACATAGCTAAGAAAGCCCAGGATGCAGTAAAGAAGAGTGGTTGTGGTTGTAGTGCTGGACCAGTCTATGCTGCTAATAAGAACACCTTTGAACGCAGTCTAGATATGTTAAGCCAGGGTGATCATATAGTTGCAAAAACTATATTAAAAGTGGATAAAATCTGTTATTATACTAGAGATAGCTCTGGTAAAACTACTTTGAAGTGTATCTAGATTAAGCTATAATGAATTATGAAAGAGTTACCAAATTACTTGCCAACCCAATTTGAAATGTATGGTGTGAAACAAGAAGCTCCTAACCACTATCAAGGAGATAATATTATTATTCCTATTTTTGAACTGATAGATACTGCTAAATATACATTACATGCATATCTTAAAGCTGAATTAGATGGTCCGGGTCTAGTCTGGGAAGGTTCTAGAGATGATGGCATAGTATTAGAAGATGGATTTGTTATTATAAAGATAAGAGCTAGTACTGCACAAACCTTTCTGCCAGGTATATACTATTTAACGCTAGCCGGCTCTACAGATCGAGATGTTAATACTAGACATGTTTTGACACAGCTAGTATTTTCGATCACTCCTGCAGCTAGTAGTAATTACTTTAATATCAATATCAATAATAGATACTGTAATAATGATGTAGGTAGACCAATACCTAATTATGTAGGTATTCAATATTTTAGTGCAGGATGAATATTAAACCTTATCATGCAGAGGAGAGAGGCAAAGAAAGACTAAACCTCAGTCCAGAATCTGTCAGTGCTTTACAAAGAGCTGCTGATAAGATGTGGTATTCTGGTGGGTATAAGAAACTTACTGGAAAGAACTATTATAGCAATATTAGAGACCCGAGACAGAATTTACTAGGCTATGCTGCTTATAAGGTAGTAGGAGGAGTAGTTAATAGACCTAGACTTATTCTTGCTTCTATTCTATCTAAAAATATGAGACCTAGAGGGAGTAATATATCTACCTTCTTTAATGAAAGATTGTTAGATAATAAGGTGAAGTTAAACGTTCCTACCCAATTCGATAAATTCCCTAAAATGTTCAATAACTAATATGATAGGAACTATTGAATATGGCGAGCCGGAATTAGGTAGTCCAGCTATAATACCACCTATTAATCCTGTAATGCCTGGTATTCTAGGATTGTGTGAGTTAGGGCAACCGGTTTGGAGAGAGAATACCTTGGTATATAAAACTTCTGAGCATTGTTATCGTAGTCATGCCAGGATAATTAATACTTCTGGCTTTACACAAACTAATAAAGTTAGTTATAACTGTAATGCCAGAATGACTAGAAGGCCGATTTATCTTCCTATTTAACGCCAGTAATATCTGCGTTATAAGTAATAGGCAGATTATATACATTACCAGGGATTATATTACTCTTTCCTGAAGACTTCCTATAATTGAGAATATCATTAGTATGTTTCTTACTAAATGTATATGAAACACTCCTATAATGTTTATATTGATTCATCATCTGCTTAAACACTTCTGGAGTTAATGTGACCTCTTCCGGTATTGTAAGTAAATATCCTTTATTCATAATTGAAATACTATGATGAAATAAAGAACTAGTCAAGAAGAGATATTAGCCAGTCTTTTCCATTCAATAAACCAGGCATGCTCCCACCAATTAAGGCTACCATCATACCTCATATACTGATGAACTAGATTGAACATCTTATTGTATGATACTACCAGTCATACCAGTACCATATAACATTTCGTGAGGATGTAGAGTAAGGAAATCATTATTAACAGCAATCGTACCTATAATAGCATTGGCGGTACTAACGTTATTACTAAATATGATAGTTGTACCTTGAAGATTGAATACTCTAACATCATAGGTATTATTGTTAGTATAACCGGTAGAGGTCATAGTTGCTTGATTAGTACCTAATATTCCGATTGAACCAGCAAATACATTAGCTTGATTGGTATAATCAACAACATCTGCTACCCAATTTGTCCCGTTAACCCAGTGTGAATCTGATAAACCTGATGATTGCACAAAAAAGTCTAAGACGTGAGAATAAGGAGCATTGACCGACATGTCTGGTCTTCCTCCGTTTTCCGTGACTCCGTTATTAAAATAAGCATTCCCAAGCGACAAAAAACCGTTATTAAAATTCGCTGAATTGCCAAACGTGCAATATTGTCCTACGCCGTTTTCATTCACTGCAACCATACATCCTGCCGCCCCAATTGTTACCGTGCCTTGGCCTGGCGCCCAAACTACCGTATTTGTCCCGCTAATTACTGCCGGCACCGTCCCTTGAATCGGATAATTTACCCCTACATCATTCAAGTTTGTATGCCACGTAAAACCACATGTGTTTGCAGATAAATATTGCGGATATTGCAAAAAATCAATGTTGCCCATGAATCCGTCTGCCGTCCAAATATCGAATACGTTCGTCTCATTCGGCAGCTGGCCGGTAAACGTGTCCGACCGGAAAGAGATATGCTGACCGTTCGTCGCGTACAAACCAATTGCGGCAAGATAATTACTTGTTCCAAAGACACCGTTCCCCGCAATGTGGCAATCCTCGAAGTGCACTACTGAGTTCCAGATTTCGAACTGGCACAGATTTGTGGGATAGCTCGCAAACATCCCTTCATATTCGCCACCCCGGAAAAAGATCGTTGATCCACCCACCCAGGGCGACACTTTGAAAGCTTGCTTATCGCTGCCGCCGTTATTGTAGCTGACCTCTAGATGGATGCAGTACGCATCTAGCTGGATGTCGATGCAATTATGACGCTGTGAATCAACAACGCTGGTCGGTGACGAGTTATTGTCATCCAGGGTGTTCATGTCGTTCAGCGTGATTATGCTCTCGTCACCGCCCTCGCTCGACGTCTGCGATTGTGCAACCGACTGGGCCACATAAACCTTGTTGCTCCAACAGTTACCCATCATACAATGTCTAATATCGAATTGCGGTGTATTAATAATCTCTACATTCCTCCAGAGGTTTGAAAAGTGAACAAATTCTGTTTTTAAATCTTCGAAATAGCTAAATCCTAATACCCCATTTTGGATACCTACAACGGATGGATCGGGGGCATTTGTTCCTTGTCTCTCAATTGTTAGACCGTGATAATAAGCTCCATTGCCTAACTGTCCTTGTATTGATTGGCTGTGTATAAACACAGACCCAACGAAATTACTAGGGACTACTATGGTTGCATTCCTAATTTCAATATGTCCCCTAGTCCAAGCAACTCCAGAGGTGATATAATACGTCTGCCCCTGCCCATCCCATACCAGGATGTTGCCCGCGTTCATGGCGGTAACTGAATTGCTCAAAGCCAAAGTATCATTTGCTATACCGTTACCAACTGCACCATATTGCATCGGTGAAATAAAGGTAAAATTAGTCACAATTGTAGGGCTACTAGCATTTACTGCAGCATTAAAAGGAATAGAGTTGGAGGCAAATATATTTGTACTTTGACCTAGCAGAACTTCGTTAGTATCAGTAACAACTTCCAAATCTACTAGTTGGGCTTTAACGCAAAATACATTAAATAATAAAGCTAACGGTATTAAATATTTCTTAAACATAAATTATTTCGGTTTAACTTCCTCAATTATCTCTGGATTTAAAGTACCAGTTTTAAAGAATAGACTAACACCCTTCCACCCACCTAATTGAGTCCAGAACTTAATACAAGCCCAGATATGAAGATAGAGTGTGTGAGGGAGTGCAAGTAGTAATGCTACTTCATAACCACTTAAATGATAACCTGCTGCACTAGCTATTTGTTGTGCTAATTGAATTTCGTTCGTATTCATATTATTTCTTAATACCTACTAATACCCCATTACTATATACTAGAGTTATATTAGATGATATTACTTCATTAGTTGTCAATCCACCTATTAATCCTAGATAAGGTATATTTGTAACTCCACTACCATTACCTGAAAATGTACCAGTTAACTTATTAGTATTGTTGTTAAGATTAATTGTATTGGAATATGTGCCAGAAATCAATGAAGAACTAATTGTACCCTTATTTAGGTTAGTAGTATTTAAATTAGTTAGATTAAGTCCACTCCCACTAAAAGTACCGGTAAAGTTATTAGAATAAGTTCCAGGTAATAGATTGGAGGCGGTTAGATTAGTAAGATTAACTCCATTACCTATATAATTACCTATGAATGTATTACTAGTACTTGTAAAGTTAACTATATTAGAGTAGTTACCTGATATTAATGAAGATGTTATAAACCCAACCAAATTAGTAGTATTAATATTTGTTATAGTAGACCCATTACCTGTTATAGCACCATTTACAGTTAAATCATTCCTCACATTTATAGGATCAGTGAATATATTAGTACCTATACCTAGCATTGGATTTCCGAATAAATCTGTATTGTTATGAATAGCTACATTAATGGAAGGTGCCCAGGTAAATATATTATAATTCATTGAACTATCATAACTATTACCGCTTACATTTAATCCAGTAAATGCCCCACCAGCTACGAATCCTTGCCAGATTGCATTAGATACACCTGCTACATATTCAACTACATTCCCTGTTATCCAGATGTTCGTAAATGAAGTATATATAGTTCCTGGATAAAAATAGAATGCACAGGGAGGAAATGGTTCAGCTCCTACATTAGTTGAGTTATTAAAGAAACTTAATATCCTTACATGATTATTGGCTATAGTTATATTAACTCTATCAAATCCTATAGCTTCTACTCCGTAATCACAATCCAGTATTTGATTATTTTGAATTATTACATTATGTGCCCAACCCGTATCTCCAGGTATGCCAACGTCACAACCTTCTAGATAATTGCCTTCAATCAATACATCATGCTGCCAACCACCTAAACCGATACCAAACCATGAACCTTTTGAATATATAGGATAATTTGTACTAACTAATATAACTTTATTATTTCTTATAATACCAGATATAGTTTGAGCTGGTTCTGAATTACTACCAAAATTATCTCCACCACCTGCTAATGCTATACTAGTGATACCTCCACCACCCCTATACTGAGATACTTCACATTCTTCTATAATATTTCCTATACTGTCTGGTAAATAATAATTTGCTATCACTATTCCCCAAGCCTCACTATTGCCACCAAATTTACCGCAGTTAATTACCTTAACTCTTCTTATACTATTTTCTGTACCAATCAATCCAACTCCACTATATGTATCTAAAACATTACTTACATTACAATCTATAGTTAAGTCTTGTATCTCATTGTTAGTAACTGAACCAAAATTTCCCATTACTGATACTCCTGAACCTCCTACAAAAGTTGGTGCTACTAATTGGACTATAGTATTATCAATGCCACTACCGCATACTTTCTGTCCAGACTTTAATCCATATCCTTGCCACGATCCTTTAGTTTGGAATGTACCTGTTAATAAGTGAATAGTAGAATTTGCTGGGATTAGACCCATATTCAAATCGAAATTAGTATTATTTGAACCGTCTAATGGATTATCTATAGTACCATTAGTAGGAAAGATATTACCGGTATTAACTGTAGATACCCAATACTCATTAGGTATGGAGGTAGAAGCTAAAATATAGTTAATTGATAACAATAATAGAATAAATACTTGATTCACGATCTTCATTTTAATTTAAGTCTGATTTCGGAATTCACTTAATAATATTGGTCAAAAACAGGATTGCGGTGGTTAGGGTCATAGTTAGAATCCAGTCACTGCTGTATGTGCCACCTGTCCAGCATCAAAGTACGTTCTGTATCCGATTGGTACAGCGGTCCCTGCTGCATTGTTGCTTTCCCACAAAAGCGATACGTTAGAAATTCCAAACCATGTCGGAGTACTCGTTAAGTTGTAAATGCGATATACTAGATTGGTCAATGCACTTCCATCAAATGTCGTGCGTTGTGCGCCATTTGTATCCCCCAATTGAAACGACAGCTGTTGCATTCCCTGAATCCCGGCATCAACCGTCCCCATGCTGGAATTGTAATTCAGCCATGTTGCTGACCAGTTCGGATACGGCCACGGTTTGAATGCACAGAGATCCGCGAAACCGAGGTTAAAATTGTGCGCGAAAAGAGTGCGTGCGTCAGGATGGATGGGGGGCACGTCGGCCGAAAATGCGGCCTCGACATTTGACCCCACATAATCCGACTCCCGGATTACCCCGGCGATGGATTGCAGAAAGTTGGTATACAAGGCCGCTTGCACGTTCTTCCAATACAGATTCGTTGACGCCCCAAAGCGGTAGTCCCAGTGTGTATCTATTAACCAAATTGGGATGCCCACATTGTATAAGGGGATATAAAACGAGTTCCAATAAGAGATAATATTGGCAATGGACGTGTTGGCAAAGGCATCGTTGCGCGGCCCATCAGTCTCAAATATTACACTGGGATAGCGCAAGCGGTTTAGGTTGGTCATGGCACCCGGACTCCAAGAGTTTGTCCCATAACCCTCATTGTTATAGGTCGCCATCGTGCTTCCGGGCGAAGCATCAACAAGCGTCAGCACGTCTGGGTTCTCGACCGCGAACAAATAAGGCATCGAGTTGGTGTAGACAATGCCGCTTCCCAGACCGACGAACTTGGCAGGTACAGCAAAATTAATGAGACTCGACCCGCCAAAATCAACCGCCGAGTGATAACGCATTAAATCGGTCGCAAATTTGTATCCCGCGATAGCAACAGACGGGTTATTTTCCGCACTAACATTGTACAGGATATAACCACCCAGAGTGCCCACGGCGTTGGTGATGAAGTTCCCAGGTGCACTCAAGGCAAAATTGGTTCCAGCACCACCAATCCATAATTGATTATAAGGGCCGCCTGCTGGACCAAAGTTGTTGACATTCGTTGGCACTGCCGCGAATGTGAAGAAACCAGGCTTCGACTGGCACCAATAACTGGCTTGACCATTGGTGTTACCACTAATGCCGATGACATAAGGGATTCCCATCGGTGTGCGCGAATCGTACTGCCCATTCATCATGATCTTGGCTTGATTTGTCGAAATATTAAATGGGTTCTGATAAGTGTTGAAATTTGTACCAAATGGGCTTGCCCATATCTGTTCATTTTGGTTTACGTCAATGGTCGTACCAGCAATGCCGGACCAATTATTGGTATTATAAAGTGCCACCCATGGACACGCCCCATTACCCTCGTTAAGGTTATTTGCATCCATATTGCTGGCATTATTCCAATACCATAAGACCGCAAAGAAATTAGTTAATGGGGCAATGTTGACCGTGAAAATGTTGGTTCCGGACTCCCGTGCTCCGTTGATGTTCGGGCCTGTAAAACCGTAGCTCACCCCCAATGGGACTGTCATCGGGTTCAGCATTAAATCGTAATTGGTGGGGTTGAACCGGCTATCAAAGCATCCAGCTGACACCACATTAGACGCGACACTTAATGCGTACTGATCATTCCAAGCTGTTGTAAGAAATGACTGTGCTTCAATGTCTGATACATGATTTGTATTGCAGTAAGTTCTGGCAAGAGTGTCATTATATATCGTTATTGCAGTATTTGTGCTGACGTAGTTATTCGTCGTCACCACACTCCCTGGCAGGCTGGCGATTGGGAGCGTGCCGGTTGCGGTGGAAACCGAGTAGTTGGTTGCGTTGACCAGATTCAATGCTGGTGATGCGCCATTAGTGACAAACGAAGGTAGATTGGTCGGGTTGATAATACCGACGATGTTTGGGCCGGACAGATTAGTCCCAGCGCCTAGATTCGATGGCTCGACGAGGTTAAATCCATTCGTCCACGTTGCTACTAAGTTTCCACCAGAATCACGAAGCTGTCGAGTAGTTGTATTAATTGCCTGAAAGCCACCAATGAAATCAAATCCAGTTAGTCCGTAAATCGTCTCACTAGCTGTCTGTGTAATGCCATTCGTAGCCGTAAAATTACCACTCACCAATAGTGTGTTGTTCACGGTTACATTATTACTAAAGGTTACAGGTCCAGTAGCATTATTACTAAGGATATTCTGAGGTATGGTAAATCCTAACACTGTGCTATTAGTCAGTGTTGCAGCCAAAGCCGGAGCATTGGTCTGGAATAGATTAGTACTTGAACCTGCTAAAACCCCATTAGTATCAGTAATAACAGCTACTGATATAATATTAGCCTGGATTGATACTAAACTAAATAATAGGATTGATGATGCTATGAATTTCTTAAACATAAATTAATTAGATACTACCCAAGCGAGTTGAGGAGGATTGTTGACACACTGTAAATTATAACTTAATCCAGTAGTGGTATTGCTATAAATAAACGATGAACCATTTGATGTACTAGATCCTACTACAGATAATGTTACTGGATTATATAGATTATCATGAGAGATCCAAATATATAGATAATTACCGGTTAAATTAAGATTAGTATTTGATTCAAAATCAAATAAGTTACTATTATAAGGATTAATAGTCTTTATAGTAGTAGACCCTGAATTACCGTCTACTACAACATTCTGCCTAATCGAACCAGCAATTAGACCAGAACTAGTTAAAGGTAGATTGGAACTTGTAATAAGATAATTGATACTTACTTCTGCACCTTGAGCTGGAGGATTAGTACCATTTACTAAAGTTACGGTAAAGGTAGGAGAAGTCCAGCCACCACCTACTTGAATAGCATTGGCATCATATTCATAGGTTGCAGCCAAAGTCTTGTTAGTTATTAGATTTGTACTCATAATTATACATTACCTGCATCTAATGTAGGTGTGGGTAAGGAGGTATTGCCTGTAGTTAGGGTATGCCATAGATTGGTTGTACTATTATGATATTGCATACCTTTTACCAAATCAAATCTAAAGTTACTACCTGAACCTGTAGTTGTGGTTCCATCATCAAAAGCTAGTTCGGCTGGATTACTTATACAAAGAAGCGTATGCCATTTAGTAGTAGAAGTATTGTAGAATTGAAAACCTAGATTGTCTATAAATCTCACATTAGAGAAGTTATTATTAAATAAGTTATTATTAAAAGCTGGTTGGGGGGTTGAGCCGTAATTCATTAATGTATACCAGGAAGTTGTAGGTATATGATATAATTGCCACCCTATATTCTCTTTAAACCTAACTCCAGTAACCCCTAATGTATAATTACCATATAAATCCCTGGTCATATTTAAACTACTGTTATTATATATATAATTAACGTAATTTAAACTTGTACCACTAACAATACCTCCAGCATCGGTTATGTCTGGAAAGAAGGAAGCTCCTGATACCGCTTGAGTAGAAACTGCAGTAATCAAACCTTTAGCATTAACTGTAATTACTGGAATGTGTTGTAAATCACCAAAAATACCTACATTAGAGTTTACTGTAGCTAAGGTAGTTAATACTGATCCTACTGAAGTTGTTATATCTCCGGTCAAGGCTGGCATTCTTAGCGTAGGCAATGTTCCGGATATAATAGCAGAGGCATCAAAAGTAGAAGTAGTAGCTGCTAATGTATTGATAGCAGATTCAATATCAGTAAGTGTTTTTGCTGTAACTACTAAACTAATTATATCCCCTACTAATATAGACCTTGGACTAGTTCCTTCCTGTGCTCTAGTTATTGCTGTAAATGTATCCCCACTAACAGCAGTAACTCTAAAGATTTCCGAGTTTAATAAGGTTGGGAAAATACCTGTAGGATATACTACTACATTAAATGGCGGGCTAGGAAATAAGGCTCCACCACCACTAGCTAGAGTTAAAGATGTTCCGGATAGGGCTGGACTAGGGGCACCTAATACTGAAGTACTAACCAGGTTCTTGTGAAGATCAAAAGTAAAAGCCATAAATTATGTTATGATTATCGTCTCGCCTATAAGTTTTCCATCATCTTCACCAGTATAACCTAAATGATACTCAGTATTAATTATTTTACCGTCACTTTGGATAGTTATAGTATTTCTTCTAAAGTGCTTCAATTTTATATAGTTAGGATTAGTATGGGTTGGTTTAAATATTATATGCTTTTTAAAATAAAATGTTAATGTAGCTAGGTCCAAACTAAACCAGTTTTCGTCATTATAGAGAGTAAATGTCTTAATTTCATCCAATTTAAGATCAGAATAACAGCTTTTAGTAGGATCTATAATAGAAATATCTTCCTCATTCTGTTCATAAGTAGACCCATCATTATAAACTACTTTGTATAAATATTTAAACTTCATTATAACTTACCTGGAGTATTACATTGTTTAAATCTCCAGCATTGGCATTGATGGCTACTTGTAATTGAGTTATAAAATATGTGCTATATAATGGAGTTCCTGAATTACCAGCTGCATTAGACTTACCATCAGCTCCAGCACCATCTACATTATTAGGAGCAGGACCTATTAACAGATTAACTGAACTACCTACACTACTTAAATCATTGGAGGTGATGGAGGTAGTTGCTGTAGTAGGTGTAATATAAAGTGGTCTATTACTAGTTTGAGTTATAGTTGGATTCGACATTAATTTCACTCCGGAAGGGAGGGTACCGGTTAAATGAGTAACTGATACATTTCCTATACTTGTAAATACTCCAGTAAATTTAAAATAATTATATACAGTATAGCTATTATTGCCTAGATTGAGGACAGCATTATAAGAACTATATGGAGTAGTAACATCATCTACAGCTTTCCAACTAATTGAGCTTATATTCTCTGTAATCAAGCCTGGTATAACACCATTCCTTTCACACAATGAGATAATAGCTGACATAACTATATAATACAATCAAGTTAATCTATATTCAAGGCAAACTTACTGATAGCTAAAAAAAGGTGTGCTTTGCAGCTATCACCTTAGGTAGATTAAAACAGAACATATCTGGGAGGGCTATAATTAAGTGGTCTAGCTTCATTCTTAGTCAACTTAATATCTGCCATTGTTGCTATATTATATAATATGTGAAGTTTCATAATTCTAATTCTAGCTTTCTATCATTAATATTGTATTCCTGTCTAATTTTAGCAATTTTATTCTTTTTCTTAGATTTAATAGGCTGTGGTTTATAGTTTTTCTTAAAGTCTAATTCTATTGACTGTTTGCAACCTTTACAACCTATACAATTATAACAAGCACTACAACGACTACAACTTCTACAACTATTACAATTAATACAATCACTACAATAACTACAATTAATACAACTACTACAATTACTACAACTACTACAATCTCTACAATTATAACAATTAGTTAAGGTAGGTGAATATGTAGTAGCTAGTTCTTCAGTTATCCAACTATTACCGTTTTCGTCATACCATCTATCAGCTCTTTTTGTTAGTTTCATGATTGTGTTACTGAAATATAACGTAAAGAACTACCATTTAAAGCATAAGCGTAATTAAGTATTCTAACTTCATCATCACTTAAATCAACTATGGTAAGGTCTTCAAAATTTAATGTTCCATTTATCTTATCAACCAATATATAAGTATCATCGATTGTATTTTTATTGTTTATTATCATAGTTCAATCTCCAATCTTCTATCATTAATATTGTATTCCTGTCTAATTTTAGCAATTTTATTCTTTTTCTTAGATTTAATAGGCTGTGGTTTATAGTTTTTCTTAAAGTCTAATTCTATTGACTGTTTGCAACCTTTACAAATACTACAACCACTACAACGACTACAACTAATACAATTTCTACAATTACTACAATCACTACAATTATAACAATTAATACAACTACTACAATTACTACAACTACTACAATAACTACAATTATAACAATCTCTACAACTACTACAATTACTACAACCTCTACAATCATAACAATTAGTTAAGGTAGGTGAGTATTGAGTAGCTGATTCTTCAGTTATCCAACTATTATTATTTTCGTCATACCATCTATTATTTCGTTTTCTTAGTTTCATAGTGCTGTTTGTAAATGATAATAGCCTCCTAATTTTGTAGGAGGCTATGTTAAGATTGATATTATTTATTTAAATAATGGACTAATTTCAATTTAATTTGATTAGCTAACTTCTTCCAACCACTACTATTAGGATGTATTTCATTACCCCAGTCAGAAGTAGTTAATGTTCCTTGAAAATTAATATGAAGATGATTAGGTAGACTGAGCAAACTTATTCTTCTTTCAAATTCTAAAAGAATAAGCTTCGTTATATCAGCAGCATCTTTAGGATTAGTCCAGCCACAATGATCCATCCCAGGTTTAATCCAAGGACCTAACCACAATACACCATTACCAATCATTTCAGGAACAGGAAAATCATAGCTATGTGTAATTATGAGACAGTTAGGAGCTATTTCATCTCTTAACTGAAACAGATCCTCATAATCTGCTATAGCAAGATCCATGGCTGCATCAAGTCTATCAAGATCTATGGCTTTATTAATATTTCCATCCTTATTATCATTTAGAAATATAGGAAGCTGATCACCCACAAAATCATCACCACCACCTGAGAATAATAAGATATCACTGTTTGGTAGATATTGTTCCAACTTTAATCTCTTCTTTAAGCCCATTGTTTCTTCAGTACTATCACCGGGATGGGCATAGTTTTCAATATCAATATCTAACACAACAGCTAAATGATCAGCCAACCCACCACCAGAGAAAGGAAGTGGGTAGCTGTTCCAACTATCACCATCTGCTATTATTTTCATAATTCTAGTTCCAATCTTCTATCGTTAATATTGTATTCTTGTCTAATTTTAGTAATTTTCTTCTTTTTCTTAGATTTAATAGGTTGTGGTTTATAGTTTTTCTTATTTGCAAGATGATTACAACTCCTACAATTAACACACATATAACAATCTCTACAATCACTACAATCACTACAACTATTACAATTATTACAATTACTACAATCACTACACCAGTTACAATTAGTTAGATTAGGTGAGTGTAGAGTAGCTAGTTGTTCTGTTATCCAACTATTATTGTTTTCGTCATACCATCTATCATTTCTTTTTGTTAGTTTCATAGTGTAGTAGTATAAACTACTCTAACTAAATTAGAAGTTGTATTTCCAACTAACGAATAAGTGATATCTATGTCCAGACTCAGTTCCGGCATTGATCCATTCACCCCAAGTAAACCCAGCGCCGACTTTACTAGTAGCAGTATTATAAATATCAACGTTGTATCCTATATCCCACAACTCAGCTGCCCCAGATGACCCAGATAAGGGTGTTCCGATACCAGCAATAGCAATAGGATCAGCTTCAATGTTACGAATACCGGTAGGAAGCCAGTTTAATAGTGATGTTGATGCTAATGGATGCGTAGGTGTTGAAAGAGTTACTGAACCACTGACCAAAGACCAGGACCCCAACCAATCTGCCCCTAACACTGCACCAACTGCTCCTAAAGACCCGGTAAGTGTTGGGACATTATATACTGCCAATACACCACCACCATATTTGTTAGCTGACTTAGGTGCATAAGTACCATAAGGACTAACTCCCCAATTAGTTGCCTGCATAATACCAGAATTTGCAATGTCCTGATAGATAGCCTGCACAGCTGTTGAGACAGGAATGTTGGCCATCAAGTTTGGGACTTGAGTGACATTAGTTTGACCGAAAGCAGAAATAGTGCATAGACTAATTACTGCCATTATTGATGTTATTGATGTTAATTTCATATGTTTATTATACGTTAATTTGTTTGTTTGTCTAGTTGTTATTCTTAAAAAATTCTTTGGTTAATCTTCTTATTCCTGATATCAAACCTAAAATTGCATATAAAGGCCAAATTGTTACATCTATTACAGCATATATGGCAATTACTAGGATAAATAATATTAACTTACACTTCTTAGGATAGTAATGGATGTCAGTATATTCAATAACAGTTCTTAAAGCTATAAGTATCCCTACTACTAAGTAACAGCTGGTTAATATTATATGGTTTGCTATCACAGTTCAATCTCCAATCTTCTATCATTAATGTCATATTCCTGTCTAATTTTACTCTTCTTAGCTCTACGTTTATACTTCATAGGTTTATAATAGCTTTTCTTAAAACCAAAAGCACAGTTTCTACAAAAAGAAAAGGTATTACATTTATAACAGTTTTTACAGTTACTACACTCACTACAATTATTACAATAACTACAATAACTACAATCAATACAGCCAGTACAATCACTACAACGATTACAATCAATACAACTACTACAACCACTACAACTACTACAATTACTACAATCATTACAATCATAACAATCAATACAACCAATACAACCTTTACAATGAATACAATTCCTACACCATCTACAATCTCTACAACTACTACAATTAGTTAGGGTAGGAGAGTCAGTAGTAGCTAGTTCTTCTGTAGACCAACTATTATTGTTTTCGTCATACCATCTATTATCTATTTTAGTTATTGTCATAAGTCTAGTTCTAATCTTCTCTCTCCTCCCTCACTTCTAATTGACTTATTACCTTTAAATTCTACTAGCTCAAACTCAAGAATTTTAGTAACGAGAAAATTAAAACTATTCATTAGTGTAATTTCATATAGTTCGTCTCCAATTTTTTCTCTATCTTCAAATACTCTAGCATTTTTTACTTCCCTTGTTGTATAGTCTATATAAGAATTCACTGCTAAATACCGAATTTCATCAGCATTATCATATAGAAAACCATTTAGTTTTAGAACCTGTATTAGGTATATTTTCATTTAGAATATATTGTGCTAGTTCATATTTATCTACTACTTCATATATGTTCATAATAGTTTAATTAATCTTGCTATTATTAATTCATGGGTATAAATAATGTCTGGATTAGATTGAACTGATTTACACATATGTATATCCCTTATACAATCTCTAACCCCTTCTCTCCTAGCATCTCTTTGTATTTCTTCAACTATATCTTCAAACCGATGCGCAAAAGTATCCATAAATACATTTTTGCCTTCTAATTTAGCTTTAGCTTCTCTCTCACAAGCAGCTATAAGTTCTTTTTGTTGTTCTTCAAATTCGTATAGTGTCTTCATAGTTCTATTTCCAGTTTTCTATTGTTTAAGTCAAATTCTTCTCTAACTAAATTTTCTTTGCAGCTTTCAATTAAACTTGCATCAACTTCAACTCTATCAAATAAAGAAGCAATAAACTTACAATTATCACAATCACTACACCTACAACAACTCCTACAATTACTACAACTACTACAACTACCACAATTATTACAATTAATACAATCTCTACAACTATCACAATCATTACAATTACTACACCAATTACTACAATCACTACAAACACTACAATTACTACAATTACTACAATTATAACAATTAGTTAGGGTAGGTGAATATAAAGTAGCTGCTTCTTCAGTATCCCAGCTATTATTGTTTTCGTCATACCATCTATTAGCTATTTTTGTTATTTTCATAAATCTGGTTCTAATAGTCTATCTCTACAATCTATAAACGGTCTAGTTACTGGTTCATACTTCTTATTATCAGTCCAATCACTACAATCAATACAGTTACTACAATCATTACACCATCTACAATAAGTACAACTACTACAATTACTACAATTACTACAATTACTACAATTATAACAATCTCTACAATCTCTACAATCATTACACCATCTACAATCTCTACAACTAATACAATTAGTTAGAGTAGGTGAGAATTGAGTAGCTGATTCTTCTGTAGACCAACTATTATCGTTTTCGTCATACCATCTATCATCTCTTTTAGTTATTTTCATAGTATTCACCATTATACTGTTTAAGTTCTCTCCTTTTTATAATAGCTTTAACCTGTGTCTCTCCTACTTTATTATATACTAAAAAGTAGTTATTATTATCTTCTATAATTACATCGAATAAATAATGTAGATCACCCCACCACTGTACATCTATTTCTTTAGTTATTATGACTTCCATATTACTCAAAAGCCGAAATCGAGTAGGAAAGATACGAGGATTTGGATCTGACATACTAAATCTCGTCTAACATAGATTCCTGCTCAACCTTACGCCGCATTAACATACCAAGTACATAGCAATTAGGTGAAGAAGAAAGCCAAAAATTGTCTTTTAACACATATGAATGCATAATATGTAGATAGAGACAAATAGCTGAACTTCTAGATACCCCAGCTGCACAATGAACTATGAAATCTTTGGTTAAATGCTTATCAATGAACTTTAATATTTTAAAAGCATCTTCAGCACTAATAGGATGATACATTTCGCCTTCATGAGTTAAAGGTGCAGTTATATCAGTAAATCTTAAAGTTAACACATTTTCTGACTCTCTATCCAACTTTAAAGGATAAAGTGGCTCATATTCTTCATTTATTGATATCAATACTGTGTTATCTGGTAGTTTATTGATATCTTTGGCGGCATGACAATTTATATTTGTGGCTTTAGGCATATTGTTTATAATTCTAGATCTAATCTTCTGTACTGGTTCTCTATTCTTATTTCAGGCTTACTTAACTCAGCTAATTCTATCTCAACTATTTCGTATTTGTACGCTTCTTTTATCATCCTTACCCTTTTAATTTCTTGTTCCACAGCTTCTTTACTAAGATACAAAGAGGCTTGGTATAAATCTACAGGTTCAATACTAGTCTGTTCTTCATCATCACAGTAACCTTCCCTATCATAAAATTCGATATACTTAATAACTACTCTAACAAACTTATTAGGTAGGGTATTTCTACTATATTTAACTTTCAATATTTTAATAGCATATACAATCATAAATCTAGGTCTAGCTTTCTATTATTAATGTCTAATTCTGGTCTTATTTCCTTATTAACTTCATCTCCATAATACATGGACTTAAACCACGATTTATCATTTTCTGAAGAAATATTACTACAACTACTACAATAAATACAATCTCTACAACTACTACAATCACTACAACCATTACAATCTCTACAATCAATACAATTACTACAATTATAACAATCTCTACAACCATTACAACCACTACAAGCATTACAATCACTACAATATCTACAATTACTACACCTTCTACAATCACTACAACCTCTACACCATCTACAATCAGTTAGGGTAGGTGAGTGTAAAGTAGCTGATTCTTTAGTATCCCAGCTATTATAGTTTTCGTCATACCATCTAGTATCTCTTTTAGTTATTGTCATAAATCTGGTTCTAATCTTCTTTCCCCACCCTCACTTCTAATTGTTATCTCATCTTTCTCAACCGATACAAACTCCTTCAATTCAAATTCACCTACTACAGTACTATTATCTGTTAAAAATTTGATATATTCCAGGGCTGCCTCCTTATTTTGAAACGCTTGATATAGGACGTCTATAATAGCGTTAGTTGATGGAGATCTGATATGTCTTAGAATGATATAAAGAGTCATAACTACATTAACTTTTTAGGAAGTTTATATAGAGTAACTTCAATGTTACTTCCTTTAATAACCTCCTTAACCATAGTTTCAATAATATTCCAATTACCGCCAGCCCTATCCGCACCTATCTTATAAGGTAAAGCCAGTCTAGTCATATTCTGCTCACTCATTTGCTTTATTAATGACTCTAAAGCTAAGTAAAATCCTTCATAATGCACATATCTAAGATGCATTGTACCATAACCTAATTGACCATATAGATTGGCAACGTATAGTAGCTTGGTCTGATTAGGTAGAGTAGTGATAGGAACTAACACACATTTACCCAACATAGCTGAACCAAAGTTAATATAAGACTTGGTATCAGTTGCATATACTTCCGGAAATCTACATCTTAGGGCTCTGGCTACCCCACTACCCATTTTGTTCATATTATTACAGCAATGAGCAACTACTTGGGCGTCTGCTAATAATATGTTTTGTTCTACTATTTTAAGGTTGTTATTCATAAATCTGGTTCTAATAGTCTGTTAGTACAGTCTATAAATGGTCTAATTACCGGTTCATATTTCTTATTATCAGTCCAATCACTACAATCTCTACAACGACTACAATAACTACAATCACTACAATCACTACACCTATTACAATTATTACAATTACTACAATTACTACAATTATTACAATTAATACAACTACTACAATTACTACAACTACTACAATAACTACAATTATAACAATCTCTACAACTACTACAATTACTACAACCTCTACAATCATAACAATTAGTTAAGGTAGGTGAGTATTGAGTAGCTGATTCTTCAGTTATCCAACTATTATTATTTTCGTCATACCATCTATTATTTCTTTTTGTTATTGTCATAAGTCTGGTTCCAACTTTCTATCATTAATGTCTAATTCTGGTCTTATCATAACTTCAGTCTTAATTTGAACTGGCTCTAGATGTGTTCCATTATCACATTTATAACATTTTTTACAATCACTACAATCATTACAACTACTACAATCACTACAAACACTACAAACACTACAATTAATACAACCTCCACAACTACTACAATCACTACAAACACTACAAACACTACAATTAATACAACCTCCACAAGTACTACAACCACTACAATTACTACAATCATCACAATAACTACAATCATCACAATTACTACAACCTCTACAATCTCTACAATTAGTTAGGGTAGGTGAGTATTGAGTAGCTGCTTCTTCTGATAACCAGCTATTATTGTTTTCGTCATACCATCTATTGTTTATTTTTGTTATTGTCATAAGAAAGGGTCTAGATTTCTATCATTAATGTCTAAGATAGGTCGTTTTTCATTTGTTGTATCAATGCTAGGTTGCGCTGACCAATTTTTCTTATTTATAAAATTATAAAGTCCTTCACAATCACTACAATTAATACCATTACTACAATTATTACAATCATTACAACCACTACAATCCCAACAATCAATACAATCACTACAATTGTAGCAATCATTACAACCATCATGATTTATTAGTATTACTTTATAGTCATAAGTTTTCATACTACTTCTTAATTAAAGGTCACGCATAGTATCGAATTCAGTTATATCAGCCCGCATAGTTCCTGGTTCTTCAACTTCACTGATAACCGGCTCTGGAACCTTGAGTACAGTTCTAATTTCTCTAATAATATCTTCAAATATAGGACGATCCAGACCTAAGTGAATGTTATAAGCTACACTAGTTGCAAAAGCCATTCTAGTACCGGTAGTGTCATCGATATTCTCTAATTGATTTAAAACTGCCCAAAGAATGGCATCTTTAGGGTCAGAGACTAGGGCTGGTAATGGTGATATAGGCATAATATTAGTTTGTTGGTTTGTTGGTTTGGTTGTTTACTTTTTGGTTTTTGGTTTAATAGCATCCTGGAAATTCTTGAGTTCTTGCTGAGCTGTTTTTATGCTTCTGGTAGTTAGTTTAGCATAATGTTTCTTCTTCTTTTCAATATCTTTTGCTTTTCGGATCAATGCTGGAATAACACTACTATAATGTACAATCGACCTTTGTATTTTAATCAGACTATTATCAACTTCTATATATTCCGAACCAGGACTAAAATAGTGGTAATTATAGGTTAATCTATCAAACTCAAAATATAGAAGAGAACTTATTATTGGAATCTCTAAATAGATGTTAATGTCTCTACATTGACCTACTTTTAATTTATTGTTATTTTTTTGTTCTATCCCACCAAAAGTTAAATTAGAATAAGTATTATTAGTATTCCATATTTGAACCAATCTATTAACTAAATCTATATTAATTTTAACTATTGTACTATTATGGTCTTGGAAGCATTGTTCTAGGAAAGTCATATAAACAATATTTTAGGGTGTATTCTACATTTATTCAATTTAAGCTCAGCATAAATCTGTGTAGCTAATTCAAAATCATCTTTATCTATTACTTTATAATAAGTGGAATCTACTTTAGCAGCTAAATAGACTGTATCATTATTATCAAGTTCCACCTTCTTTAGTGATTCTTTACTCGAAATTCTAATATATACGGTTGATTCGTCCAATACCTTTGAAATATTTGTAGATCCACTAAATCCATCAAACAAATCTTTTATAATACTAAGTGGGACTAGCTCTTTGGTAGGTTTGGCTACGATGAGGAAATAATTCATATATTTATCATTTTTATATTAATACTTTGTTTAGTTGGTAAAATTTTAATCTTTTCTAGGAAGGAATTCATCATCCTTAAATTCATATCAGCTTCCATGAATACTGTTTCATTAGGTATGAAGTTTGTAAATTCTAGGTGATCTGGTTCAGTTATAATAGCTGTTTCTTCAGGTTTAAGCTTAAATTCTGAGGTTATAGTATTACCATTTACTATATTTTTAGCTATAACTATTGATATGTTTGGATTGTTCATAAGTCTGGTTCTAATAGTCTGTTAGTACAGTCTATAAATGGTCTAATTACCGGTTCATATTTCATGTTATTAGTCCAGTCATTACAACCACTACAACTACTACAATTATTACAATTAATACAATGATCACACCAACTACTACAACTATTACAACCACTACAATTATAACAAGTACTACAACCACTACAACTATTACAACCACTACAACTACTACAACTACTACAATCACTACAAACACTACAAACACTACAACTAATACAACCTCTACAAGTACTACAACCACTACAATTACTACAATCATCACAATAACTACAATCATCACAATTACTACAACCTCTACAATCTCTACAATTAGTTAGGGTAGGTGAGTATTGAGTAGCTGCTTCTTCTGATAACCAGCTATTATTGTTTTCGTCATACCATCTATTGTTTATTTTTGTTATTGTCATATATTAAGGGGAAGATAGTAACTATCCTCCCATCTTATTTTTAGCTATCAACACCTCTAGCCGCAACATAAAGTTGATTATCTTTATTTACGCTTAGCAATACCCATTTAGGTTTATCTGTATTCAGTATCATTCCAAATACTACTGGCATTTCATCGTCAATCATACTTTTAGCTTTGGTAACTAACTCTGCTGGAGCATTAGTCACACCATAATTCCAACCTTTACTAGTTATTTCTTCACAGATTTTATAAGTCATATTTTAGTATCATTAGTTGAAGTTGGATTAGTGATGAAACTTATCTGACTAGTACTTGTGACTTTATCCAGGGCATCAATAGAACAAGTAAACATGGCAACAGTATCGACACAACGCTTTTGTAGGACATTGGAAGAAGCTAAACTATAAGCATATGCAATACCACTACTAGTTTGCTGATAATTCAAACTTTGCCCTGGAGCTACACTATATTGTGAACTTTCTTGAATTGCATCCTGATTAGCACCTAGATAGATAAACTGCCAATTAAGACTTTGTTTATCCGCTATCCTTCTAGACAGATCATCCTTCTTAAACTTAGTACTGCTATTTTCCGCCCCATCAGTAATGACTAGAAAAATAATCCTACCAGGCCTGTCTTCTTCTTTAGTCACATTAATAAACTGTGTGCAATCATCAATAGCTTTACAAAATGCATCTATTAATGGAGTTCCACCTACAGGACTTATCTCTTGAATAGGAGTGATGTCGTTAATATTAACTTTATCGAAATGAACTACATAATTGAAATTAACATCAACAGGTTCTCCATGATTAGAATTATAGTTAGTAAACCAATTACTAGGATGACTAACACTACTAAAGAATACTACCGAAGTAGTACATTTAACATTATTACTACTATCACTTAAATCTTCTGCAAAACTAAGATTTCTATCCTGGCTTGGCAATACCTTCTGTTGATTCAAGAAGTTATTTATGCCATCTACGGTAGCTTGTCTAGTATTAAACATGCTACCACTATTGTCTACTAATACTACGATATGTGTATAATTTGTATTACTCATAAGTCTGGTTCTAAAAGTCTCTGGGCCGGGTCAAATTCTTCTCTTAAAGTTGATTCACGAACAATTTCTTGGGGTTCTAGGTTTATTTTATTTAAATAATTAGCGCAATGTATGCAACTTCTACAAGCATGACAAGCATAACAATCTCTGCAATTACTACAATCATAACAATTAATACACGCAATACAATCATTACACCAACTACAACGACTACAATCTCTACAATCTCTACACTCTCTACAATAACTACAATCTCTACAACTACTACAATTAGTTAGGGTAGGTGAGTATTGAGTAGCTTCTTCTTCAGTTATCCAACTATTATTGTTTTCATCAAAGTATCTATTATTTCTTTTAATTATTGTCATAGATTTGGATCTAAATTTCTATCTTCATCTGAATACATAGTTCTAGTAGTAGATTGCTCGTCTACTGGTCTTACTGTAGGTCTTAGAGAGGCTGTATAATTTGTAGGATCTTCATTTAATGATGGAACAACACTTCTAGTATCAACTACAATTTCAGATCCTCTAATTCCTTGTAGTACTCCTCCTACGCTAGCAGGAACTCCAACGACAGTATCTCTTCTCATAATATTGCTTACCTGCCTTATATATTCCATCTCTGTCCTTAAAGAATTAATCGAATTTGCTAATAATTCTATATTAGATCTTAGTTCACATACGTCTCTATAACGACTATCTAAATTACTTTTAAGTCCTTTTAATTCAGACTGGGCCGAAAATTGATGAGTAGGTAAACTACATACTTCATTACTCTTACCTATGTAAATTATATGCTTACCTACATAAGTTATATCAGCGCCTTTAGTTTCAGGTTTAATACTGTTGAATAACCAATTAATGAATTTAGCTTTGAGTTTGTTTAACATAAATTATGAATTTACCCCCAACCCTCCAGCCCCTTTAGATTTAAGCTTAATATTTGATATTTTAAGCCTAAGTTGTTGATTTATAAGCAGAGTATTGTCTGCTAATGAGTTAATTTTTATCGTATAAAATAGTAGAGCTGAATCAAATAAGCCAATACTTAATATTTGATCCAGCATTAAGGAAATCTATACTAACCTATTTATATGTCAAGGAGAGACAGTAATTGAGGAACTATTGATGGTAACGGTTTCAGGAGTGGATAAAGTACTTAAATCATCCGTTTGTTGACATAGAATTTGAATGTCAGAATATATGTGTGTACTTATATCAGTTAATAAAGTGGGATCTTCTGATATTAAAGATATGGCACTATCTCTGAAAAACATATTGCCTTGATTAGGACTACTATAAGGCAAATCCTCCATCTCAGTAGGTGAAGCTACAGTATAGAAAGTATCGTCAAAAGTACCATCAGCTCTAACAATACGTTGTTTGACAAATATATGAGAATCTATATTATTAGAAGAAGTGACGGTAATATTTAATAAGTAGTTGCTCGGTCTGGTTGATTGAGCAGTCTGTTGTGTTAATGTTATGGATGTCATACCACAAATTATTATATTAAACAAATTATGGCAAGTATTTTAAGCATACCTTATGACCCGGAAATCGTTGAAGTAAGCCCTGATGCTTCTGCTCCACCTAAAAGTTATATTGTTCCTAAATTCGATAATTTTGGTAAAAAGAAAGTAAATGGTGAAATGGTAGGTGGTAGTAAAGAAGCAGAGAAACTAAAAAGATTAATGTTAGATAGTATGCAGAATAGAGGTTCTTTGATGCCGGGGTTTGTAATGACTCCTACTGGCCCTATAAAAGCAGTACATGCTAAGCAGGAACCTTTAACTATTAAATTTACTAAGCAAGCAACTGAAGAAGTACAAAACTTAACCAAACCTAAAAAAGGTAAGAAAGCTAAACTACAAGAAATTGAATCATTACCTATTATGGAAGAAACTATGCCTACTAAAACAGAATACCCTGTCACTTTCATTATTGAGTCAGGTAAGATCAAGGGTATGATAGATGCAGTATTGGAAGATGAATTATTCCTGGCACTAGTATTTAATAATGAGGGATCAGTAACTTATGTACCAGAACAAGGCAGTCCATTAAAATTATTGTTACCTGATAAAAGACAATTAAATGTAGTTTTTTCAGGCTCTCAATTAGATTGGTACAATACTAATCAACAAATATTATTATTCCTTAAACAGGAAAAAGTTAGCTAAACATAAGTAATGATGCTATAATTAATTCTATGATTGATATTAATGATTTAATCAAGATGGCAATGGAACCAGAACCTGAAAAACTAGAAGAACAACATTCTCCTACCAGAAAAGTATATGATGCTGTATCTAATAGTGCTACAGTTTTAGGTAGTGGTGTAGTGGCAGGTATTGCTAGTCTAAATTCATTAGATCAAAAAGCACCACCAAAAACTATATGATTAAATATGGCATCGTAGATAAAGACTCTCATTCAGATTTCGACCTTACTAAAAAGGCCAAGTACTATGATGAACTAGGTACTGAGATTGCTGATGAGCAGAACAAAGATAAGCTTAAAGAACCTAAATTGATAGAAATTGAACCTACTAAGCAAAAATCTTCTTGACTTTTATTTGTTATCTGATACCGTAAAACATTAAGTTATCTAGTTAAAAAAGCTACCTGTTTCTGTTGCATCAGGACCCTAGTTTGGGAGTTAATGCAACTAACTAGATAACTACAATAATATATGAATAATCCAATAATGAGAGCTAAGCTTAAAGTAGATTCAATCACTTTAACTGAATATGGACAAATACTAAACTTAACTGTTAAGTATTCTGACAATCCTGAAGATAATAGCTATTCTAAATATACACCCGTAGCTTCAGCTTCACTTACTATTACTAATCCAGCTTTAACAGACAAGTTTAAACCAGGACAAGTGTTCTATGTAGATTTTAGTGAAGCGTGAATAACAATTCTGAAGAAATGAAAGAAGAGTACTTAAGTTAAACTACACTAATTTACAACCATTATGGATAGCTATGTAGGGAATTCAGAGAAAAGTAATAAATCATTGGTAATCCACAAATTATAAAGAATAATATATGAGCCAAGGCCACTTAACTGAAATTGATAATGCACAGATACCTAACTTTTTTGGAGCTGGTGCAGGACCATTAAGATATTCTAATCCCTTCTACGGGGTCCCGCAGCAATTTCTACCATTAAATATTGACCATCAAATTTGGTGGTCTGCACATTTTTTGGTACGCTTTGGCTTTTACAGAACCGCATTGGAGAGAATAGCTAACTATTTCATTACTTCTCTTAAGATAGAATGTGATGATATTGATACTAAACAGAAATATGAAGATGCCTTTGAAAAACTTAAGTGGAAAGAAAGACTTGCAGAATCAGGATTAAACTTGTTGTCTTCCGGCAATCTTATGGTCTCTGTAGCCCAGGGATTTGATAGATTCCTTCAATGTCAGACTGAAGGTTGTAAGAGAATTACTAATATACAAAAGATAGACAATTATGAATTTACAGCAAAAGGACATTATATTCTTCAATGCCCTCAATGCCAGGTTAAAGGTGATCATTTATGCATAGATAAACCTAGTAAAGATCTGGAAAGACTTAACCTTATTTTCTGGAATCCTAGGGAAATTCAGATTAGATTTGATAGAACTACCAATACCTCAGAATACTTGTGGGATATTCCTCAAGAATACAGCAGTAAAGTCACTCAAGTAAACAATAAGTTTTTTAGCAAGGTTACTCCTAAACCTATATTTGATGCTATTTATAATAAAAGATTGTTTGCATTTAACAATAAGAACTTTGTACATATTAAAACACCTACTCCAGTTCTTATGCCTCAAACTGGTAAGGGTATTCCACTTTGTATTTATTTATGGGATTCGTTCTTCATGCTTAAAGTATTAGAACGTTATAATGAAACTATAATGTTTGAAGATATAGTTCCTTTTAGAGTATTTAGCATGGCTCAACCTGGTGGAGATAATAGGCAAACAAGTCCTGTTATTCATCAAAATGCAAGTCAATGGAAGGCACACATAAATAATATGATAGAGAAGCATAGACAAGACCCAGGTGCTTATCATATGTTCCCCTTTCCATTTCAATATGACCATTTAGGTGGTGATGGTAAACAAATTGCACCTACTGAGCTTATTCAGAACACTATAGGTAATATTCTTAATGCCCTTAATATACCTCAAGAACTATATACCATGAATCTACAAGTACAAGCTATGAGTCCAGCACTTAGATTATTTGAGAATAGCTGGTCTTTTATGATTGATGTATATAATAACTTATTACAAGAAATAGCAGATATCATTAGTAAAATTCAAGGATATGCCAAGGCTAAGGTGAGTATATTGCCAGTCACTCTTTCAGATGATATTGAACGTAAGAGTATTATTGGTCAATTAGTCAGTGCTAATTCAATTGCTAGAAGTACCTTGCTCGACATTTACCATCTCGACTTCAAAGACCAGCTCAAGAAGAAGATGGAAGAAGATGAGATTACAAAAGAATTGCAGGAAGAACAACAAATTAAAGATCAACTTAAGCAAATGGCTGAATCTGGTCAATCTAATCAACAAGGTGGTTCTAGTCCAGGTGATGTATTGCAACAAGCCCAGACTATTGCTCAACAACTATTCCCGTTAGATGGAGCACAACGCAGAACTGAATTGCAGAAGATTAAAGCTACTAATCAAACATTATGGTCTAGTGTTAAATCTGCTTTGGACGATATGACTAGTCAGGCTAAGTCACAGGGAGTACAAGGAAGCAAACAACAAGCTCAAGGCGGGCAGCAACAATAATTATGTCTAAACCAAACAAACCCAAAACTACAACTACTGACGCTATTCTAGGTAAGGCTAAAATACTTAAAGAAGTAACTTATCCTACTACCTGTCTGATCTGTGAAAAGACCATACCAGCTGAAAGGTTAGAGGCACTTAAGTTAATGAATACTACTAGAGATAGATGGACTTGTATTGGTTGTAGTCAGGTAAGTAAAGTTAAAGGTTTATACTTGGGTGAGAGTGGAACTAGTCAATTACAGATCTGTACTAGAGTATATAATGACTCAGTTAGAAGTGTATTTAAGAGTGCAGAGACTGATTTAGAAGATAATAGTGAAGAGGAAAAAGTCTAACCTATGTCTAGTCCATCACTACAAGAAATACTTAGTAGATTAAATATAAATGGTGCCACAACTTTAGGTGGCATCAATTTTCCCAACTATCTTGTATCTACTAATAACTCTGGAGTAATAGATGCAACCTTATTCACTAGTACCCAATCAGTATATCAAGTAACGACTATTGGTGGTGGATTAGGAAGTATTACTAGTCCTAAAACTTGTGAAATAGCTATATTAGATAGTTCTTCAGTCTATGTTTACTCCTTAAGTGGTTGGTTATTGATAAGCTATACTGGTTCTGGAGTATTACCTTTTACTGGAGCTGGGTTTTCCAGCACTAATGTTCAAGCTGCGATAAATGAATTAGCAGGGAAAACCTTGCTTAATACTGGAGGTACAATAACAGGTTTAGTCTCATTCACTAATAATCCTCCATTCAGTGTTTCTAATGCTAGTCTAGTAACTAATTTAACAGCAAATTATCTTTATGTTAATAGTGTAATTGGTAGTCAGCGAGGAGATTACTTTACTAATGCATCTAATCTAGTTAATGGTACTATCGGATCAAGCTTGCTTAGTGGTGCATATAATATTAGTGTGCAATCTGCCAGTACTGCTGTTACTGCTAATAATGCTCTACACGCTAATTCGGCTACTACTTTAGATACCGGACTACCCTTCAATCAAGTTACTGTAGGTGGCAATAACGCATTATCATCTACTAATACTACCTTAACCATAGTTGCTGGGGCTAATATTACATTAAGTTTAAATCCAGCTACTAATACCTTAACTATATCTGCTAGCTAAAAAATAAAAATGAGCTGGAAAACTTATAGAGAAAATTTCCCTACAGTTCTCCATCTTGTAGTCAAACTAAAGCAGTTCAATACTAGGCCCCTCCTACTAAAGAATAGGAGGGGCGCAAAATTATGTTTTGTTCCTTTTAGCCAGTTTTTCTGCCAAAGGTGCAGGAAGTTTCACTTTCTCTCTAGGTTTTTTGATTGTATCAGCAGCACACCAATCATACTTAAAAATCGCCCACATTATTTTTATGGAAAATACTATAACTACTACTTTAAATAACAAACCAGTTTCATATAAACCAGCTACTAGAATAAATAATGCCAACCAACCAGAGGAAGTTAACTTCTTGTTCATTTTCTTATTAGGTATAATTGCCTCTAAATGGTGTATAAACCATAATAAGAAACGAATGCGAATTTATCTACCTGAAACTAAAAGGTATTTGGCTCTAGCTTTGCAGCAAGAGTGGGGTGGGACGGTTAGTAGAATAAACCGTGATAAACACCATAATGTTATGTGGCAAATAACCAGCACACGTTCCTTACAAGCAATTCGGGAGGCAGCTTTAGCTATTAAAACCTGGCTACCTCCCGAATTCTATCAGCAATTAATGATGTTTCTACAAGAACATATCTAGGCCTTTTCAGGCTTTGATTTGTGACCGGTATTGTGATTAAGCTTTTGGGCTTTCCGATCAGCCAAACTCAACACTTTCTTACCATTCTTCTTCACACCCTTCTTAATCCACATATCCCGTTTAGCAACTCGTTTAGCCAACTGCTGCTTTTTATGACGGATAGTGACTGATTTTTGGGCTTCGTAGTAGGACCTTTTCCAACCTGATCCCTTTTTATGTTTAGGCATGTAGGAGAAGGTTATGATTTGTGCTGTTCAGATTCCTCCAACACCTTATCCAAATCCGCCATAGCCTCCTGCATCGAGTTGATTGGAGGAGGGGCAACGAACTTGATTTTGGGCTTGGATTTCACCTTGCTGAAGTTATAGCTCCCTTTAAACTGGTTGCGCCGGAATTCGTTCCGCTTCTCGTAATCCACGCCGATATGTACCTCCAACTCTCCTATATCGATATTACCATTCTTGGAGAGAAGAGTATGCACATTGCTGGGTGTCCATATTTTCTTCGGTTTACCGCAGAACCAGGCCAGGAAAGTCTGCTGGTCCTGGGATGTGATGATCGTAATCACATCACACTTCAAGAACCTGAACCCGGCTGCATGGGCTACATAGGAGTAGGTGTTATGCTCCGGATCATAGTCCTTGGCAATACCCAAAGATTTGCCCCAGTTCGCCTTTTCGATTTCCGCAATAGTAGCGATGGTGCTGTGACCTTTCCCCTTATAAGAATCCACCAAGTTGAAGACCCAGGCCATGTCACCATCAGCCGTAACAGAGGTCAAATTCTTATCCATACTGGTAGGATGAGAAATGACCTCCATAAACATGGCTTCTACTGAGAGGAAGTCAGTAACACCAACAACCGCAGAGCCTTCCCGGTATCCATGAGCTAGCCGGATTTTCTCAATTTCGAATTCCTCCTTGCTTTGAATGTTTTCCAGGTTGTTCACTGCATTACGATAAGCAGTGAGAATGACCTCTGTAAGAGAGGGTGTGACTTCAGTTTCCGGCAAGTTTTGTGTTTCCATATACTATTTTTGTTTGTGGTTTACTAACTTTGGTTTACTGGTTTTGTGTGTTTTGTGTGTGTTCCGTAGAATCATTAACTATCTGTTTAACCATCCGCTTCGCTAACTTTTTACCGGTAGGAAAATCTTCGAGAAGTGACCCGTAAAGCTGACCCCAGGCACTTTGCAAACCTTTCGTATGATTAAAAGGATCAAGAACAAAACATTTAGACTCTCCAGTATATACCTTACCAGTAACTGGATGTGTAAATGATACTTTGGTTGATCCGCCGTTAGGAAAAATATAATTAGTATGCCGGGCATAATTTTCAGCTATACCACCAGCAATTTCATTCAGAACATCCAATTCTCGTCTTGCATGAAGTTGATGTACTGGTTGAAGTACATCCTGGCACATACGCTTAAACTTTGAAAGGGCATGGACATATTGAGCTTTATTGGTTGCCCCCAATCTTCTCAATTTTTCCTTCCACACATTTGTCAATGATACACCATCCCAGTCACTAAACCGCTTTACTTCAACGTTTACAGTGTAATTCAATTTTTCCAGAGTAGTACGAATTGTGGTTGGCTTTTCCAGATTCTCAAAAATGTCAGCCAGCACAATCACATTTGTATCTGTAACTTTGCCAAGCCATTTCCTTTTTGCTGGTTTCTTTTGTTTGTCTTCTACTTTTTCATTCATAATTCATTTTGTTTGGTTGCTGCTATTGCTAGTTTTGTTGCTCCTTCTATTGTTTTTGCGGTTGCCAGGAATTGAGCAGAATGACAGAATATTGCCTCTTCTACTCCCGAAATTGCTTGAAGTTTTTGGTCAGTTAATCCTGCCCATTCTTTAGGAAATGGTATTCTAAGATTTTCCGGGCCATTACTTTGATTGCCATCCATTCTGACTGCTGTGACTACATGAGCAGTTTTTTCCTGGTTAGGAAATATTACATGGGTTATATGAGGATGGTCTTTTACCACATCATACCAAGTACAAAACTCCTCTAAGTATAAGAAAGGACTATGCTTGCTAATCCTAGCTTCGATATAAGGCTTGGCCAGAATCTCACTAGCCTTCTTTAAGATCAATCTAGTAAGCACAATACCAGCAGTACCAACCGCTAGTTTAAATGCATCATCATCTAAATCATAGCCTACTAAAGGAATTGGATTAAAACTACTTATAATTGATTGAATTGTAGCTACTTCACAAATGAGTTCTGAATGACTACTATTTCTAGCTACAATGTTTAGTTGACCTTGGTCCTGCCAATCAATACTTTTGACGAAGTTATCAACTTTATCAACAACATCAAATTCTAAGTTGGAGTCATAAATCTTTAACTTCTGCATACAATCATAAAGAAGATAACTTACAACTTGCCAACCATGAGCTAACCAGACTAGACCAAATGAGCTATAGAGTGTCCCATCCTCCCTACAACTATTAAATCCAGGTTGGTGATGATCAAACTTACCATTAAGAGCATCATACTCACCCCCAACGTCTACCAAATAATCAGCACCTATCCAATCAACAGGATCACGACTTCTTATTACCGTTACAGGGATCTCTTCAGAATAAAGTAGTTGAAGGGTGGCACAAGCAAATACTTCATCGGCGTGAAAAATTCCTGTATGGGTCACTATAGTTATTTTTTCAGTTTTTGGCTCTTCCATAAATCAGATTTTGGTTTTGATAATGTGTTCAACCAGATTGATTAACTTCTTATACTGCTTACCAAACTTATTGTTTTTATGAGTCTTTTCTACTTTGTTTTTGAACTCAGTCAAATTTCCTGTAAAACAACCACAATCTACTTGAACATTCTTTCCTACCCAATAAATGGTAGTTTGAGCGTTTCTAGAACCAATTTTAGAAGAAGTAAATCTTTGTGGGTTAGATTTGAAACCAATACAAGTAATACAACTTATACAATCTCTACAATCTCTACAATAATTACAACTATTACAATCTCTACAATCATAGCAACCATTACAACCTTTACAATAAATACAATCATTGCAATATCTACAATTACTACAATTATTACAACTACTACAATTATCACACCAACCACAATCAATACAACTAGTACAACCGGTTAGGGTAGGTGAGTATAGAGTAGCTAATTCTTCTGATAACCAGCTATTATTGTTTTCGTCATACCATCTATTATATCTTTTTGTTATTTTCATAGTATTCAAAAGCTTCATCTAATTGTTTTAAAGCCTGGTCACGTTTTGACCCTTCCTTATACTTGAGATTAATACCTTTATTACCAGTAAGTCCAATATACAACCATGCTTTAAGTAGATCTCTAGGTTGAGGTGATGGACTATCAAACTCATTATATGCATAATAATTAGTTATAGCTGATAAAACTAACCTATGTCCATCTATAAATATAATTTTAGAATTTTTCATTGTTTTAGTTTTGTTGCTTTGGTTGGAGACGGTAATAGGAATTGAACCTATGAAACTTGTTTTGCAGACAAGTGCTTTGCCATTCAGCCATACCGTCTAGGATTAAAATTAGTACAGTACTTCAGCTTACGTGATGACTAAATATTTAGCAGGAACGAGTATGAAGTACTGTAATATCATCATAATATTCGTGACCTATAATGATGAAAGCGGAGCCGTGGGCCGGATTTGAACCGACATCGGCCGAATTTACTTCGGTGCTCTTCTTATTGAGCTACTTTTTCAAAAGACATTAATTAGCTAGATTAACGCGCGCTCTAGCCAACAACGTACAGTTAATAATTCACGGCATTAAGGCCTGTCAAATAATGAAATTGACAGGGAAAGTGGTGGACGTGGTTGGATTCTCACCAACGTGTTTACTTCAAAACAATATGATTTCTACAAGCTTAGCCAGAATTTTAATACTAGAATAAGGAACTGACTCAACCTTAGCTATTCCAGTATTTTGTCCTTGTTAATTAGATTGTAATAGTACATAGACTAAACTATCACAACTCACTTATAGATTACGGTTCGTTAGTCCCATAAGTTTCAGACCAGGAACCGGTATTGGTTAAACCAACACTTCATTGACGGAGGGAACGAACTCATCCGCTTGCGCAGAAATCGCCATCGCTTCATCAAGAATGCTCATTTTGTTAGCATTTAACGTTTGCATTCATTTTTAGGTAGCCGAGAATGCTTCTACCGCTTGCTGTCATATCTTTCTAAAATAAGTCGATTATGTTACACGCCCATAAAGCATATAAGAAAATGTTACACTACTAAATTATAATATGCTAGTATAATTTAGTTAAAGAAGGATTTGATTCTATTAAAGAACTTATCCTTTATTTTTGTTATTCTCCTGATAATTGAATCAGGTTTTCGACTAAGGGGGCTTTATTATTTAGTGCAGGAGGTAGGATTCGAACCTACAAGACGAATCTAATATCTTCAATGCTACGTTCGTCGACGGAGACCGGCTACTGATTGAAGTCAGGTAAGCCTACTATCCGTTGCGTCTGCCAATTCCACCACTACCTGCAAAACTATTCCTTAGACTTAAACTTACGTAATTGATACTGAGAAACACTAGAATAGACCTTACTGAGGTTGTTGTAAATTGCTTCAAATATATCACCGAACAAATTCCAAAACACACTCCAAGGCCAATAAGCAATCCAAGTTATAATCTTAGACTTCCAATAAGACAAGGATAGCTCACTTTTTAAACTCATTAATTGAACTTCACTTAATTCATTGCCGTATGCTGTTTTAAATTTTTCTATTATTTTTGCAGAAAACTTGAACCACCGAAAAATGGACCAAAGCATTCCTATCACTAAATAACAGAAAGAATAAAGAATGACTGAACCCAAAGTTAAATGATGATGAATAGGTTCCCAACACATAAAAATCAAACTAGCCAGAACTATACTTCCAAATACTGGTTTATTGTGATCAATAGCGGCTGCCAATATCAGATTGGCAATTATGAGTAGCAACCAGAAAGCTAAGGTGCCAACTGCGAACAATGTGAATAAAGTATGCATATTGGTTTATTAGAATTCAAGACCGATCCCTGCCTGCCAACGAACTCCATTATCACTCCCACTAGTACGCCAACTCTTACCTGATTCTTGAGTAAACAAGTCATAATTAGCGCCGGCATAAGAATAGGTATGATCGTTAAAATACCATTGCAGCAAGATTTCAGGCCCGGTTCTCCACAAATCAGAAACACCAGCACCATAAACGTTACCTATACTCCAACCTCCGTTAAAGTATAGGTTCCTCCAAATCTGCTGGTTCCAATCTGCATCAATATCTGTAGCCCCACCAAACAAAGGCTGCCAGTAAATGCTCTGACTAGCACCAACCCAGATACTCGGAACCTGTTTGAACGGATCAATAGAGAAGGAGGTATCAAATCCTACTGTATTGTGGTTGTTATATGAAGTACCGGCACCACCAAATGTAATGTCGATCTTATTATAGTCAACACTACCTACATTAGTTTCACTCAATGTAGGCGGACTGAGTATAATTGGTGTGTGGTTAGTATTGGTTTCGGCCAATGTTGTAATTGCTGACAATATAGTAATTGCCAGCAAGATTGTAGTTTTTATCATTGCTTTTGTTTTGTTTTAGTTTGAATTTACTGGGATGATGGATTGTAGAATAATGACCTTAAAAAGCACCATCAATTGCTGCTTACTAATATTGTTACCTGTCAGATCAATTGTAACTGCTGAATGTGACGTTGCATCATCTACTAATGGCAACGTATCTTTATATTTTATCGTACCGGTCAATCCTGCAATCTTGGTATCAGTATCAAAGAAAGAGGATTCATCAGATGTTGATACACTAAAAGCTGCATCAGGATTAGGTAGAGGTTCATTAACTCTGATATCGAAGTCATATTCACCCAAACCATTTGATTCTCGATTAGGATCAGGAACCCACCTAAAAATACCAGCAATTCGATCAATTTTCACACCACTTATATCATTGTATTGAGCAGTCAGATTATTAAGAAACCAACATTTCTTATCATAATCATATAACAGCTCACCATTGACAGTAACGGAATCATAATAACCTAACGGGCCTTGACCAATTATGACTTGATTAAACGACATCTTATCATACTTCTTTAGTTGTACTGTAGTTGTCTTACCATTAATACATCTGGTAATGTTAATCAGGCTTAGACTATCAGCCCAATTATCCGGTTTATTAGGTATCTTGCCAGCAGCAGTTCCTTTAAAGTAGCTAGTAAATCCTCCAGCTTGTCCCATTGGTAGAATATCAAATACTAGACTACCTGAATCATAGTTATATACCCCATTATCATTAATAGGTACAATACCATGTAATGATCCAATATTCTTGGTTTGAGCAGGATTATGTGGGTTAACTACATCACAATCAACGTTATAAGCCAATGCTCGATGTTGAGTCACAGCCTTGCTCACCCAACCACTAATGATTTGTGGAGTGTCTTGAATAGTACCGTGAAATAAGACACTATTGGCTACGTTGAAATTCAGATTATACACATCCCTCACACCAGGTATGTTGGGTGAATTGAAGGTATTGAATTTAATGTCCATTGTCCCTTTAATGAATAAGGGTGAGGGAGGTGTTTGAGCCGATACTCCGAGCACAAAAAGAAGTGATAGGAGTAAGCTGTTGATTTTCCAAAGATGTGTGTTCATGTATTAGTTTTGTTGTTGGTTTTGGTCAGGCATAACAGCTTGACTATCTTGTTGTTGTTGAGCACGGTTTAAGGCCAAAGCTACCAAAATCAAGATGACTATGATAACAATTGACCCCATCAGTTTATAGTGTTTCATGTGATTTTTTGTTTAGGTATTCTCACGATGTCATTGTTACTAGTTGAAGTAACTTCCGCATCCCAAATCTCAGCATCTTTTAAGGCTTTAGGGGTTGAGCTAACAATAGCTTTCTGTTTATCCGCCTCTTCCTCAGCTAGACTGATCTCCAAACTACTGAATGCCTGATTAAGACTAGTCTGCACGCTATCCAGAGCTGTAGTAGTCTTTATCTTGGCAAAAATATCATTATCATTGAATCCAGCTGCCTCATTAGCTTCTCTAGCAGCTTGAGCTAATTGCCATTCAGCATCGACTCTTTCAATAGTCTTGCCAAACTTCTGCAATTCATCCTTAGCCGCCATTAATTTCTGGGTCCTGGCTTTATAGATTTGATGGAGTTTCACACTCTCATCCCGATAAGCTGCTGCTCTATCAGGATAGTCTTTAATAAAACCATCCAATTTACTGTCAAAATTCTTGCACTGGGCACCAATATTCTCTACTGCAACTTTAGCAGCATCCCACAATTTCTGCTTACGCTGCTGTTCCACTAATAGAGTTTCTACTGGGTTTTTATTAGCTTCAGCCCTAATAGCCTTCAACCTCCAATTAGCAAATTTCATGCCGATATAAGGCCAGAAGTAGAGGGTGGAGTAACTGATACCGAAAGCAACTATCATACCCACCAATCCTTGGATAATGGTGAATATAAATGGAGCAACTATCAATGCGGTTAAGCAAAGTCCTCCAATTTTTACAATTGCTTGAATTCTTTCTTTACGTTGTTCTGGTGTTAATGTGTTCATTATTTGTTTTGTTTTGGCTGTTGTTCAAAGGAGGGAGTGGACCCTTAGCACGGTATCCACTCCCCATAATTATATTTCAGATATAACGTCTAGGCTAATCAACTTATTAATCACAATGCAACAAATGTTTAACTTAATCATAACGCTCTACCGCTAAGCTACCGGGCAATTCTGTGAAGTGGAATAAAATGGCTGCCCAGCTCGGATTTGAACCGAGGTCTTTACTTTAGTACATCTGTTATTGTAATTAACTACCTAAACTAATTTTGAACTTAGGGTGAAAACTTGAGCTTCAACCTTATCTTTAACTTTAACTTGAGCTTGAGTTGCAGAGCATAGTATATCTATGTCTCTGCTCACCCAAATTGTTTGATCACTTACCAAGGATGTATTTGACTATGTCCTGGCCGATTTTCTCGCCCACAACATCAATATTGTTGGCGCGTGCTTGTGCTGACTTGATAGCGGCCACCAAGTCCTCACAACGAGACAAAAGATCACTTTTTTCAGCTGGTGTGAGCATGCCAGACCACTCCGTTTCATGCTTATAACCTATTATCACATCCCTTACTTCTTTCGTAGCCTGGGCCGGATGTTGAGCTGTGGCAGGAACCAGTACGAAAGGATAGAACTCCTTGGTAGTCCTGGAAGTGACCCGAGGTTCAGCTTTATAAACATCTTCACCTTGATCATGGTCAGGCTTGAAGTTTTTGACTGGATCAAGAGTTGGGATCTTTTCGAGCAGACTTTTGAAGGTCTGAATATGCTTTTCAAGTTCCAGCAGACCAGTAGCCGGAATGTCCTTGAGTAGAACTGTACCATCCACAATTACATCTGCCTTAGCCAGACAATTTGTGGAATTGATTCGATTACAGACATCCAGAACATTAGCAAAATCATTGCCGATCCAGCTCAGTTCTTTCCGTACTGTAGTTTGCCGCTTCACGTTCTTCTCCACCACATCCTGTTGATTTTCGCCCAAAGGTTTGAATATAACATGTTCTTCAACAAAGTGAAGGTGCTTCTTAGTGAAGAGTTCAGTCAAGTCACTGATTAGCTTTGTGAGCTTACCAACGACACCTGACTTTACTGCCAGGATTTCATGTAGTTTAGCCATAATTAGTTTGAGTTTAATGTTTAGTTTGAGTTTTAGCTTAGTGTTAGTTCAGGAATATACTTCCCGTTCTTCGTTTCTTTTTGTTTCACCAGTTCCTTTACAGACTGGACATTTTTGCTTGTTTCTTTTGTTGGTTACGTGATGCTTGCCAACAATCCCTCTCCCACCACAATTAAGGCAGGTGGTTGGTACTTCGACTAGTTTTGTGTGTTTCATGATTTTAGTGTATTACTCCAAAATGTTTAAGGCACCAGAAAATAAAGTAAATAACCCCGCACAGTATAGTTAAATAGATTGTTACTGTAATCACCCAACCTAAAATTAGGTATTTGATCGCTTTTTTCTTGTAGTCAAGCATAGTTTTAGTGTTTTGTTAAATAGTTTACTAACATAAGTATCAAGGTTCCTCCAAGCAATACAAGAAATAGTTTTAAAACGAAATAAGGATATTTATTTCGGTCCTGTATAGAATTGACGTTATGATGATAATCTTTACGATCTCTACAATATGTACAACCACTACAATTATTACAATCACTACAATGACCACAATAACTACAATCAATACAACTACTACAATTACTACAATAAGCACAACTACTACAACTACTACACCATCTACAATAACTACAACTACTACAATCACTACAACATCTACAATTAGTTAGGGTAGGTGAGTGTAGAGTAGCTAGTTCTTCCGTATCCCAACTATTATCGTTTTTGTCATACCATCTATTACCTCTTTTTGTTAGTTTCATAGTGTAGTAGTGTAAACTGCAAGTGTATTGCTAAAGAATTGTTCATAAGGCCAGGTAACCATATAATTAGTTCTGGTCCAAGGATTGTAAAGACCGTGTTTTAATACTACATATGTACTAGTAAAATAGACTAGACAAGCATGTGGATTGGTATTGTAATAACCAACCCAAACATAAGGTTGATTAAATTTTATCTTACCTACGAATTTTAAAGTCTGTCCAGTCTGTTTAAACCAAGCTGCTTTTATAGCAGTCATTGGTTCATTAGTCAGATTCCATGTACTAGCCTCAATATCCATGTTAAGTCCCTCTGCTGCAAACATGGATAGAGTAGCAGGCCCACAAAAAGGTTGGGTTTGTTCTTGATAACTAGGTGTAGGAATGTGTTTAAATTGGTGAATTGAGATGAGCCAGGCTACAAAAAATCCACACATCCAACCAAAACACATTAATAGACCAGAAATTGTTTCCTTTTTCATCTTTTAGTAGGGAGTGAGAGAATTACAAATCCGATAGCGGCTAAAACACCACTAATTCCATCTTCAATCAGTTCTGCATCTGATTGTGGAAATATTTTGGAACCATGGAAAATTGTTTCGGTTAAACAATAATACAAGCCCATAAAAACAACCAACCAGCCTATAAAATTAGAGTTTTTCATAAGCAGCATATTCATGATAATCCACTTCAACAGCTTGCGTACATGCAAAGCTTTGATGCTGAATTATAGAAATTAACAGTTTATAAATATTAGGTTTAATCATATGTTTATATTCCAATTAACATTCGGTCAAAACCATCCTTTCTAAGATAGTTATAATGCTTTAGTTTTCTTGTATTCAATTTTTTACCTACATTTCGTTCCAATACTGTAAGTTTTACTCCAGCTCGTGTAACTTCCATGTTAACTACATTACCGAATGCATATATTTGTCCGTCCGTGTTAAACATCTGAACTAATTTTAAGGTTTTGTATGGCATATTTAGTTTATTGAACTTTAACTTCATTCAGTTTAGTCCTCTTTGTAGTTGATGTTGCTTAAATAAACCTGTATTCGCCTTAATTAAGTCAGCTGCCTCAAATGGTGAAATGGCCTGACTCGCACCAGCTTGTCTAAGGAATGCTCTAGTAATTTCCTTC